TGTCACTAACAATGTCAATGACAACGTAAATAGTATAAATATAAAACAACCTGACAAAATCGAGTAAACGCGAGGTTTGTACGAGATATTTTATGGACGTTTTTTATATGAGAAAATGTGTTAATTATAATCAAGAACATTTATTATAATTAATTAATATTGAATGAAATAAATTTAAACATAACCTAAGAAATAGTAAATATTGTAATCAACAAACAATAAAAACAAACAATAAACAATTTAATAATGATCGACGAAATGCAAGAAGAAAAAGAAATGCGCGTAAAAAAGAGAGACGGAACTTTTCAAAACATTGCATTTGATAAAATTTTGAATCGTGTTAAAAATCTAGGAAAGATGGCATCAATTACTTCAATCAACTATTCGTCCCTCATTATTAAAGTGATTGACCAGTTATATGATGGAATATCTACGACAAAAATTGACGAATTAACCGCGGAACAATGCGCAACTCTCTCTACACTGCATCCCGATTACATAACGCTTGCCAGTTACATTACTGTATCCAACAACCACAAAAATACCGTCGACTCATTTTTTGAAGTCATGAAGACGCTGTATGAAAATAAAAATGGCAATTTTGTTCATTCTCCCCTTGTTTCACACGAACTTATGAAACACGTGAGTCAGTACAAGGACGCTTTTGAAAGTATGATTCAGTATAAGCGCGACTACTTGATCGAATATTTCGGGTTTAAAACGCTCGAATACTCGTATCTTATGAAAATAAATGGAAAAAATATCGAACGCCCGCAACACATGTGGTTGCGCGTTGCAATAGGTATACACGGCGACGATCTCAAACGGGTAAAAGAGACATACGATCTCATGTCTCAAAAATACTTTACGCATGCAACACCGACGCTATTTAATGCAGGCACGCTGCGCCCACAACTCAGTTCGTGTTATTTGATTGCCATGGAGGAAGACAGTTTGACCGGAATTTTTAATACACTCGGCGATTGTGCACACATTTCAAAATGGGCCGGCGGTATTGGCCTTCATATTCATAACATTCGAGCCAAGGGGAGTTTAATTGCCGGAACCAATGGTTCTTCTACCGGAATTGTTCCCATGTTGCGCGTGTTTAATAGCACGGCGCGATATGTCGACCAAGGCGGGCGGCGCAACGGCAGTTTTGCGATTTATTTAGAGCCGTGGCATGCGGACATTTGCGATTTTCTAGAGTTGAAAAAGAATCACGGTGACGAAGAGCTGAAAGCGCGCGATCTTTTTTATGCGCTATGGATTCCGGACTTGTTTATGCGCAAGGTAAAAGCGAATGAAGACTGGTGTTTGTTTTCTCCGAGCGAGTGCCCCGGCCTTTCAGACACGTGCGGAAACGATTTCGATTCCTTGTACCGTCATTATGAAAGCGAAAAACGAGAAAAGGGCAAGATTAATGCGAGGGATTTATGGTTTAAGATTATGGATAGCCAAATGGAAACCGGGACGCCGTATTTATTATACAAGGACGCGTGCAATAAAAAATCGAATCAACAGAATTTGGGAGTGATTAAGAGTTCAAATTTATGCGTCTCTCCCGAAACTTTTATTTTAACTGATAAAGGATGTTTTCAAATTAGGGAACTAGAAGGACAATGTGTTAATGTTTGGAATGGTGAAAAATGGTCTAATACTACTATATTAAAAACAGGACAAGCGCAAAAATTAGTTACTGTGCATTTAAGTAACGGTGCACAAATAACTTGTACACCATACCATAAATTTATTATTCGTAAAGATTACTATGATAAACTACCTTTAAAACATGCAACTAGAGTTGAAGCATCAAAGTTAAAAAAAGGTATGAAACTAACTAAATTTAATTTACAGTTATTACAGGGAAATTCTTCTGAAGATATTAGTTATCCTTATACACATGGTTTTTTTTGCGGAGACGGAACTTACCATAAAAACCCATCAGGTTATATTGGAAAAGGACTTTCACTTTATTGTAAAAAAAAAGACCTTATTCCATTTTTAAATATTAAAAGTTCTTCTTTTAAAGAAGATGCATCAGGTCGTATTAATTTAATGCTTCCTGATGAGTTACCTGAAAAATATTATGTACCTATTAATTCTTCATTACAATGTAGATTATCATGGTTAGCAGGATTACTTGATTCAGATGGCTCTGTTTGTATAAATGGCAGCAATGAATCTTTACAAATTGGTTCAATTCATTTTGAATTTTTGGATAGAGTTCGTTTAATGTTATTGACTTTGGGAATCTCTAGTAAAGTAACATTGAGCCGTCATGAAGGAGTTACTTTACTTCCCGATGGTAAAGGAGGAAGAAAAGAATATGCTTGCAAACCACTATGGAGATTACTCATTTCATCAAGTAGTTTATACATTTTAAAACTTATTGGATTGACTTGTCATCGTGTTAAAATTACTGGAAGTTTACCACAAAGAAATGCAGAACAGTTTATTTCAGTTGTTTCTGTAGTTGATAATGGTCGAATTGATGATACTTATTGTTTTAATGAACCTGAAAATCATGCAGGAGTTTTTAATGGCGTTTTAACTGGTAATTGCACAGAAATCGTTCAATATTCTGATCATACGGAAACTGCAGTGTGCAATTTGGCGAGCATTGCGTTGAATAAATTTGTTAAACCTGAAGGTGAAGGTGCAGATTCGAATGGTCCTTGTTATGATTTTGAAACGCTGCACGCGGTAACAAAAATTGTAACGTATAATTTAAATCGAATCATTGACATTAATTATTATCCCACCGAAAAAACCAAAAAAAGCAACATGCGCCATCGTCCGATTGGAATTGGCGTGCAAGGATTGGCCGATGTTTTTATGATGATGAATTACGCATTTGCAAGTTCGGAAGCGAAGGAGCTGAACAAACAAATATTTGAAACCATGTATCACGCGGCGCTGGAATCGTCGCTAGAACTTTCAAAGTTAAACGGACCGTATGAAACGTTTCAAGGATCGCCTGCATCCAAAGGTGTTTTGCAGTTTGACATGTGGGAGCACGATCCCGGAAATTCGCGGTATGATTGGACCGCGTTAAAAGCATCGATTGTGGAACACGGGCTTCGAAACTCGTTACTGCTTGCCCCCATGCCCACCGCGAGCACGTCACAAATTCTTGGAAACAATGAAGCTTTCGAACCGATTACGAGTAATATTTATACGAGAAGAACGATGGCTGGCGAATTTATTGTCATGAACAAGTATTTGATGCGCGAACTCATTCATATGGGACTTTGGAACGAGCGACTGAAGAACAATATTATCGCCAATCGCGGAAGCATACAGCACTTGACCCATTTGAGCGACCACATTCGGAACAAGTATAAAACGGTTTGGGAGATACCGATGAAGGATGTAATCGACATGTCGGCGGATCGAGCGGTATTCATTTGTCAGAGTCAGAGTTTAAACTTGTGGATGGAAGAGCCGAATTACAAGTCGCTCACGTCGATGCACTTTTATGCTTGGCAAAAGGGATTGAAAACAGGACTTTACTACTTGCGAAGGAAGCCAAAGCACCAAGCGCAGCAGTTTACGATTGAGCCGCCGACGAGAGCAATGTCAACAAACGATGTAGAAAATGAGGATGAAAATAATGACGACGACGGTCTTCAATTTTATCAAGACGATGATGAAGAAAATACATGCACAATGTGTTCGTCGTAAGTTTTGCAACTATTAATAATTACTATTTATGTGATGTTGTGATGTTTATCATATTTACGAATGTGTTATATGTTATAAATTAATATGTTAATGATATTATATAATAAATTGTAAACCGTATCATATAAGTCAATGATAATTAATATTAATAAAATTAGTAAAAACAAAAAAAAACTTCAGGAAAACAAAAAAAAACTTCAGGAAAAGAATGAAAAACTTGAGGAAAAAGAAAAACTTGAAAAAGAAAAACTTGAGGAAAAAGAAAAACTTGAGGAAAAAGAAAAACTCGATGAAAATAATGAAAATAAAGAAAAGAATGAAAAATCCGAGAAAAAAGAAAAACTTGAGGAAAAAGAAAAACTTGAGGAAAAGAATGAAAAACTTGAGGAAAAGAATGAAAAACTTGAGGAAAAGAATGAAAAATCCGAGGAAAAAGAAAAACTTGAGGAAAAGAATGAAAAACGTAAGGAAAAGAAAAATATCAATAAAGGGTTCATTACAAATTCCATATCATTGTTATTTAGAACAAAAGAGAACTATTCGCATATTCATACACATGTTCCAAGTGAGTCATTTCCATCATATAAAATTTTATTAAAATTAGTAAGTGAAATTGATAATAGTCCAGAATTAAAAGGATTCAAGCTACTAAAGAGATATAATAAACTGATATTTTATCAAAATATAAAAAATAAAAAAAATATACTTCTTGGTATAAAAGAGACATATGTTTGTTCAATTAATGATTTAACCACAGCAGCTCAAAATATATTTTTTAAAACCGATTTAAAAAAATTGAAACGTTATCAAATTGATTTAAAAAATATGATTGAGTTCCAAAAAGATTATCCCACTAGCGAGTATTATTATATGGCAACTGGAGCATCCATTACAGGAGCAGTTATCGATTTATTTTTAGAAGGTGGTTATATAAAGGAAGCGATAACATTCAATCCTGTTGTAGAAAAACGATTTATGAATCGGTCTGATATTAACAATTATCGCATTTATTTAAATGAAGACGTAACTTACTTGGCAATGGGACAGTATACATGTAATACAAAAGTGTATACAATTCATCCTAAGAATAAAATATTCATAAATCCAATAAATGAGGTGAAGTATTTATATCATATTCATACACTTGACAATCAACGAAGCCACTCGCTTCCGTATTTAAGAAAAATTTTATTAAAAGAAGAAGAATAAGAAGAATAAGAATAAGAAGAATAAGAATAAGAAGAATAAGAAGAATAAAAAGAAGAAGAGAATGAAAAGTAAAATAAGAAATGTTAAATTACTTATTTTACTTTGCTTATATTTATTATATGTTATAAAAAAACATAAATGTGTAACTTATCCGTAAATCAACTATAATTAATAATTTGCAATTGTTGTACCGTTTTGAACATAACTTCCAATGTATACACCAAGGTTTGTTGTGTTTTGAGGATAACTAAAACCAACACCCCTACTAATAATCAACGGGTTAAGATTTTGTAGATTAGATTGTTCCGCATCCTCTTGTAATATTTCTTTAACTACATTTTGTATTTTTGCTCGCGCTGCTGCTGCTGCTGCTGCTGCTGCTGCTGCTGCTGCTGCTGCTGTTGCTGCTGCTGCTGTTGCTGCTGCTGCTTCTAACAGCTGGGTTGCGAGCATTCCTGTTTTATTTTTTAATGCAACTGCAGCCATATTAACAATAGCACCTGTTACAATAGGTGTTGCCATACTTGTTCCGCTAATGGAATTGAAACTATTGCTAATGGAAATGAAACTATTAACAGGGGTCAACCATGTGTTATTTATCGATACACCTGGTGCCATAATGTCGACTGAAGGACCATGATTTGAAAAACGCGCAATTCGATTGGTTGTACTATCATATGCTCCAACGGTTATTAATTCTGGAATAGCAGCCGGCAAGGAATCAACTGCATCAACACTACTATTTCCAGCTGCCACAACAACAATTACTCCAGTACCAATGAGGTCGTTCATACGCTCTCTATATTGTTCAAAACCAGTATCATCAATAACATTTCCACTACCATCAAATCGACGATTTCTATTACCACCTAAAGACATATTTACAATACAAATTTCATCAGGATTCATTTTTTTATATTCACCAATCTTTTCTAATGCGTTAAAAATACCACTCCTAGTTCCACGACCAGTATCATCTAATACTTTATGCGAAATTACTTCGATATTTGGTGCGACACCACTATTATTGAATTGCGCGGTAATAGCTGCTCCAATCGTTCCTGCGACATGAGTTCCGTGACCATCTCTGTCCGTATAATCGCTAGGATCATTTGATGTAAAATCAAAACTAAGTTCGTTATTAATTCTAAGACTAGAGTGTTTAGCAATACCTGTGTCCAAGACAAAAACGCGGATTTTCTTATCAAGTTCATCAAAAGTAAAATCTGGATTTTGATTTGGGATTGAACCAATTCTTCGTGAAGAATTATTAGCGCCTATTCTTTGAAGATATTGTATATTGACCGATTTATTCATCCTTTCTTTCATCCTATATTTATTGTCATTGATGGCTTTTATTTGTTTTCTCTCATCTTCAGGAATAGAAATAATTTCATCTTTCATAACCATACATTTACCATTATTAGCTTGTTCAAAACGATGCATTTCTTTTTTGGTAGCATAACAATTAAAAGCATTCGCGGTGATTGTTTGTATAGAAACTATAGTAAGAAGTTCAACATGTTGCAAATCGCTTAAAGTAGAATTAGAGGTTAAGCTTACAATATAAGATGACTTGTAAGAAGATTTTTTTAATAAATCTTTAATTGATCTTTTAACTTTTTTTTTCAAATTTTTATCAATCGATTTTAAATCATCTGTTATCGTTAACGCCTTATTATTATTAATTTTTATTTTACATTCTTTACTTTTTTTACTAAACTTTGTTATTTGAACGCGAGCGGCCTCATCATTTTTACCTAAGGTATCTTGAATATAGTCAAGTAGTTGTTGTTTTGTCATGTTTATATGTTTATATAATATGTAAATAATATTATTTTTTTAAAAAATAATATTATTTTATTCATAAAAAATTTATTCGATATTTTTTATTCGTTGTCGATATACAAATACTATATTCGTTTCGTTTATTATTTATTTACCCTGTTGTGCAAAATGCTCGATACATTCTTCTAAACTGCCGACTTTCTCTCGATAAGTCGTATTTCAATACCAATTTACAATAACAACGAAGACAAACGATGACATCGACTTTCGAATCGTGTGCATTATGAGGTTTGGTTTGAAACAAATGCTCGTGCAATTCCAACAGTGTTGGATATTTGTAATAGAAGGATCCCGATCCATCTTTTCGAAGCATTTTTATTTTACAGACATCCACCGAGTTGAGCATGGTGCAAAACTCTTTACTGAAACGCAACTGTACAATCGAGTCATCATTTGCGTCGAATCCCTTGTTTCGAATGGATTCGACAATGAGTAACCGTTTATCGAACGACAAGTTGTGTCCGATGGAGCAGTCGGATGTTGTGAGCGCGCACTTGAATGCGTATAGCGCTTTTTCAATGGGTATCCCGCGTTTTTCAATCACGTCTCTTGTAATTCCGTGTATTTCCACACTTTTAGGAGTTAATTCAACATTTTCCGCAATTTTTATAATTTCATCATATTCTTGAACCACTTCTTTTTTTTCCGTGTCGTATACCATAAAACTCAACTGAACAATGTGTGGCCACTTGTCTGTATCGTATATCGAAATGTGTCTACCTTCAGGCAATCCAGTCGTTTCCGTATCAAAACATAAAATCAACATTTGGTTCCGCACCTTTTTATTTAACAAGGTTTTAGATTAGGAATGTTATGTGAAATAGTTTTCAATTTTATATTCAATTTTATAGCAACAATACTAACAATAATAATAACATAATAACAATGGTTATTGTAAAATATTTATATTTGTAAATATGCAAATATAAATATTTTTTCGCAATAAATATATATTTATAAATATATATTGATATTCACATTAAAATAAATTTAACCGAATTAGGAAAATGGAATTGGATGGTGTTCATATTTTTATCATATTAATGCTAGCTTTAATGTGTTCGTCTTGTTTAGGAAGTTTTATGCGCGAAGGTTATGAAAATAGTAATGAAAACAAATATCCCGATAACGAAGACGATGATGGTCAAGACGGCACAGGTCAAAAATCTGATAATTTTGTTCGCAAGCCCGTGGGTGAAACGTATCAAGACGGGTATAGCGATTATTATCGAGATTTAGACCAAGAAACTACCGAATATTCAGATTCAACACTCGCAAAAAATAAAAGAATGAAACCGCATCGAAGTAAAGAAGATTACAATGACGATGATAATGAAGACAATAATATAAACAGTTACGGAAATGTAAACAAGTATCCGAATGTAGAAAATGATACTATTTTGACTGCAGGAAGAAGCAGAAGCAAAGGAAGACATTCTAGTTCCGGTAACGGTGGTTCCAGTAACGGTGGTTCCAGTAACGGTTCCAACTACGTGTCGAGTTCTCAAATTCCGCCCGGTGATGAAGATTTATACATTTTGAAATCTCAAGTTGTTCCTCCTGTCTGTCCGGCATGCCCTGCCGTCGTGGCGTGCCCAACCGACAACAAAAAATGCCCTCCTTGTCCGCCGTGCGCAAGATGTCCGGAGCCGGCATTCGAATGCAAGAAAGTTCCAAACTACTCTGGACAAAATGACTCTTACTTGCCGCAACCTGTCATGTCGGACTTTAGCCAATTTGGTCTATAAATTAGAAAAAACATAAAACATAAAACATATAGACAAGTAGATTAAAAATACTCTATTTGTCTATTATTTTTCATCTATTATTTTTATTATTATTTTTATTTATTTCACTATTATAAGGAACCATTTTAAACGACTACAAGTATATGATGAAAAGGAATAAAAGTAAATCATCTAAATTCATATCCATAAAAAGAAATAAAAAATATAAATCTAGGATTGGTCTCAGTTCTTTCAGAAAAAGAAACGACCTAGTGAAAATAAAAAATGGCACAAAATATGAAATAAATGGCTGGAAGTGTATTACAATAAACGGCGCTCCTTACGCTCGCGGATATGCTCACGGACATCTTCTTAAAAAGGAAATAGAATCGGTGCGTTCCATGTTGAAATATAGTTTGTATGAAGATTTCGGGAGACCGATGGAAGTGTTTATTGAAATCGCAACTGATTTTTTTAAACCGCAAATTAAAACAAATTTTCCGGAATTGTATGATGAAATGGAAGGCATTGCAAAAGGTTCGGGTCAGTCCATTGATTTTATCGTATTGTGGAACTGTTTTGTTAGCCTGGACTACATGTACGCGTCCTTGTCCCAAGTATTAGAATCTCGAAATGACAAAGCGCTCAATGAAAAATACGAAAAACTGTTGGATATTCACATAGAAGGACTAAAGTCGTGGTCATACGGGTCTTCTCAACTCTCAAAAGTTAGCGGAGAAGGCGGTGGCGGCGGCGGCGGCGGCGGTTTGAGCAAGTTTAGGGGCGGAAAGGGTGGGGGTAATTGGAGTGGTGCTGCCGACCGATGTTCAGCCTTTATTGCAGTTGGTTCGTATACGAAAGACGGTAAAATTGTTTGTGCCCACAACACGTTTGATAATTTCATCGACGGTCAGTACTTCAATATAATTATAACAATCGTGCCGTCAAGCGGTCACCGTATCATGTTTCAGGGCGCACCGGGTTACATATTTAGCGGCACTGATTTCTTTACATCCAGCAGCGGTATTTTTGGAACCGAGACAACGCTCGGCGGATTCAATGCGTACGAAAATAAAGACCCGATTTGTTGCAGAATTCGTTGTGCCATGCAATACGGCAATACGCTGGATGATTATGTGGCGTATTTAACGAAAAACAATTCCGGAGATTACGCTTCCACGTGGTATTTTGGCGACACCAATACGAATGAAATTATGAGAATAGAACTTGGACTTAAATATGCACCTGTTGAAAGAACCAAAAACGGATATTTTATCGGATTCAATGCCGCATATGACCCGCGTATACGAAATCTTGAAAGTGTGAACAGCGGATATGACGACATTCGACGACACCAAGGCGCGCGACGCGTTCGTTTGGAGCAGCTCATGCGCGAACATAAAGGAGGCATTGATGAGCACGTCGCAAAAAAAATTATATCGGATCATTACGATGTATATTTTAATAAAATAAATTTATGTTCGCGCACGGTTTGCGCGCATTATGAACTGGATGACCGCGCAGTCATGTCACAAGCGGATCGCCCCAAACCGTATGCACCTCGAGGGGCTGTAGACGGCAAAGTTATTACCAGCGACTTGGCGCGCGAAATGAAATTTATGGGCATTTGGGGATCGTCGTGCGGAACGCCGTTTTACAAGGACGAATTTTGTAAACGGAATTTGCAATGGGAATCACTGAAACCCTATTTGCACGACCGAGTTTCGCAGCCGTGGACCACTTTTGATTCTGCAATGACGACAAAAAAACGTGCAACAGCAACACACAATACAAGGAAACTACAAAAATCAACATAAAATGAAAAAATGCAACCAATGCAATCATCAATGCATACTCTACAAACTATTGTTTAGGAATAAATTATTTTTGGATACTTTTGGATACTTTTAATCCAAATATTATTAAAATATTATTAAAATATTATTAAAATATATTTTAATAATAAATATATATTTTAATAATAAATATATATTTTAATAATAAATATATATTTTAATAATAAATATATATTTTAATAATAAATATATCTTGATAATAGTATATTATTGTAAAAATTCCAATATCTTATTTCATTTAATTTAATATAATATTAATATAACACAAAGTATGTCTTTTAGTTTTCCGTCTTTTTCATCGTCATCATCGGATAACGACGGGGGGTATTTTTCAAGATCGTCACCATCATCATCGTCTTCTTCGGGACCATCTTTTTTTTCAAAATTTACATCGTCATTTGGATCATCGTCTGATGTATCCGGAAGTAAAGATTTTTTAGAGTCAAATTCACTTGTTGCTAAAATTGCATTTTTATTGCTGGTGATTATTCTATTTTTTATTCTTTTGCGCATTTGCATCTTTCTCTTGTCGTGGTTGCTAGCCCCGAGTCAGAACATGACGCTGGTCAGCGGAATCTCGGACGGCACGCAGCAGATTATAATTACCCAAGACACATCTTCACAAGCGTCAATGCCAATTATTCGATCTGTAAATGAATCACAAGGAATGGAGTTCACATGGTCAATTTGGATATTTCTCAAACCGGTTGCGGCATCTTCTAAAAGTATAGCGCATATTTTTAACAAAGGCGCTTACAGTAACAACTCAATTGGTTCATGCGGCAATAGCGGCGTTTTCTCAAGTAACGCACCGGGTCTTTATTTGAGCGGTGCAAACAAACTTCTAGTTTTGATGGACTCTACAACAATGCCCGCATGCGACATGGCTAAAAACGTGCCCATTTCTATTGACAATATGCCAATTAACAAATGGTTTAATGTAGTCATTCGCCTAACAAACAACGACCTAGATGTTTACATTAACGGGCGCTTAACAGAGAGAAAAACATACACGGACGGTGTTCCCAATCAAAATTATGATGATGTGCATATATGCAAAAACGGCGGTTTCAACGGCTACATTGCCGACTTGAAATATTATAATTCGTCGATTGGAACATCCGAAATCAATTCGCTTGTTTCAAGCGGGCCTAATACCAGCATCAACACGTCAAGTTTGAAGAATAATATGCCGCCGTATTTGTCGGGTAACTGGTATGATGAAAAAATTAGTTTTCAAATGGAGGACAGGTAAAGTAAAGTATGCGTCGTGATTGACATCTTTTCTAGTATTAACGACGCCGACTCTTTGTTTTTTTATACGCAGACGACGACGCACTGTTGCTGTTACCATTTTTAGATGTTGATCTTCGCTTTTTAGAAACATCGCTCGACGCCTTTTTTGTTCTTTTTACTGTTGAAATCGAGTTCAAAGTCTCTCCAGTTTCATTCGTGTCAGAAAAAGTTTCCTTCATTTCAATATTATTATTTTCTCGACTACATTCTTCATTTCCATTTCCGTTTCCGTTTCCATTTTCACTTTCTTCTAAAGATATACCGTTTCCCATTTTATTTTATAAATATTTTATAAAAGATATTTACTATTTTATAAAATTTAAAAATAATTTATAGTTGAATTTTAAACTAATTTGATACGCTTTATTTTTATATTTTTGTTTCTTTTGTTTATTTTCATATATGGGTTTTTCTTTACTATTTGATTTGATCTTTATATTTACTTATACTTGTAACGGTTATTGCTGAGGCGGTTGTTGCTGAAGCGGCTGAGGTCCGTGGTACTGCGGCCACTTGGTTCCACCGGACTTGTACGTTCTTATCACTTTATAATTATACAGCGGAACAGACGGGTTGTAGCAAAGGGTTCGAATTTTTCCAGGAACGTCGGCATCACTTGTCAACGAACAACTTACATTATTGTTATTGCAAACGAGAACGTCGCCGACTCTCTGCAACGTGCTCGTATTCGGATTCGTATACGTGTCGGTTTGGGTTGCCCAGGACCGTTTTCGACCAGTTAGCCAACGATTGCTTCCGGCATTTGCATACTGCTGTTTTTTTGTAATGTTGCTGCTATTTGCCTTGTATTTTAAAATTTCGGCCTTTCTTCGCTCGTCAAGTTTAATAAAGTCGGTAGAACACGACGGTTGACCGGGAGGACACGGACACACGTAATTGAACCGAGACCATAGTCGCGTCGGATTTGGATTATACACGGTTTGGGTAAAGTAGTTGAATACGCAGCAGCTTGTTTTACAATCATTCACATTTGAATTGGGTTGTGCCATATTGTCTATTTATTATTGAGTAAAAAAATATATTTTAACTATATATATATATATAGATAAATAATATATATATATAATTATATTATTTATTAAACATGTTGAACATTGGTTACATTTTCCCTCTTGTTTGTTTTTGGCACACGATTACGAATGAAATATCAAAATATAAACAAACAGACACATCAAATAATATCGTTAGTTTACTTCATTGTCTACTATTTATAGGTCATCATGGTTATAATTATAATGTAGATTATGCAGTACATATGAGTATCGGATATTACATGTATGATTTAATATATATTTCGTCATGTGTTTATAAACATCGATCGAAACACGAATTCAATCGACGGTATCCTTTCATTATTCATCATGTGATTGGAATTTATTTGTTAAATGCGTGCATTTCGGATACGAATACAGGAGAGAGTAAAATTAGTTTGCTATACGGATACAATCTTCTCGAAACATCAAATATTATGTTGTATGTTTCTTATCACTTGCACAAAGAATATCCAAATTATTTGCATTTGAATATGATATCCGAGTTTTTACAACTGTTATGGTATTCTTATTTTAGAGTTATTAATTTTTTACAGTTTGTGGTCAGGAATAAAAACCACATGTATGAGTTTTGTTATGTGACACAGTTTTTTATTGCAATGTTATATTTCATGGGTATAATATGGAGTTATAAGTTGTTGAACAAAAATATTCAAAATTTTAAATTATTAAACGGAATTTATAACCCTAAATATAATAAATTATAATAAACAGCAAGCAAATAGTACACCATTGCAGCGTTCGAAAATATAATTAAAATAAATAAAATGAAAATGTATTTTTGTAATTAAGAGTGTGCGTACATTTTCATTTTCTCTCTATTCTCTCTTATTTGCATTTCGAGAGATTGGATTGAAATTATTTAATTTTTACCCGATATTATTTTTTTAGATTTATTTTTTATATAAGAATAATATTATAAAACCGCCCCCCCCTCTAATTTTTACTATTATAAAATGGAGCCTTCTTCTTTTTACGATGCGTATAAATATATCATAACGAAAATAATCAAATCCGATGGTATAGAAAAAATATCATCCAAAGATAAAAAAAAAATGTTGAAACTTTTAAAGGAAAATCCACTTACTACTGTTAAAGGAGATAAAGGAGATAAAGGAGATAAAGGAGATAAAGGAGATAAAGGAGATAAAGGAGATAAAGGAGATAAAGGAGATAAAGGAGATAAAGGAGATAAAGGTGTTAAAGGAGATAAAGGGGTTAAAGGAGATAAAGGGATTAAAGGAGATAAAGGGGTTAAAGGAGATAAAGGAGATCCGGCCACTACACTAAAACAATGACTGTCTAATTATGCAACGGAGATCGAAGATGGAAATTTAGACATTTTATCCCGACAAAGATCAACCGATCAACTACCTCTAGATATGAATACAGGTTCAGCAGTTATAGAAAGTCCATCACAATTAATATATAAAGAAGTATCACATTATTTGCCTCAGCCGTTCATATACCCAATGCGCATTCGCATCATTGCCATCGGTCGTTGTAAACCCGAATTCAATACGATAGTGTATAATTATTTGAAGCGTATTCGTTCGCCGTGGCAGGTCGAAATGGTTCCGATCGGGACAGTGGCCCGCAGTGTGAGTGGCAAGGTTGAAGATACCATAATACAAGAAGGCGAGAAATTATTAGCTAAATTACACGACCATGAACGCGTGATCTTGCTCGACGAGACCGGGAAGACATTCGGTTCACGCGAGTGGTCGCAACATTTGCAGCACCTAGGGAGCAAGTCGCCCGACCTGGCTTTGTTAATCGGCGGACCTGATGGCCATGCACCCGCGGTGCGCGCACGTGCTGCAGAAAATTGGTCATTATCCAGTTTAACGTTTCAGTATGGTGTTGCGCGAGTTATACTGGTTGAGCAGTTATATCGCGCACAGTCGCTATTGCTTGATCATCATTATCATCGAGATGGAATGGAATATTCAAAACTAGAATAAAAGAGGAAAAGTTTAGGAAAAGTTTAGGGAAATTATTTTTTTAGGAAATTTATTTTTCTTTGTATAGTATGTGTAAATAAAATAATTACACAAATCTAGGTACCTTTCCGTAGAGGTGAACGGCGGCCATTTCAACTAGGCCGAAGGTAAGATTAAGTGATTTCGCTGAGTCGCAACACTCGCAACACACGTGAAAACACGCACGCAAGAGTGGATATGGCACACACGTCTGTATATTGCGTATCATTTAGTTATTATCTTACACTGGTTCGAGTCCAGTAGGTGCCGAATAAGTCAATCATATAATAAAAATTTTATTTATTATATAATGCGCAAACAATTTCATTTTCTCTCTATTCTCTCTTATTTGCATTTCGAGAGATTGGATTGAAATCAGAATTGAATTACATATTACATCCTATATTGTTTTCGGGTTTTTGTTTTTGTTTTATTTGGAAATACGTGCGAATTCAATTGTGACGACGACGCAAGCGCAGTTCCTGTTGCAACACAAATAATTACATTTTTTGTTTCACTCAGTGTAACCTCGACGCCAGAAATCATTTTGACACCTGGATACATTACCATTGCATTTTTAATAAGTTCGTCAATCGCATCATTATACACATCGTCCACTTTTTTATTGATCGCATCATTTTTCCCGCCAAAAAGTGACGACAAATTCCCGATGATGTTCCTGAATAATGAAACGCCGTGAACATTTAATCCTCGAACGATTCCCAGCGGTTTATATTTATTTACATCATATGTCGTAAGCGTGGATAAAATAATGTTTGGTTTTTCAGCCATTTTTATTGTTTTATTTTATTGTTTTATTTTATTGTTTTATTTATTTTATCGTATAAATAATATAATATAATACAATATAAAATATTTATAAATAATGTATCATACACGCCGCGTATCAATTAATTCATGAAATATTACTTAAATATATTTTTTTATATTTATTACAAGGTTACAAGTTTGTAATAAAACCTAAAAAAATAAGTATGCACAATAATAAAACGATTTGTCTAAATATGATTGTCAAGAATGAAGCTCATATCATTGCTTCAACTCTTGAAAATCTGTGCAATTATATTCCATTTGATTATTGGGTCATCGTTGACACGGGTTCAACTGATGATACGAAACAAATTATTTGTGATTTTTTTAAAAGTAAAAATATTAAAGGAGAGTTGCACGAAACCGAGTGGCAGAATTTCGGATTCAATCGCAGCGATGCGTTATCAAAGGCATTTGACAAAACGGACTACTTGTTAATATTCGACGCGGATGATCGAATCGTCGGAGATTTTATTTTACCAGTAGAGTTCAACAAGGACGGATATCACCTTAAATTTGGCGATAATTTTTCGTATATTCGCCTTTTACTTGTTAATAATAGATTACGCTGGAAATTTGTAGGCGTACTACACGAATATATTACTTGCATGAATCAAAATTACAACTGTATAATTGACAACATTGACGGGAATTATCATCTTATTTCTGGGAAATCTGGCGCAAGAAGTAATAATCCAAACAAATATCGAGACGACGCGCTAATTCTTGAAAAAGCGTATAATGACGCCGTTGAAATGAAAGACGACATTATGGTGCGATATTCTTTTTACTGCGCTCAAAGTTACAAAGATGCCGGGAATCTTGTAAAAGCAATCGAATGGTATAAAAAAAGAATCAGTCACGGTGGATGGAATCAAGAGGTGTATTATTCGTACATTACAATTGGACAACTCTTCTACTCAGGAATGAATAATGTTGAATCTGCCTTTTATTATTGGGCACTCTCTCTAAATGCAGATCCGGATAGATGTGAAGGAATTTATTATATCATTAAACATTGTCGCGAAAAAGGACATTTTCAGCTGGCGTATCATTATTACATGTGGGTTGAAAAGAATAAGAAGTGCAATCTTCTTGATAAACTTTTTGTAACGGAAGATATTTATAAATATTTGCTGGATTATGAGTTTACCATTATTGCGTGTTATGTAGGCCAACACAAACATGCGGTTTCATCATTTCATACCCTTTTTAAATACGGAAATATATTGAGTACCGGTTTAAAAGAAAACATTGTTTATAATCTTAAATTTTATCTGAATTTTATCGATTGTATCACTGAAAATCTACCATTTTTTTATGACTACCTTGTATTCGTAAAACAAATTTACTTGGAAACTGGAAATTTAAAAAAACAACACATTGTTGATGTTACTGACAAAATGAAAGATAAATTTGCACCGCTTTCAAATTCTTCTGATTATTCTGATTATTTTAAAGATGTTCAATTGCACGATGATGGTGTTGAGTTAGACGCAGCTATGAAAGAGTTGCTACAAAAATATGATTGTTATCCGGGCCAAGATTGTTATGGAAGTGACATTTTACACACTGGAAATAAATCATTATTTGATCAACTATTAACTGCAGAAAAAATGTTAGATTGTGTTTGTTTTAATACACTTGGATACTTTAAAAATAAAATGCACGTAAATATGATGAAAAATTTAAATGGATGTAATTTATATGTGAAAAAAAAATATTTACTTGAGAACAAAAATAACTGTAATAAAATAAAACAAAATATTATTAAATATGAAAAATATAAAAATTCAAAAAAAATATTATTTTATGTTGGTTACTCAGATCTAGAATGGAATAAAACAGTGAGTTTAACAACTCCAATGGGTGGTTCAGAAAAAGCATTGAGTTATTTAATTGAAAAATTTCCAAAAAATTATGATATTTATGTTTGTGGAGATGTTATTGAAGAAGAATATGATAATATTCATTTTGTAAATTTAAGTAAAATAAAAAATATAGTTGAAGAAAATGAATTTCACACAGTTATATTGTCAAGATATATTGAATTTATTGTAAACTACACATTTAAATGTTACAAGTTATACATTTGGGCTCATGATACATGCATTAGGTCTTTATCTGAAAAAAATAATGATGCAAATGAAATAATAAAATGCTGCATTGATAAAATAGACGGTTGTATTTGTCTAACAGAATGGCACAAAGAATATTTTTCTAAACAATATACTGTGTTTGAAAATAAAATTTTTATCATTAATAATGGAATTGAACTAAGTCATTTTCCGAAACCACAAACTAAAATAAAAAATACATTTGTTTATACGTCGAGAAGTGAAAGAGGACTGCAACGAGTTTTAGAATTATGGGAATCAATATCAAAAAACATTACAGATGCCCATCTCAGCATTTCTTCGTACAATGTGTTTCCTGATCCTAACAATAAATATGATTTTATACTTGAACATGAAATTAAAAAATATTCAAATGTTGATCATTTGGGAAAATTAAATGAAAAAGAATTGTATGATTTAATGAATAAAAGTGAATTTTGGATTTATCCGACTAATTTTTTGGAAACATCTTGCATCACTGCGATGGAAATGTTAAAATCACGTGTGATTTGCTTGTATTATCCAATTGGAGGACTGGTTTACACAATAAACGGTAATGGAATTCAACTTATAAGAGATGAAGAAGTAAATCAAATTATAAATTTAACAGAAGATGAAAAACAAACCATCATTGAAAAGGGAGAAAGGTATGCAAATACTTGTTCATGGGAAAATAGATATAAAGAATGGGATACTCAATTATTTCGTCTAGATACTAATAATAAAATAAAAGTAATAAATCTTCTCAGGAGAACGGATAGAAGAAACAGTTCAGTTGAGAATTTTAAACGTGCAAATATAACAAATTATGAATTTATTGAGGCAATTGATGGAAAAGCTCTTACTCCAAATTATGAATTGATGTCATTATTTAAAGAAAATAATTTTAGAAACAGGAGGGGGGTTATTGGATGCGCATTAACGCATTATAATTTGTGGAAAAAATTATTGGAAAGCGACTTTGAATATTTCATTATTATGGAAGATGATTTTACAATCGTTGAATCTTTTAAACAAGAAATTGAAAAAATAGATTTTGAAAAATATGACATTTTATTCATGGGATATCACATGTTTTCCAAAACGCTTGAAAAAGTAAAAGATATATACAGAAATTGCAATGAAAATAACAATATAAATATTACTATTGGTCAACTACAAATGGCTTATTATGTTGGAGGAACACATTGTTATTCTATTAATAAAAATGGAGCTAGAAAATTATTGGATTATATTACTAAAAATGGTATAAAATGTGCAATCGACGGTTTGTTCAAAATTCCGGATTTGGAGTGTTTTGAAACACGCCCACATATTTCATTTGCGGAATGGAATGAAGGGGGTAAGACAATTGATAGCGACATTCAAAATATGTGTAATGTGTATGACAGTATTGACTTATCTAATACGGCGGATGGATTGTTACAAAAATATGATTACTATCCAAAACAAGATTTTTTTTGAAAGTAACATTGATCACATTGGCAATCGATTTAAAACAACAACATTGAGAAATGTATTTATATAATTTAAAATAATAAATAATAAAGGTATTTTATTATTTTACTATAACTTATGTGGTGTTGCATGTATCCTTCATTTTTCAGATTTAAAAGGTTGGCTGAACACCAAGAACACCAACAAGAACAACATCGCGAAAATGAAAATAACAACGATAATAATAATAGTATTTCAGACACTGCATCCATAACAAACATAACAAACAACCTAGAAGAATTTAAAATACTTTTTAAAACACAAGAACGAGCATGTTATGAGCTGCGATCAGAAAATACCGTTTTAAAAATGAAGCTGGAAGTAGCAAATGAAACGATTCGAAACCAATCAAAGAAAATACAATCCGTAAAAATGAAAAAAAATAAACTAGAAATTGAGAATAATGTTTATAAAAATATTTTATGCGGTTCGTCATTTTCATTGATGAACAATAATCATAATAATCATAATAATCATAACAATTCTAATAAATGCATAAAGAATGAAGAACCGTATACTATACCCGCGTACCCGCCTCCGCCCCCGCCCCCCCTTCCTCTTCCACCGCCGCTGAATAAAAAAAAAGACGGTGGAAATTTACAAATGAATAATGTATTGGATGAACTTAAAAGTAAAATAAAATTAATCGATTAAAATTCATGTTAAAACTTTAAAAAACAATATTATCATCAATCCATTTTTTAATTCGAATATTAATTGGGCGCAACATCATATTTAATCCGTTGGCGTAATCCAAATAACTAGTATCATCGCGCCCAATTTCAATAAACGTATTATAGATGATTCGAAATATTTCATCCGTATATAATTCTGAGATTTTTATGAATATGGTGTCCATATCAATTTCCGGGTGAGACGTTGATGATGGAGTTGGTGTTGCGGCGGTGGCGACGACATTTGAATTTATTTCCTTTTTATTTACTTGTTTTTCATTATCCGATTCTTGAGAGATGGAGGAGGATGAATATGATGCCAATGTTGAATTATCATTTTCAATTCTCGTCATTTTATTTCTTTTATCGTGTAAACTTTTATCGTGTAAACTTTTATCATGGAAATGATTCTTGTTGTTTTTATTATTATTATTGTTATTGTTATCCTGCAGATGTGGAGAATGATCACTGTGTTGCTGCGCATTTGAAGATGATGATTGCGAAATGAAATGTTTCGATTCAGGAAGAGGCGCTAACACGTTGATCGTGTTGACATGATTTGACGCTATATGATAGGTAAAAGTATGATTTGTTCCATCCAGCATGTTTTTATACATTTGAAGCGTGTGTAAAACATGCGTTTTATCGGTTTGATTATACGTTCGAATCAAATTATTGATTCCGTTCTTAGCCAAATGGATGAGTAATTCAAACAAATTTGCGTGTTCTACCCTTACATCTGTATAAAATTTTTTAAATCTACAAAAAATATTAAATAAATAAAATAAATCTTCTTGGGTATCATTATTGTACCACCGGGTCACAGATTGACTGTAAGACGGCGGTTGGATGTGCAATATGTTATTTTGTATTGTTAGCTTTGACCCGATTGGATAATATGCTAACAATGCAATCTGAATCAGGGCTTGAAGCGGTTCAAGAATGGTCTCGAAGCGCTCCTTTTTTTTATTCCCAGTAACAGTTTTATATAAGAGTTGAATTGTTGTTTGCATGCTAATGATATTCATGTTATATTTTTAAGTGATCTTTTATTAACAATTATTTAGTGTGTGTATATGTCCCTACTATATTCTACTATTCTATCTAATGATTCTTTTTATTAAAAAAAAATGTAAAAAAATAATTATGATACATTATTTTTGTTGACTATTATCTATTTTCTTTCTATTTTTCATACAAACATATGTTGTTGTGATGGGTATGAGTATGACTCGTTTTATTACCGCCACCACCACCACCACCTTTTCCATGTATAAAATTTAAATTTGAAACAGATGATAAAAAAATATTTGTGCTTTTTATATTTTTATTAAAACTTATATTGAATTTTTCACACCATCGTATACATTTCTGTATATGTTTTTTTTTATAATAGTCAATTTTATCAAAATTTTTATTCGTCATTAAATTTAAGGTGGCAACTATATTGTCAATTTGTTTTTTCCCAATAATTATATTTATTTCTTCTATTTTTGAAATAAATGTGCGACTACAACTAAAGTTAAAAATGGTTTCAATATATAAATTCGAATTTAAATGATCAAAATTATCATATATTTTTTCAATGATATTCTCAATCCTTTCTTTATTTTCGTTCAAATTATATCCTTTGCATATAATGTATTTTTCAGAATTGGCATACCTGCTCGTTTGCGGTTTCATAATGTATACATGTTTATATAACGAAGAAAGCAGATATAAAATGTCAATCATTGCATTTGAAAATGTGTCAAATACTTTGAGAACAAAATTTCCATTGTCGGACTGCATGGCCAACGCGTAAACTACTTGAGCAATAATTAATTTTGTTGCATTATTTTCTTGGTTATTAAAATCTTCAGAAAAATCAACCCCGCCGTCACCTGTAACAAGGTCCATACCATGCTTGTATTTATGATAACAATGAATGAAATTATCACGCGATAATAAATTTCCCGTATTATCAACGCCTCTTTCGATAACCACATTTGGATTGTCTTCTAAAAATCTTTTACTGCTTCTCCACCCCGGGCATCTCATGTCACTATTTATTAAAGTCATACCATAGTATTTGTCATTCTTGTTTTTTCTAATGTGTGCGACCGCTTCAATAAATCCACCCGGTCCTTCCGCCAAATGAAAAGACTTGAAAGTATCTTGTGATGACGATGGGGTAGTCGTATGAGACGGAGAATTAGAATAAATGTGATCGCAACATTCATTTGCATCGTTTGCATCGTTTGCATCGTTTGCATCGTTTCCATCGTTTACATCGTTTGCATAATACGATTCAAACGGATTTTTCATTTTTTTTTCATAAAAAATATTTTTATTTTTAAACATTACAAATGAATTTCCATTCCCGTCTGCGTTTTCATTTAAACTTCCGCAACTTCCATTTGTAACAACATCATAGTAGTAATTGTCACGAAGACACCATTCAAACTCCTTTACATTCATACAGCGCGCATTATTTGATAAATTATGAACATAGTCACTTAATGAATTATTTATTTCTGCATCTGAATTCGTATCTGCATTCGTATCGGCATTCGTATCGGCATTCGTATCGGCATTCATATCAGCATTTTTACTACATAAATTAAAAAGAGTAGACATTTCAATCATTTTATAAAATGAACGTGAAAGTGGTGTTAATTTACTTACTTGAGTTTTGTATCCTGGAATGACAGTATGAATAAATTCATAAGGATTTGTTATTTTCTTACAAGTATCCCAACCAATATCATTTTTTTCTATTTGAATCTTGGTTTGACATAACGACTGATAAAGTGAATGCGAAACAATACCGTTTGCACACTTGTTTATCATTTTAAAACGAATATCATTCCCTCTTATATCATGTAAAACTTTTGATAATAAAAAAATACTCATAATTTACAAATGTATATATATAATTTTAAATTTATAATTTGATTTTTGTTATTTAAATTATATATATTCAAACAATACTGTCTATATTCTTTTAGACCATAATTATTTTTTATTATAAATCTGTTTCAGAAGAAGACGGCGATTTTTTCAATGTTTTTCTTTTTATGTATATAACCTTTTTTTTTGGAGTTTTACCTGTGACTTTTTCTTGTTGTTCTTCTTGTTGTTCTTCTTGTTGTTCTTCTTGTTGTTCTTCTTGTTGTTCTTCTTTCAGTTTTTTAGATTCCGATTCCGATTCCGATTCCAAACCATGATGATGACGATGATTCACCTTTTGCCACACCCAGTTTGGTTTATACCTCCCCGAGCTTGTTACGCGCGACAGTATTCCTCTGAATTCGCCATCTTTATGTTTTTCCACATGTTCTTTCATCATATACTCGCCAATGTAGTCATAACGAACACTTTGAAATACAATGTAGCCGCCAACACGAAGTCGGCTCCACAGCACGTCAATCGATGCGTACAAGAATTCGCTCAACCACATTTTTTCGTTATTAAACATGTTGATCGACTGTTTTCTCACCGTTTCATCATTGTACACTTCTTTCCCCCACATCGGAGGGCTAAACATGACAACGTCGGCCCACCCTGGCGGTAACTTGTCAACTCCAACCGCATTCGGAAGACCGTCTTCCAGCATTTTTTGTTTATCCGGCGAACCAAACATTTCAATCATGTTTTGAAACCCGGGCGTTGACAGCGGATTGGGTTCCACTCCAACATAGGTTGCGTTCAATGCAATCGCCGCCATCAAACGACTACCGTATCCTCCTGCTCCATCCAGTATCTTCAAACTTGATAAATCTTCCAGCAATGGAAACAACAACTTCCACATAATAATATAAACAAACGAATTTTCCGCGCTTGCCAAGTATACCTTTTTTTCTTTTCCGTCAATCATCGACATTTTCATATTCAACGCTTGTTCTTTACGATCCGCCCCCTCCGATTGACTCACAATTATATCATGCAGATTCTTGTCCGTGATTTCCAGCGACTTGCGTCGCAACGCGCGAACGGCCTTCTCCACCAGTGTTCCTTTTGTAAAATGTTCTTCCAGCGACGGCTCGCCTTTTGCTATACGCACCGTAATTTTGGAAGATTCCGTGAAATAGTCCACCAGCAAATAATCCTTGTCCAACACATTTTCATCCGGCGACTTTATGGAAATAAATTCACCCCTGCTTTTGCTTTTGCCTTCTCTATCGCCTTCCTTCATCTCAGTGTTGAATTTTAAATTATCATTTGCACCAATATATTGTCGTATAAATTTATTCACCTCTTCCGTCTCTTTTTTCCCGGTTAAAATATCATACGGTGTATTCTGTATATAATTCTCCTTTCTAAGCGTCGCAATCGATGCATCTGCTATCTTGGTCTTCATAAGATCAAACGCCGTTTGCGCATCATCCTTTGTCCAAAACCGAGAAACAAACGGAAACCCTTTTTCAATAATCGATACAACCCGGTCATGCTCCGATTCATATTTTTCTTCGCTCTCAAACCCAACGCTGAATGCCGGTTCAATTGCATTCTTGTATACCCAGTCCCAAAAATCACTGCAAAAACGCTCATACACTTCCGGCGCTTCTTTTTTCGCGTCGTTTACACCGTAATCGTGCCTCGCGTTGATTTCCAACAGTTTCACGCTGCCGTCGCTCGTAACCATGAAATCGCATCCAAAAACTTCAAACCCGTATTTTGATTCGCGCGTGGTTGCAATGTGTGGTTTATACACGTCGTAAGCACATCGCAATACTTCGCGCATTTGTTGCATGACGCTTTTTGCCTCCTTGTCGCTAATTCCCAGCTCCCTCGAATCCGGAAACAGTCGATTTTTTTTGGTCGATTTAAAATGCGTGTCGTGAATTTTTTTATTCATGTAATCGGCATCTTTATACGGCAGCTCGGCGGTTATAATTTTTCCTTCTTCAAACAAAAACCAGTCGGACTTGTGATTCGGTCTCATGCAAACCATAAAATACATGCGCAAGTGGAACTTTTTCCCTTCAATGAGCATGGGGTTCCGAATATATTTGGAAACCAAATATTCCTTTGATCCTTCTCCTTTATCTTTTGACTGCTTTCGACGCTTAACAGCGTTTGTAAACTCTGCCAGCTCTTCTTTATTTGTGACGTAGACAATTCCCTCGCCTCCGCCCGCACCAACCCCGAGCGGTTTAATAATGAGGATGCCGTCATCCGCTTCGCTATATTCCGCCACACGTTTTTCGTCGCTTAAGAGCCACGATTCAGCCATGTACTTTTTACATATTTCGGGGCACTTTTTCTTCAGTTCCATGTAGAGCTGCGCCTTGTCTGTAATCACATTCTTCGTATACGGATAATCGGGGTCCGACGTGCTGAACCCTTTGACGCCGTTTCCTTTGAGTAAATTTTTTAGCGTGGTTTTGATTGCATATATGCTGTCTTCGTTCCGCAGAAAATCGCCGCCAACCGTTGCTCCCACCCATGCAAAATCGGCATTCGGCGTTTTGATATCCACTTGTTTCCATTTATGGTCCGTCAAGATATCCACAAGACGCGTATGATTGAGCCCTTGTTTATCGTGGATGGCAAATGTTTTTTGCTTGTCCGTTTTCGAAACAACAACCGTCTGCCTCAAATTCGCACAATCCACGTCTCGCACTTTTTTATAAATGAAATAGTCATTCAAAAAGGACAGCGTCTTTTCTTCATTCGACATTCCGAGTGCTTTTGTATACAGCGTATTCGAAGAATGGTGCTCACGCATGCTTCTAAATAGCTCTTCAAACGACGCACGACTCTTTCTGAAAATATCGCCCTTGTCCAAATGGTGCGGCTCAAAACCGTATTTCGACATCATACCGTCCAAGTATTCGAAATTTACCAGGTATTCTGAAATGTAGTTGCCAATTGATTCCTGCCACACCTGGATTTCGTATCCCAAACTGAATTCGTCAGGAGGAAATCGCAGATCGTCGTCGTATTTTTTCACAATTTCGATTATTTTGTTGGACGACCCTGTAACTCCACCCTTGAACAATACGAAACTCTCATTCTTTTTTATACCATTTCGTTTCAGTAAATCAAATACCTTCTTTCCGTTAAATGTGGTTCCGATGAAAACTCCGCCAACCTTGGTGCACTCGCACACGTTTCTCAAAAATCCGTTGAGCATGTCTTCATTTTCAAACATGTAATGCAACGCGAATTGAATGGATGATATGTCAAATCCGGCTTCACCCTTTCCGTAACTCGCCACCACACCGTTTAGTCCCAGCTTTTTCAAAGCATCCACACTGCCCTTTCCAAACACCGATTTTGATATTTCGCGTGTCAGCTCGCTTGAACCCGAAAATGCAGCACCGTCTTTCACGTTTCTGCCGCTGTTTCCGACAACAAACATGGCGTCCAATTTCCCGGCATTCTCTCTCGCAAAATTCACATACCGCGTGCACGCCCCGTTTGCCGGATTTTCAATATTATCCCTCGAAATATCAATTCCGTAAACGAACGACAGTCCCGACTCTTTCCATTTGTTCAAATCGCCCGCCTTTCCCACCGCAAAATCAATGAGCGTGTCTCCCGCCTTGCTCATTTCATAGATGAGCGCCGCTTTAACAAATTTGTTGTGAAAGTCACGCAGTCCCTCCGTCAACTTTTCTGTGTTGCTGTTACTACTCGACTTGTAATACACCTCGGTAATTGAACCAGCACCGATTCCTTCACTACTCATTTCGTCGTAATTGATGTTTTTATCCACGCCTTTGATAATGTCTTCGGTGACCGGATAGTGAATGGAATACCAAACGCTGTCTGCCGTCTTATAATCATTTCCAAAATTTTTGCCATTTTTTCGCAGATCTGCCGTCTTGTCATACCGAATGCGCAACGGTATCCACCGTTTCTCCGGCTTGTCATACTTGAATTCCACAATCGTCAAATCTTCAAACACTTCCGCACCTTCTTCCGTAACCATGTCGCCGTCGGAATTGAGTTTCATCAAACATAGACCGGCGCTTGCATCATACGGATTTGAAGGCAGAAACTGTATCGGTTTGTATTCGCCCGAACCACCCGCGATTTTATCAATGGCGCCTTCATAAATCATGGCGCATGCATTCGGGATAATTTTATTCGACCGATTTGACGGATCAAATCCGACTTTTAGCACGAGTTCCTTATACGATTCAACTTGTCTATTCGACAGCATATTGATTCCGCTAATTGATCCGCCGTCGATCTTTTCAATCACCTTGTCTCGATTGGTTTTATCGTCCTTTACCGTGTTTATAAGAAAGTCGACCGTGTTGTACTGCGGCGGCTTCCATTTGAATGAAAGCGCCCATGTGAATTTCCGATCGAGCGGGCCAACTTGACCCGGCGCGGTTCCGCCCACCCCCGTATTGCACGGCGTCAAAATCAAGCCATCGGTTACGTACTTGTATTCGCTTTCCAAACACTGTTTGCATAGAGCGAAGATTCGTTCGGATGCATTTTCTTCACTTTTTGTCATTGTTTCGCCAAACATCACGGCGTCCCCGTCATCAAAATAAAACCGCTTGGGTTGGACCGTAAGCGAACTTTTCGCGCTTTTTAAAACGGGTTTCGCATCCATATTTGCAATATATTTCAACATTTCAGAATGGCGCGACTTGTCCGCGTGCTCTTTATTCGTTGTGTAAAAGCTCCGTTCGCGCACGCTCTCGCCTTTCAAAAAGTAAATGTCAAATGCCAAATACAAGTTGATGAAGGCGCCGCCCTTGTCGTGCAAAACATGCTCTCCGTCAAACAACGTGTTGTGAAACGCCTTGATATCAACGACCAGGCCGGTAAATTGAACATTCAGAAGCGGATCAATTAAATACATTTTACCGTTGCTCGAAATGAATAGCAGCTTTCGCAAACCATCTGCTTTATCTGTCACCGAATAATTTTTACGAATGCTCGGCATTTTATAGGCACCCACGGGCGCAATGTTTTTGATTTGGAGCGTCACGGATGCCGGACCAATAAATGCAATCCGTGATGGCGGTCGAACATCTCCGCCATAAATCAGTTTCGAATACTCATCTTGAACTTGACGCATTTCATCATTCGAAATCGGAAAATTGCTGGATTGTATTCCCGATACGATGGTTTTAATGCACTCTCTGAGCCCTTTTAATAGTGACTCTATTTGCGACTTGGAAACTTCCGAATTGACCACTTCGATCTCCACCTCATACTTGTCCTCGCCACGCATAATATTTGACGATTTGAAGTTGCCATACGATTTCCTCGACGGTGTAAACGTGTCTTTTACAACACTGATATCAATTCGAACTGGATAATCCGGATGCGTAAACGCGGTTCTTCGAATGTATCTAAAGTTTTTCCCGCTAGATTTCCAGTTGGCAACAATTTGTTCGCGCTCATTTTTCCCGATTTCTCGTTCCGTTTGAAGCGACACCCTGAAATCGAAATCGGTATTGTCAACCGGGCGAACATCGGAACTGAATTCGGACCCGTCTTCGCGAATCACTTTATGCTCCATGTTTCGCTTGATTACCATGACGGCATTCTTATCCGCGATGGAATTGTCGATGCAGAAATTCTGTATATTCGAAAACCCGTCGATTTGAACACGGACGTCGGAATCATTCAAAAAGATTCTTAAACTGTATTCTTCGGCGGATTGTTGAAACTGGAGCGATTTTAGCTTTTTAATTACATTCGTGACATTGTCTTTCGTTAGGGGCGCGGACTGTCTCATGGTTCCGAAACGAACTTCCAGCTCCGGTTCTAATGACAAGGGTGACGACCCACTTTTTGCTTTTGTAACTTCGTCTAAATACGTTTTCACAATTGTGTCGAATTTTAATTTTTCTTCATTCTGTTTCTCTTTATCTTTTTCTATTATTTTACCTTTTATTCTCTCTTCATGTCGCTTTGAAGAAGACATTGTCTGCTATTATATACTTGTTTAGATAATTCTATATTGTTCAATTTTATAATAATTAATTTAATTATTATAAAAATGTTTTTTCATTTTTTAATATGAATATTTTTTAATATGAATATAAATATAATATTAATCATCATCAAAAATAAATTGTCTTTTAAATGGCTTATCTAGGACAAGGACAACCTCCTCTGGACACCACGCTCGTCCGCACCGGCCGCCACGGGACGAACGAGTTCACCCACATCGAGTGGCCATCCGATCCTGAAAAATTACAGAAATATTTAGATAGATGTCCGCCTACTTTAACTGCATTGCAAATGGTGAGTGCACGCATACAATCCATGGAAGGAGTGCGTTTTTCCGCGAATTTAATAAAGATAGATTTAGGCAGCAATTGGATACCATCTTTGAAAGGAGTGCAATTTCCGCCTAATTTGACAGAATTAGATTTAGGTTACAATCATATAAACTCTTTGGAAGGAGCTATTTTTCCATCAACATTAACAACATTGAACTTGAGCTGGAATGATATACAAAATTTAGACAGAATTCAATTTCCGCCTATGTTAACAGAACTACTGTTGAATGATAACCGTTTAATTCACATGAGCGGAGTTCAATTTCCACCTGGATTAACTAAATTGGATTTAAGCAATAGTGAAGAAAGGGGCGACGATAGGATGGGATATGGATACAATCAACTTAAATCATTTAATGACGTAAAATTTCCGCCTAGTTTGACTGAATTAAACTTACAACGCAATCGTTTTGAAACGTTGGGTAAAATAATTGAACCAACTCCGAATGTTTTACAGCTGATTGAAAACCAATTTCCAAAAATTGTTGAAGAATATCGTAAAACTTTAACTAGACAATCTCAACAAACAGAGCAAGCAACTTTAAAAGAAATCTCCGATTTAAAACAACAATCCATGCAAAATCAGTTGCGCGGAATCACATCATTTTTGCGCGAAGGTATGGAAGCTCGCGCTCAACAACATTCCGAACAATTAAAACGAGAGGGGGAAGAAAGAGGAAAACATTTGATTTTTGTTCTTTTAGTTGTAAATAGAATGCGATATCCAGTTCCACTAAATCCGACTGAAACAGTTCAATCTGTGTTGGATTATATTAACGAACACTATTACATTTCATCATTGGTTCCGATCTGTGGTGTTATGCATCTTTATAAATCAGATAAAAAGGGTCGTTTGACAACTACACGCACTTTAGCTGATTACAATGTCGTCAACGGTGAAACATTAAATGCTCAATGTCACAATATGCAAATGAGCGGAGGGGGAATAAATCAAACAAATAAAAAATATACAATTAAAACAAGAAAAAATAAAAACAAAAAATCGAAAACAAAAAAAGGATGGTCATTAAAATATAAAAAAAGCATCGACTGCAAACGACCTCGCGGATTTTCACAACGCCAATACTGCAACTATGGCCGAAAGAAATCTTAAAGCAAATAAAAATAAATAAAAATATTAAATCAAATTAATTCAAGAATTCGCATATACGATCGTATAGAAATTGTTTCGTTTTTTTTTCTTTAAATGATTCAGCAAAACCTGTGTCTTTATGAATACACGTCACTTTATTGTAAATTTCAAGTAACTCGGCATGCGTATAGGACGAAATCGATTTAATCGGTGTCAAAACATTTTCCATTTTCCATTTTGATTCTCGAATCTGTTTTGCGTAAGCCAGCGACGCGTCCTTTCTTTTAAAAACGTGAACGCCCAAACCGCCTTCCACTTCCTCAACAATGTGTGTTACGGATGAATCTCCTATGCCGTAGAGCTCGCAGTAACAATTCTTTTTCATAAATATTGCGGAAATATCATAAATAATACAAAGCCCATAAAATCCTTCCAGTGTAAGCGGAGCATCTCCGGACAGCTCGTTCTCAATGCGAACTTTATTCAGCTTGTGTTGCTTAAACACGTTTGGTAACTTGCGCATTTTTTCGACGGAACCAATTTTTATTTCTTTTTCCGTGACAAATTTTGTTTTCAGATACTTGTACGCATCTTCTCCATTCAACATGATATAAAATGCCCAAAATAATTTATCTTTATCTCTCGTAATATGAAATAAATAAGAAGAACTGTTTATACTACTATCATCCTTTACAATCGGCATTAAAACTGGTGCCGCCACCTGCGCGGAAACTGGTGCCACTGGATCTTCTAAACGAATCACATATTGCTGAAGTAAATCAACCACTTGTTCCAAATCCGATTGCATGTTTTATATACAATGTAATCAAGTATAGTAGTCCTCGTCGATAAACACTGGTAATAATATTAATTCAACGGAACCCTTTAATATTATTTGAAATATTGATTAGAAAGTGTCATTTTTTTCTTCTCAAATTCGCACATTTGACTTTCTTGGTTCTGCACAAATGTCACATACTCGCTTATTTTGTGAATTACATCCAAATTAACGTACGACAAGTTTAAAAAAACACCGTTTTTATTTTCGCTAAATGTAATATGATTTTTATATAAAATTCGTAGAACCTCGATTTGATGGAATACAGGAAGCGCTTCAATGTTATCTCTCAGCATTTTTAATGACTCTGTGAACGGTGTTTGCGACGCCGATTTTTTGTTTACTATATTGTAATTATTGTTATTCCCGTAATTATGGATATAATCGACATCATCGTCATAATGATTCTCTTCTATAGTTTGCATACTCTTCTTTTTTATTTCTTTTTATTTATAAAATATAAAATATATTATAAATGTTATCTGTAAAATCTTTTTATATATATATTTAAAAATATTTAAAAATATTTGAACCACAATTATTTTTTATTTATTCATATTAAAATAATCATTCATTTGTTTGCTTTGAACCTTGGCACGAGTTGTTGTTGAGTCTTTTTGACAAGTAGTGTCATAATTTTGAATCATTGTATGATATACAGTTGCCCATCCTAATCCAATCATAGTGAATGACGTGTGTATAACGTTATATATATATATATATAGTTATAAAATAATTATTCTATATCCATTTTATAATTATTCTACATTATGTTACACTGTATTCTTTTCACGTTATACTGTTGTCTTTATATACCCATTATTCAACATTATATTCCAAGCAGCGATTACAAAGCGGCGCATAGCCCAGTTGAAAAACGTTCAGTTCAAGATTCGAATGTCCCGAGTTCGAATCCCGCAAGATCAGCTGTTAATTTTCATCATTCGGTAGCTTTAAAGAAGCTGCTCGTCACAACCAATAAAGTGACATACATATTATACCAAACCACTCTCACGGCGAGCAGCTTATCGTCGAATAATCCAATGACATTCACGTGTCCGAACATTCGATGGTTATCTCTTTATCATTAAAAGGCAGGCGTTGGATCGATACCAACGGGTGGTACTAACCGGCATGGCGCAGGGGTAGCGCGCAGGGCTCATAACCCTGAGGTCATACGATCGAAACGTATTGCCGGTATTTCATAATTCAGCCGCTTTACAGAAGCTGCTCGTCGAGATGGACGTTAAACGAATCATCACGTCATATGTAGCTGACGAAAAACAATACAACCTTTGTTGGCGAAGCCATCCTCACGTCATGCAAGACGGTAAACTAATGCGCACATTCCAATGTCCATTGTAGTTGAATGGACCTAATTTTTTTAGTTATATTTTTTCATTCGTGTACTTGAATGTATAATAAGAAACGAACGATGCTGCAATCAACATTGGCAGCGACTCGTACGACAAATTTGTAGTTTTCATGATAATAAGCGCACACGAAATTGGACTTCCGAAAATGGTGCTGAAAAAGGACGTGATGCCTATAATGATCGACTGAATGTGAGGAATGGATGTAAAATTATCGTATAAACTTCCAATTCCGCCCCCAATCGACATGAAGACAAATTTTTGGCCACCCGAACATCCCGAAATAAATGTGAGAATTACATTACAAAGAAACTGAAACAATATACTGAAATTATACGTGCAAGAATCAACTAGTTCGCAATTCACAAGGTTAATTCCACTTCCCGCAATTCGAGTCGCATTTTCGGAATAGTTGATTAATGCGGCAACACAAAATCCAAATACGACTGGAATCACGTTTAGTAGCACGGCGCTCTTGTTGACCAAGGAACGCACGCCATAAAATAGTAACGTCATTGTTTTCATTAATGCGGATGCAATGACTCCGCAAATAATGGCTAAAAATAAATACTGAAATGTATGCGTAACATTATATGCAAATTCAACGGGATTTTCTTGAAATAAATTACCGGTCCTGTCACTCGTAAGTGCGTATGCAATATATATTCCAACGCAACAGTATGCTAGGTTCGATAAAATCTGAGAAGAACCTTCACGCAACGGTTTCTCAATCGATAGCACGAGTGACGCCAGTGGTGAACGAAATAGTAGCGTAATTGCAAAAACATACCCCAAATATAGCACACTCTCAAAGTTCAATTCGGAACCAACATTCTTGAATACCGTCTTGAAGAGAGAACACGCGTATAATAATAAAATCATGGACATGTAAACCATCGGAGTTTCGGGACCCAGTGCTCCGCCCGCATACACTGCAATCAAACTACTTGCGATAATCGCTAAAATAGAAGAAAATGGAAACACGGTTTTAAAATAATTTGGATGATCAATATTTTTTAACAAGTTGTGAATATTTGAATTCAACGGACCATTGGCATTTTTAAAAAGAAATGATCTAGACGCAACCCAAAAAAGTAGAGGCGTCAATAAATACATGGCTTTCGGATTTTTAAAAATATTTATTTTTGCTTCGAGAGATAAATTTGTAAACGCATCTCGATACAATATGCAAATATATCCAATACAATAAAGTGCGATAATGACAAATATAAATGTTGTAAGATTTCTAATTAATTTATTCATTCATATACAATCTATATTAAATTAAATATTACATATATAATTATTGTATATAAATTTACAAATAATTATCCGGTTATTAGTGATTGTTTATTGTTTATCATTCATTTTTTTATTTAATTACTTGTTTATTTATTTTATTCGAATCTCTCTAAATATCGAAAACGTAAATCTATGTAAAAAATCAGATTCCATTTTTTGAAGCAATCGTTTTTTTTTGTAAAAAGTTTGTCGATATCATTCTAGAGAGATTCGAATAAAATAGATGATGGGTAGTTAAATAAAAAAATAATAAAAAATATAAAATATTCGCATGAAATTCCAATCTATATGAAATTTACATGATTTAAACTTTTTTTTTATTTATTTTACGAAATGGTTGTGATTATGGAATGTATATACTCACTTGGTCGTCTTCATAATATCCAGAGTCGATCAAATGCTGGGTGAATTTTGGACCCCCCCAATTCGGATCCATCGGATTTGGACTCATCCCGGAATCTTGCTGAATGAAATTGAGCATGTCAAGCGGCGTGACGTCGCCCATATTGAAACCCGACGCGTCAAACCCGGGATACGAATTTGTATTGTATGGCGGATCGTTCCGATTCGAATCCATGAGCTTGGTAACGGGAGGCAAACGGTTTCGTCCAGGAGTTGTCGTATCGACCATGGGCGGAAGACCGCCTTGTAAATCTACTGGCGACGGGCGTATTTTATAAATGTTTTGCCCTTGGGCGTCGTTTGTTTGTTGCAAATACAAAACTGGACATACAATTCCTTGACTTCGTTGCCACTTCATGAATTCTACGTAATCTTCTAAATTATTAAATTTTATAGGATTTACTCCTGGAACTTTAGCAACTTGAGAATTATACAAAAATATGTCGGTTCCTTTTTGTATCAAAATATTCGGACACCTCTGCGGTTGACTGCCGACAAATCCTTCTTGTGCGGCAGAATAGTTTATCGCAAAATAAAGCCCTAGAACAAAAACTAGAAGCGTAAACAACAACGTATTTGAAATATGACTCGATAATTGTGGAATTGAAATGTTCACCATTTATTTATTCTATATAATATATATAAAGTTATTTATATTTTTGCTATAATTTTTCTTATTCTTTATATAAATAAAGAATAAAATATAATTCATTTTTATTTATATAAAAAATGGTTAAACTTCATTATGACCCTAAAATGAAACATCCCAAAGGGCCGTGTGTCGTTATGATACACGCAAGTTGGTGCGGACACTGCAAAACTCTCAAGCCAAAATTTGAAAACGATATTGTTACGTCGGATGAATTCAGTAATGAGCTTGACGGATTACTTACATTAGGGTCTATTGAAGAAGCCGACTATGATAACGACGCGGCAAAAAAACTATTCGGGACGGTCGACGGTTACCCCACCGTTCGATACATTCGTTTCGATCAAAACGGAAAACCGGTGAGGTCGTTTGACTTACCGTCGGAGACACCTCGCGAAGCAGAAAATATTATCGAGTGGATTAATAGCGCGGTAAAGAATGACGCGGTAAAGAATGACGCTGTAAAGAATGACGCTGTAAAGAATGACGTTGCAAGTGTAAAAAATAAAAAATTAAAAAAAATAAAAGGCGGGAAAAGGAATACAGTAAAAACAAGAACAATCACTCGTAAAAAATATAAGAAGAGTAAAACCAAAAAAAACTATAAATAGAAAATAAAATAAAATAGAAAATAAAATAAAATAAAAAATAAAATAAAATATGTAACAATAGTATACTGGCAAGACATGTATAAAAAGATTTTCTCGAATTATTTAGTAATTTCCGTCATTTTTTTCATTGTTACCTTTCTTATTATTTATTTTAATACACCCAAATCCTTGTTACGAGATCGACTATCTGAAAACACAGCTAAAGCAATCGTATTATCGTGTATAGATTTCAGATTTGTAAATGATGAAATTTATTTTTTGAATAAAGATCGTAAAAATAATTTTAATCTTTTTTCTTTAGCGGGAGCGAGTTTAGGTTATAATCAGAATACTTTTCCGGAATGGGGAGTAACTTTTGATAAACATGTCGAATTATCGAAACAATTGCACGACATTGATGAAATTATCGTTATAGATCACATGGATTGCGGAGCGTATAGAATTTTATACCATAATGATGAAATGACAAAAGAGGAAGAATACGAATTGCACACGAAAAATTTAAATAAATTTAAAACCATCGCAAGTAAAAAATTCCCGTCACTAAAAATCTCAACATATTTAACTCAGCTCGACGGCTCTGTTAAAGAAATCCAGTAGCATATAAATATATATATAAATATTATTATAGTTCCACCGATTTTAATAATATAAAATAAAAAATATTAAAAACAATAACAGAAATAGAAAAAATATAGAATAGAAAATAGAAAAAGTTAAGTAGAATAAGAATGGAAAAAGAAATTTATGCGATTGCCGTATTTAATGACGCTATAAAAGGAACGGTCAAATTTAGCGAAGATGGTAAAGAAAATAGAATCAAAATCGAATTAAATATTACAGGATTAAAACCAAAAAGCAAGCATGGATTCCACGTGCACGAAGCCGGCGATTTAACCGACAAGTGCACAAGCATGTGCGCACATTTCAACCCCTTTGGTAAAAATCACGGATGTCCGGGACTAAAAGAACGGCATGTAGGCGATCTTGGAAACATTGTAACAAACGGTAAAGGCGAGGCAAAGTACACATTCTATGACAACGCGATCAAATTGAGAGGAACAAAATGCAACATTATTGGACGAGGGTTGATTATTCACGAGGACGAGGATGATTGCGGCATGGGCGGCAATGCGGAAAGCTTGAAAACGGGAAATGCCGGAAAACGCATTGCTTGCGCCGTTATTGGATATTCAAAAGAAAATTTTAAACAATAAACAAATATTTTATTAACATATTTTATTCACGTTTTTATTATTTAAAAAATTGATAATAAAAACGATACACATTGTATTATATATAAGAGGGATACAGAATACAGATACGACAAAGGAACCATGATTACGCATTCGTATTCGCATTCGAATAAAATCGCACGATTGGTTGGATTTGCCGCGGAAGAGAGTCGTAATTCTGTTCAACAATTCAAGCACGGCGCGGTATTGTGTAAAGGAGGGAAAAAAATATGCTGCAGTCACAATATGGACACGAGGACGTCGTATCGAAGGAATATATGCTGCAGCATTCACGCAGAAATGGGCGCAGTGACTAAATTTTTAAACAGTTATATCAAAATACACTCGCATTCAAAGGATCCAGAAAAAATCAAACGAAAGCTGGGAAAATTTTCCATTTGTGTCGTAAGAAGCATTGTATCTGAAGACGACATTTATTGTGTGAGCAGTGCTCCCTGCGCCGACTGTCTTAACAAGCTGAAAACGGTTGGTTTAAAAAATATAATATATTCAAATCAAGACGGCAGTATAACCAATGTGAAACTTTCATCATTTCATCCGTCGAATTCGTTTGTCACTGCTTCCATGAGGAAACAATTATTTATCGACAACATGCGGATCAAACCGCTTATACGACTATGATGGCATATAAACATGTAAACAATATTCACTCAAATATTCACTCATAATTCATAACTCATACATACTCTTTACAAATACCAAAACTCCTGCGATGCCAGTGACTAATTCCATATTTTTTTATTCCTTCCATGTGTTTTTGTGTTCCGTATCCTTTATTGTTTTCTAAATCATATTTTTCCTGTAATTCCGGATGTTCTTTGCACAATTCCATAATATATTCATCCCTTGAAACTTTTGCCAGTATAGATGCTGCTGCAATGGACGCGTATGCATTGTCACCCCCTTCGATTGTCGAATAAGGCAAATGGGCCGCCGAATTGTTTGTATGCGGATGCAACATCGGTATAAAATCATTTCCATCAACGAGCAAATAGAACTCTTCCCCATTTTTATTTTTACCTCGATCTTTCATGTCGTCGCACACGTCGCGAATTGCTTCGTGCATTGTTTGAATGGTTGCTCTTCTTATATTCATTGCATCAATCGTGTCATGTTCTGCATATTTCACGCTCCACGAAATTGCGTGTGTTTTAATATAATCAGCCACTTCTTTTATTTTTTTATCCGAATGGAATTTTTTACTGTCTTTCATTTTTGAAAAGTCAAATTCACTCGTTGAAAACGGTAGCACTACGGCCGAAACATACACTCGTCCGAACATCGGACCTCTTCCAGCTTCATCAATGCCAATTTCTAAAAATGTAGCATCACCATCTGCATGATCATGACCATCATCGTCGTGCTGAAAGTAACATTTTTTTAATGTTTCATGCGTTTTTCTATTTTTTTTGCCACGATTAACCGTCGTCGTGGTCATCGTGGTCGTCGTCGCACATTGTTCCATGATTTGATTCTCAATGTTTGTATTTCCAGGTTGCATATTTCATTCATTCATATTTTCTATTCAATTTTTATTTTATTCCATTCCGTTATTCCATTACATTCCATTTCGATTGATAAGAAAAAATATACATTTCTTATCAAACAATTCTAATTTAATTAATTCCCAATTCTTCCAACATGTCCATGTTCTTGAAAATAAGTTTGTTATTCACACTCGGATACTCTTTCATTTTCACTTTTAATATTGACAAATATTTAATGTTGGATACAATACCGTGCCATTTTTCATGAGCTGACAATGCATCCTTTCCATTCGTTACCAAAATAAAAATATTTTCATTTAATTCTTCAAGCTCGTTGGTTTTATTTGCCTGTCGAATATAAGAATTCACAATCTCTTGTAATTCTTTAAGTATATCAACCACGCTATCCACATCCAACATGCCTTCTTTCATTAAATTGACAATAAACATGCTCATTGCCTTTCTCTTGTCATTCATTTTTGTAACCTCGCAAAACTTATTATAGTCCACGCTTGGATCAACATATTCCACTTTTTTAAACAACCCCACAAATTCCGAGTAACTTTTTTCAAATACTTTTGTAAAAATATCATGACACTTGACGAGCTGTTTAAATAATTTTGCATAAAGCGCCGAATAAAACATATTTGAACTTGCAGTATTGAATATAGAATGCGCAATCTTATCAATATTCTCTTCATCAATGGAAATAGAGCCGGTATCCGTGCCGCCACTGCCTCCACCCTCTTCTCCTTCACCTCGAATAATATTGTTCACTTCGCAAAGTATTTCTGATTCAACGACGCCGTAGGTTGCATCGGTTAGCTTGTTTAGCAAGGAACGAATCGTATCAACCCGTTTCTCAATGCCTTCTGTTTTCTTCATTTCCGTTTTTTGAAATGTTCGAATGAGCGTCCAATCGTCGTCGCTTATTTGCAACGGTTTATTTCTTGGACGTCGATTCATTGAAGTGGATGAAGAAGCAGAATGCTCGTGCGACACACTGGAGATAGAATTAATATTGGAATTAGATGGGTCGATACCACTCCCGATACTATTTGGTTTTTCTCGTACCGGAAATACAGGCGTTTTTATATAAGTAGGAGCACCGACTTTATTTGATAAAGACGATATCAGTTCGATAACATTGCTGTCTTTTAAATCATATGAAAATCCACCCAATAGAATATCATTAAAATCTTGAAGTGTGTATTGTTTCAGCGTTTTTGCCATATTTATCTTGTTCGGCTGCTACTTAGTATACGGATAGTTATTTATATCAGTTTATATAATAATATTAATTACTAATTATTTATTTTTATAAAAAATATAATAATAATTATTAGTAATTAATAATATGAATATGAATAATAATTTATTTTAACATTTATATGAATCATAAATTATAATATAAACTTGGCCTGTGACCTGCTTTGCTGCTTTACATCATCCGGATGACACTTTTTGCAATGTACGACATCGGATTATAATTGTAAATGCTCTCAAGGCCGATGTGGGACAATCCATGAACGCCGGCTGCGATTGAGAATAGAAGAACCATGTAAATTTTCTTTTCGGGGGTCATTTTATCAAGATATGAATAATTGAAAATCACAAAAAAGACTGCTAAAACAACAAACATAACGTTTGCGAGGTGCGAATAAAAAGACAAGCTAAGAAAAACTTCCGGATTCATTTTTGATTCGTGTAATAATAAATTATCAAATTATAATATTAGATAAGAATATAATTTGATAATTTTCTTTTTATTAAAAAAAATAAAAAAGATAAAAAAATAAAAACAAATAAAAAAAATAAAAAAAATAAAAAAAGAATGAGACACATATATTATAAATTTGTTTCAGACGAAACTATATTGAATCATGAACAAACAGAAGTAGCTAAACATAATTGGTCAAAATATTATAAAATAACTGATAAAAATACACATTATATAAGTTATCAAATGAAGAAATGTTTTGCTGGACCCTACGAAATTAAATATAACCAGTATAAAAAACCAATGATTGAAAATGGATTTTTCAATACATCGCATGACAATAAATTATGTGTTGGAGTTTTTGATTGTGATCACGATATTGGCATTGACGTGATGCATCTTGATCGCAAGTTATCTAGTTATGGAAAAAAAATATTTAATGAGTCTGAACCAAAAGACATATGCCAGTTTTCTCGTAAAGAAGCTTATATAAAAATGATTGGGAAAGGAATATTTGCTATTAACCTGCTGGACATTACAATTAAAGATGGTAAAATTTATTATAAAGGTCATCTAGAACCATATAACATTTTTGAAACCATATTTGATAACTATTTCATTTGTATTGTCGGTATATTTAATCCAACAGATTTTATATTAAAAGAATTTGATGACGCCGTCGTAACTAAGCATAACAAATTGCTTATAACTACTGCGTGTAATTAATTTCCGTAGTTGCACGTCTCATATGCTTTTTCGCGTGACATTTCGCGCGATGGAATGCCTCCACGCACCCACCCGTCTGCCGCAACGCCTTCAATCAAATTGGATGGATTGGACACCGTGGATGCAATGGACGGAATCAGCGGATAATTTAAATAATTCGAATAACACTGTTCTGACAACAAGTTCACGCTCCGTTTATTAATTGTCATATCGCCTTGAATCAATTTTGACTCAAGTAGCGGATTGCATTCACCGCGTCCGAGATACGGCACGGTTACAAACGGTCGCTGGTTCAACGTAATTCTGCATTTCGGACGCGTGAGCTCGCTACCATTCAGCAAATGAGAATTCACGTCAATGTTGCATCCGCCTGCACCAACTTGGTGTCCACCCTCGAAAAATATTCCCGGCTGGCTGGTTGCAAATTCAATCGGTCTAGACATTGTGCAATCGGATGCAAAAAAATTCTCCAACATGTAATTTCCGGAATTGAGATTTTGAACATTTCGCTGACTGAGACCGCATGTGTCGTTTCCGATACGCGCCATATTATCAAAAACATAATCTTTAACGGTTGCCATGTTATTTTATTTTTTGTGTGGTAAGTGTGTGTCTTGTGTTATAATATTATATATATACATAATAATATAAAAAAATCATTCTAAACTGAACAAAATAAATTGTCACTTCATTTTTATTAAATCAAGACATTACGCTTCCTAATCGCGGATTAAATCTTTGGCAAGCGAATTCATTGTTTTCTTTACACGATACCATAGAACCATAACAAAATTCTGCAAATGCTTTTTGGTCATTCGGAATCGTGGTGTTTGGGTTGGTATAAAAACTTCGCATAGAGTCATCAAATTCATATTTATCTCCTAAATCTGCAAATAATTTTTTTCGCAATTTTTCAGCTTCTGTTAAAGTTCTCGGTTCAAAATCTAAAACGGCCGCCACTTCCGTGCTGTGATTGATTTCTTTTTCAACCTTTGGATTGTATGCAGGCGCGGCTTGTTTTCGCTGCGGATTATATGCTATTTCCGGGAGTAATACATTCATCATCGGGTTAATAACGGTTGGTGTCGTCAAACTCGGTTTCAATGCGTCGTACATTTTTGAATTTACAAACCCCTCTTTCTTGTCATTGCCACTACTATTGCCGCCATTACTATTGCTGCCATTGTTTCCATTTTTTTCATCATATTGCGCTTGGTATTGCAACTTGTACATCATTACAAAAATGGCTAAAGTAATGAATCCGGTGATAAGTATATTCCCATTTTTCGTAATTAAAAATCCTAAAATGGTTAAAAGAATGACAATTCTCGATATTGCGTTCAATTTTTGTTCAATGGACATGAGCGGAGCAGGCCATAGGTCCGTCATTTCTTCTCTCTTCAATAATACCAGCGGATCATTTATCCAAAATGGCGTGGATGATGACAACTGTTTTTCCATGGTTGGAACTGGTTCTGTCATCGACGGTGGCGCATTTAAACCATTGTTACCGTTAGTGTTGTTGTTATTGTTCGTATTGCCTTTATCCATGTTTGCATTACCATTCATAGATGATGTCACATCAGATGCAGATTGCAACGTTGTTGTTGTTGTTGTTGCTGCCATTTTATACTATTAAACTATTAAAATAATTGATGTATATGATACAATAAATAATAATTATAATACCTGTATATAATATTATAATTATTATTAATATTTTATACCCGATTTTTATTAAAATTATTATTATTTAATATTTAATATAATTTTAAAATTATTTTAAATATATAATTTAATAAAAACATTCTTAAATTTATTTCTTCTTCTTTTTTTTATCAGATTTCGACAATGATGGAGACGCTTCTATAGGCGTTCGCTCTACAACTTCTCCGGTGCTAAAAACTTGTGGCGTTTTTACCGAATTGACTGGAGGAGCGGCGGCTGCAGTGGCAGTAGCAGCGGCAAGAGCAGCATCCCGTTGTTGTTGCTGCAATTTCAGTTTTTGCTGCATTCTCTCTTTCATTTGAGACACCTTCATATTTCGTTGCAAGTGACTTTGCATAGCTCCAATATTTACTTTGCTTTTTCCGCCACCGCCCCCCATTCCGCCCATCATACCGCCCATTCCCATTTTATTCAACATGTCTGCTAAATTATTCATCCCCGGCATCCCTTTCATTTTGCTCAACAAGTCGCTCGCTTCCTGCATAAGTTCGCTCTCTTTAATTTCACCCGACTTGAATTTTTGATCCAGTTTTGAACCCACATTTTTTACAAGCGACATTAACTTGCCAGGATTTTTAAACATTTTTTGAAACACGTTTTTAAAATCCATATTCTCTCCATTCTCTCCCCCAAACTCCATTTCAAAATCCACATCCTTGGCCGTCTCTTCGGCAATCTCTTTTGCAAGTTTTCCAATTTTTCCGTTTAAAATGTGAGAGATGTGGTCGTGGATGGATTCCGCGTTTGCACTGTTTCCACCTTTTGCATTTGACTCTGCGCACCCATCCCCATCACCGTGTCCATTTTTATTCATTTTTTTAGCCCATTCAAAAAAATTAAATTCTGCTTCTGATGAACCGGTGTTATCATTCGCACTCGCATTCTCATGTTCCGAAGAAGCATTCGCATTTGCATTCGCATTCGCATTCGCATCGGTCCCTTCAAACATGTTATACATTTGCTGAATGGTCTCTTCCAACTTGTTGCGCAACTCGTCTTCATTAATCGCCTCGAACAAATTGGCAGCATCTCCAAACGATTTTCGATCCTCAATATTTGTTATAATCGACATCAGAATCAATTGTAGGTACTTCCAAATGGTTTCGCGAGTGGCATCGCTAATACCTTCCGTATTCCACAATACACGAAAATCGATATTCGGCAAAAAGTGTGTGTTCACATTTGTGGATTCGCCACCATTATTTTCAAGATGGAATATTTTTTCATTTTTATACAGAATATCGAAAAATCTCTCGGGATACACTTTTGAACAATAGTCATACAAAACGCTCACAACTTTTTGTGTTTCTGTTTCCGATTCGGCGCTAGAAATATGAATCCCATTTGAATCCAAAAATAAACTGAATGTGCTTTTATACTCTGGAAACGTATTTGAAATATCGGCAAGAAACTCGAAAATCACCTTTTTAAACTCGTCTGGTATTTGTTTTTTTGATGTCGGCATTTTTATAAATAAAAAATACTATTTATAAAAATACTTGTAACGAATTATTTAAATGGTTGTAAATGATAATAATATAATATATTTCAATTCATATTTCAATTCATATTTCAATTCAACATTTTATACTTTATAATATCAACAAGTTAAATAACAAACAAGTTATACCATTCAAGTATAATATAATTTCGCGAGGTTGCATAAATTTTGAATGTACTTCATTGATTTTTGTTGATTTTCTTCCGTCATATTTCTAACATACCCTCTCAAACGCTCGATAAAATTGGAAATACTATCGGTCATGGTAACATCCGCCGAATAATCCTTGTTTATAAAAAAAGAAATGTCTCCATTCTCAATCGGATCCTTGTATGGAATATGAATGTACATATTCCAATATTCCAAGACTATTTTCGGATTTGTCTTTTTAAATAAAAATAAAAGATTCTTCATGGTTTTTACTTGATCATCTTCCGGGAAAACACTTTGTATGTCTTCTACAAACTCATCAAAATGTTTATTAAATCCTTTTAAAATAAATGATTTGCCAATATTTGCATCTGTTTTTTCATTCGTATGATTGTCACTATTATTACCGTTGCTGCTGCAAGTTTCTTGATGGCTCATGATTGTTTACGTATGATAAGAATAATTGTATATATAGTATTATTTTTATATTATTTTTCATGTAAACATTTAAATGTTGAATAAACAACGAACACAAACAACAAAATCTAAACATTGGATTCGACATCAAGACGACGACGCTGCGCTAAATTGTTCTGTGTTCCACGTGTATTTGCAACTGCTGCACATGTAGACAAATTTCAAATTAGTGTCGTCGTATCGAATGTATAAAACGGTGCACGGCTTGTCCAATTCCGTGTTTGTTTCGCACTCGACGTTTGGACACTTCATGGACTTGATTCGCGGAAGCGTGGGGTCCAAATGCGTGTATTCATTCACCACATCCGCCAAGTGCACATCGGACTGCTTGAAATACGTCTTTGACACGCTGATCGTCGCTTCGGTATTCTTTTCTTCGTTTCCGCAGTTTCTGCACTTGTGAATGAGCACTTTCGTCGTGGCTTCTTCAGGACTAGAACCCGGAGCGTCTCCCATCGTAATGTAATACATGTTCCTACACACGCTGCAAAACTTCATTGTTATTCCGTTTTTTTCTTTACTTAACACTTATATATAAAATCCATTTAAATTCAATTTTATTTAAATAAAAAAATCAAAATAAAAAATCAAACGAGTTAAAATTTCAAATTATTAAAAAGCGGAATAAGCTCCTCGTAATTCACCTTGAATCCGAATAAATAGAGAGATGAATAAAAATACTCGGTATGAAAAACCGTCTCGCGATTGGTTTGTAGTCGCTTCATAATTGCATCCTTATTTTTAATATAGTGCGCCTTCATAATGTCATAAAAATGCTCGCAAAAATCCGGGCTCATGGCGGGAACAACCCGTTGCAAGTTTTCAATACTCGACACGAGATGATGAATCGAAAATGATAAATTTCGATACTCAATTAGCGCGTGGTAACTTTTAAAATCTTTACTGGTCCTGGTAATTCCAGGTTCGTGCAATATGGGTTCATTGTCCATGATTGAAATCAGTGTTAACAATATAGACGAAATGGTTTGACATCCGCTCCATTTCTCTCCGCGCCACGTGTTTAAAATATCAATGCACACCTTTTTCGTTTTATAAAAGTTGGGATGAAATCGCGTTGTTCCGTCGTTGGTGCAATACTCTAGAGTAGGCGGCGAATGCGGATAGTCGGGAGGAAACGTGAATCTGAAAAAATAATAACCGTTGCAATAGAGTGAATCTTTCGGACCAATAATAAGTGCCCACCCCTCCATCATGTTTGTCTCACTGTGTTTGTAATAAATGCCCTGATCGTGTAGCGGGTTCATCATGATTTGCTGTATATCTTTTAGCAAACGTTTTACGGCATCTTTTGATATTGTTACGGGTGGAGGCGGCGACACCACTTCGTTCGCGATTTTGGTATTTATTGTTGGCATTGTCGTTGCTGACATCATTCTAATTTATAATTAATTATAGTTATTAAATAACATTCATAAATAATATTTATATTGTATTTATGAATTATCATAATTTATCATCATTTATCATAAATTTTATGGACATAAAAAATATTAAATATAAATATTTATCATTAAATTATATTTGATATATATAATTATAACTATTAAGTATTTTTTAATAATATAAATACAAAAATAACACAAAATATACAATTAATAAAAATAATAATAAATTAAAAATACTACAATGTCGAGTAAAAAAAACCCAATTGAAGAGATATACAAGTGCAGCATTTTGACGCGACGCGAGGGTATAGCTGGTGGAGTCCCCAAATGCATTTTTGTTTTTTATGGTGGCGGCGTCGGCGACAACATAAATGAAAGTGTAGGAGAAGCCGAAACGGAATCATCGGCATCAACATCCAAAGTTTTAACGCGACTTTATAACGCATACATTGAGGATGGATCCAATTCGAAAATGTTTGAACATATTTTTAGCAAAATGGAACTAAAAAATATTGCGACATATGACATTCAAGTATACGTGATTCCTTTTAAGATATATTCTGATGATTCGATTGATGTCGTCAAGCGGAAAATTATGTTGGCTATAAAAAGTGTGCCCGAGATGCCAGATTCGGATTACGCGTATGATGAAATGTACTTGTTTGCAAAAACACCTGTAACTTTTGATTCCAATGAAGTGTATCATAAAATGACAGAACTAGCGCTAACAAAAGATGAACGCGAACGCGATACAACAACAATCGAACTAGATTTTCTAAAAACGCATGTAATGGGGTACAGTTCTTCAACCGGAGAACGCGTCAATACGGGCGGAGTCGACAACATTTTATCCACTTTGAAATCGTTGAACGCGAGAGAAATGTTTAAAGATGTTCCAGTGGGACAGAGCATTCCTTCCAATGCGTATGTGAATCCATTTTTCTTTGAAAATGGCGACCAAGATGCTATGGTGGACATTTCGAAAATAAAATCAAAAATAAACGGTTTAGAACTGTTGTTAAATACAAAAAATATTGTTCATAATACTTTATTTGTGTGTTTTGCGAGAGATGTTATAGAATCAGGTGGCGATGACAAGGGCGATGACAAGGGCGATGACAAGAGCGGCATTGTTTTAAAAGCGTATTATCCATTATTATATTCCAATGGAGTTCAGAATGCGGGCCAATTAGAATCCGAGTCAGTCAAGATTAGAATGCGAGAGAAAACAGAAGAACTTCTAGAGTCGAGCGAATTCAAAACAAATGTAAAACAAATACAGCTGTTTTATGACATTTTTGAACAATCGACGAAACCAAAACTGAAAAGCGAAGAAGCGGGAATTATTGAAGTCGATATTGAATTGTTACCGGAAAGCGATTTTAATTTCCCATTGGAACTACTGTTTAAACTGTTTCATGCGACCGAACAGTGTCAAGTCATTAAATATAATCCGCAGTTTCAGGATGCAATTTTGAGAATGTATACGAAAAACCATACGAAAAGCGGGGCAAAAATTCCATATTTTATCATTCAGCATCAATCAGAAGCAAACAAGATATATGACGTTTACATGAAGTTGAAACGAAAGGAACAGCATCCGAATCCAAGTCCGAGTCCGAAGATGAATACAAATGCGCGTGTAAGTATTTACATTAATTACAATAAATTAGAGAGACAATATGGTGTAAGAAACAGCGAAAATATTGTTTTTGTTTGCGATTTTGATGAACGCGGACACATTTTTATTCACGCGTCATTTAAAAATGCGTATAATGAAGATGCTCTCGATGAAATGATTCGTGCTGCAGTTTCTCCGCATATACGGTCCGTCGTTGATTTTTTACAGCAAAACGGATACAAAATGCGCGACTTTTATTCCATGTACGATGAAAATGTGGTGATACAAAGTATGAAATATTTGCTTGTATCCAAGCTGAACAACACGGAACCTTTGGTATGGAATCGTTTTTATGGTTGCATGTCGAGTGTAATGAAAGTAATTGAAAACAACTGGAACTCGGACGAAAAAGGGGTGAATATGCAATACATTCGTGTTCCGAATTTCGACGAAGCGATTTTGAGAGTAGGTTATATTGAACTACTTTATAATCTCGGATTTCGAGAGAAGAAACAAGTCGTTGATCTGCTCGTTAAAAATTTACTCGTTTCGAAAAAAATTGCCGAGCAAAGTTACGAAGAATTCAAAACGAATTTTGAAGGAAAATATAGTAAAGTATTGCAAAAAAAACAAATGCCGAAGAAAATATATGTTAGAAAATTGCCCGGTTTTAAACTACACATGATGAAAAATTTGGGAGACAAGAATAATAGAATAACGATAAAAGTATCCGGTATCAATAACATATATACCCTGAATCCGATTCGTATATATCTTGATTCGCTGCTACACATTTTTGGAAATGATGAAAAGTATATGCCTGTTCAGCTCGTAAAACAGCTGTGCGATATAACATCCACAACTAAATCGTCGGTTCCTTCAAAAAAAACAGCGGCGCCAATTCCGGCACCAATCCCGGTAGAAGAACCGGCACCAATCCCGATAGAAGAACCAGTTGAAGCACCAATTCCAGTTGAAGAACCAATTCCAGTTGAAGAACCAATTCCAGTTGAAGAACCAGTTGAAGAACCAATTCCAGTTGAAGAAGCACCAGTTGAAGCACCAGTTGAAGCACCAGTTGAAATGGAAGAAGAAGAAGAAGATATTGGAGATTTTGGACTACTAGGCGGCAATGAATCAGTCGAAGAAGACGAAGAAGACGAAGAAGAAGACGATGATTTTATCGGCGGAGCATTTGAATCAAATCCAGTGTACAAGAGATTAAAAAATATGGAACCTTCCTTGTTTAAAGAAACGGCCGGGTATGCTACAAAATGTGGATGGAGTGCAAGACGACAGCCCGTTTTATTAACCAAAGAAGAACTGGACAAAATTAATACATATGACGAATCAGTCGGACAGCCATCGTATTACGGCATTCCTTTAGAATACAACAGTCAAGGCGAAGAAGGTGAAGACGGCGAAAAAAATTCACATTATTATATTTGTCCTCGGTATTGGAATGTACCGGAAGAGAGATCCGTCTCTCAAAAAGAAATTGACGAAAATAAACTTCAAAAACACATTGTCACAAAGGAACAAGATTATAATCCAAGTAATAAAGACAAATATATAATCGATTTAACATCTCCTCTTGAGCATTTTAAAACCGGAAAATATACACCATACTTACCAGGATTTCTAAAAACGCTCAAAACCAAAAGCGGAAAATGCTTGCCTTGTTGTTTTACAGGCGTTAAAGATAAAGACAGTGACGATTTCAAAGATTACCGCGTTTTTGAAAAAGAACAACAAGTGATCACCCAGTGTACAAAAGGAAAGGAAGAAAAGGAAGGGCGAGTGCAGGCACCAAGAAGTAAAACGAGCGAAAAGAAACGTGATGCGGAAACAGAACAAGCAGGTATCGCATCCGAAATAGCGTCGGAGCAACAAGGAGAACAAGGAGAACAAGAGCAACAAGGAGAACAAGAACAAGAACAAGAACAAGAACAAGAACAAGAACAAGAACAAGAACAAAAACAAAAACAAGAGCAACAAGAGCAACAAGAGCAACAACCAGCATCAAAACAAAAGAAGAAGAAATTAAAAACAAATTTATACGTTTCAAAACCCGATTCTGCATTTCCTCTTCAACAGAATAATCTTGGATTTTTACCGCCTTCTCTCCAACTTTTCTTGTTTGAAGATGAAAATTATAGTAAGAAATGCAAGTCCACAAAGGGCGACATGTTGGTCGAAAATGAAATATGCGTGCTGCGCATGGGTGTTCTCGAAAACAAGGATTCAAATTACCACCAGTGTTTTATTTCTTGCATTGCAAACATTTACAACTCACTCACAGACAGCTCGTTGACTGCCAACGAGTTCAAACATCGCATATTGATTCCCGGCCTTTCTCTCGACCGGTTTGCGTTTTATCAAAACGGGTCACTCGTCGAAACATTTAAAAAATTCGAATACATTGATAAAGACCATCTCCTCAAATATCGTGATACACCTTTATTCAAAAAAATATTTGGCGACGAGGTCGGCGTTGACTTCGACAATGATGAAGATAATAAAATTATATTTTTTAAGACGCTCATCATGTCATACGAAAATTTTATAAACTACTTATCAAATGATGAAGTTGTCATCGATTACACGTATTTATGGGACTATGTTATGGATGCAGTTCTGTGGTCAAGTTTCAAAAAAGTTGAAAAGGAAGAAAAGCGCCAACTGCCAATAAACAAACACGGAATAAATTTAATCATTTTAGAACTTTCCGATAATAAAGAAGAAGTCAGCATCCTATGTCCCACAAATCATTATTCCAGTTCAACATTTGACCCGAATAAAAAAAATATAGTCCTTGTAAAATTCGAAGGTTATTATGAACCGCTTTACATCTACTTGTACACGTCAAAACGTGAAATTGTGAGCACCGTTTTATTTTCATCTTTAAATTCTCCCACGATTGACCCCTCTCTCAAAAGCGCTCTCGTGAAAATACAATCCTTCTTTCAAACCACGTGCAAGCCCGCGCAACTTATAAAATCAATTGTTCAAAACAAATCGTTTGATGCGATTATTCAGATTCTGAAAAGTAAAGAAACATCCCAAACTCAAATCCGCGATATAAAACAAATTGTTGAATTCTCAGGGAAAGTGATCGGAATGCAAATTTCATATAGCGTGACGCGAAAAGAACAAACGCAGCAAGTTGTCGGAAATATTCTTTGCAATCCTTCCGGTATAAATCCGGACCCAAATTATGAATTGGTGTTTGTAAACCAGTCTCCGACAATTTGGAAAACGTACAAGCACACAAAAGATTTTGCAGCCCTGATTCAAAAAAAATCCAATGGTGAAATACCATGCGCACTGAAATTAAAAGTTGTTGAAAATGAACGCGTCGTCGGTTTTATGACAGAAACCAACCAGTTTATGCCAATTAGCGAACCTTATCCATTCAAAGACGACGACGATTTAAAACACGTTGAATTAGGCAACAGCGTAAACATTGACGCGTCCATTCTTCCGCAGATAAGCAGAACCGGATTCATTTTCAAGAGAGACGAAGAGAGAACCAACGATGTTGAAAAAATACGTCTTGAAACTAATTTTTATAACGCTTTTCGTAACATTATTCGAATCCATTTGAACCGTTTTGAAATGATGGAGACGCGTAACGCAATTGAAATGCTCTTTCATAGTCGTCGTTCTTCGGCTTCGGCTTCGGCTTTGGCTTCGACTTCGTCTTATTCCGAGGAACAACTTGACCAGCAGTATAAACTGTACCTTAAAAAGCTCGAACAAATGAAAAAACTGCTACAAATGTTGGGACAACGCAGCATCCAATTCATCGATATGAGCCCGTCGGTTTTGAAAAACATTTACGAGCAAAACTCGGCTCTCAGTTGTGTGACAGAACGCAGCTCCTCGTGCAAAAAATACGCGTATTGTTTTTCTATCGATTCTTCTTCTGCTTCTTCTGGTTCTTCTGCTTCGGAAAACGCTTCGGAAACAGAAGGTTGTGGACTTTACATTCCCAAACGCAACCTGGTTGACGGTTCAAATAACGAGAATAATTATTATGTTCGACTGGCCGACGAGCTGCTTCGTTACAACCGCATACGCGCATTCATGCTGTATCCAAACAAGTATTTGACATTCGATTCCATAAGCTACAACTTGAAAGAAAATGAAATGTTGCTACTGGATGCCGATTTGGCAAGTTACATTTCCGAAAATAAACGCGCAATTGCGTCCAATGACTACGTTGAATACAAGAGTTACTATACTAGCGAAGGCGAGGAATTCATCGATGATGAAGACAGCGATGACGAAGAAGGCGGCGCCGAATACGTGGACTAAAATAATCAAGTATAAAATTGAAACAGTTGAAATAATTGAAAACAAACTAAAAAAATAAAATAAAAGGTTTATGTTATTTTATTTTATTTTTATTTTCTACTAACGATTTACTAGTTTATTTTCTACTAACGATTTACTAGATAACCTACAGACCTACCTGCTGCCTGGTCTCCGGTTAAAATCCCATATCATAATCCTCATCAACTGAACCAAGATTCGATCCTTGCACTTTATCCAGCGTGCTTTGTATTGTCAACTTGTTCTTGCTGCACGGGTTCAGCGGATCCTCTGCCGCAATCTTGTCCATAAACCCTTGTAACAATGCATCCTTCTCTTCTTCCACCGTCTTATCCGCTGTCGCAACCTCTCCCATTTTCATGATTTGACCGATATCCAGCATCACCTTGAACGCGCTCGTTCCAAAATAACCCTCCTGTCCGCACATTACATTCGCCGACACTCCGCGCATCTCGTCCAGCTCCGCGTGTCGCGCCGCTTTCAAAAACATCTCCGGCGTCTCCTCAAACGACGCCTTGGCAATCGGTCCAATGTCGTCATTATTAATTCCGTGTCGAAATATCGAAACCATTTCCGATTTACACGTCATGCGGTCGCAGAGTAAACTAATATGGTGGTGATTAATATACGTCGTGTCAAACGCTTCATACAGCTCGTTAAACAGCGCCTGTCGCGCAGCTTCAATCCCAAGCACCCGGTTAATCTCCTGAATGTCGTTGCTAATCGTTCGTCTCGCGTCAATGTTCTGCAGTGATAAAATCTCCATGAAATTCGAACCCACCGCATCTAGCACCCACGTCTCCTTCTTTCGATACGTGTTGTTCTCTTTTGCAACCAAATCCACCACTTTACGAGCCAGCACCGTTTTAATGCCTTTAATTCCCCTCAAAATAATATTCTTCATGAGCGCGTCCTGAAACGTCTTCAGCTGGTAAATTTTATCCGTCTGATCCAGCGTCTTTGGATCCTTTTCCTTCTTCTGAAAATCCAATCTGATTCGAAACACCAAATTGTCGCTGTTATAATCCGAATAAATACACGACACCTCGCTCCTATCATTCTTCGAATACACCGCTTTAATCGCAAAATGCACGTCGTCCATCGTAACCCGCTTCTCATACATTGATTCACGATCCATCTCCATTCGTAGAATCCATTTCGACCGCTCCCGCTCACATTCTGTCTCGTCCTCGCCACCAACTTCTTTCAACATCCGCTGAAACTCCGCATATTGCGCCAAAATCAACCGGTCCGCAGTAATCTTTGTCTCATTCGGCGAATCGCTCGGGTCAAAACAAATCTCTACACTCTTTACAATATCCTCCAATCGCGTCAACTCGATAAACGGTATCATGTCCGCAGCCGCATCCTTGTTCGACTCCTCGCTCGGTTTCAAATAAATCGTCGTCGAAGGATTCTTCGTATTTTCAGACAATGACAGCAGCTCCTCAATTCGCGGAAGACCGCGAGTAACTTGTGACTTGGAAGCGTCGCCGCTTAAGTGAAAAGTGTCGAACTGGCAACTTCCATTTAACAGGGCAAACGTTCTAGTTGATTCTATCGTTAGGTCATACATCCATTCTGTCGGATTCGATATTTCTTCAATGGTTACAATTTCATCAAAACGAACATCTTTGAATGGTGCGGTAATCTTGCACATCTCAACAAGTTTTCTACGATTTATATCATTATATATATTTTTGTTATATTTATATCTTGGAATAATATCCTTAAATTCAGTTGATATATCTAAAGGTTGCATTTTGAATTCATTGAGTCGTTCTTGTTTATGAGGAATTAACATTGGAATTTCATTTGCAAATATTTTTGTACCATCAGATTTGATACTCAGAGTGTATCCTTGCAAAATATTTTTGGATCCTCTATTATTAGTTAGTTGAAGCTTATTTGTCTTGATTTTCGTATATATTCCAAACCAGTAACACAGAATGGATTGAATATTTTCTAATAAAGTTCTTGATACACTGTATGCAGTTATCCCATTAGCTTTTTTACTTATACCCCCATCTCCCGCAAAGTATGCGCTGATTAGACCCCTCATAAATTCTTTATTGCTATTAAACAGAAGGTAATTCACGCATTTATTTGGTGATCCCTTTCCGCACAAAATATTCAGAATATTCGTGAGAACGATGGAATAGATTCTCAAGTCAGACGATGTCCACCCTTCAGCATTTTTATTGTTGTGAATGTAAAACTTGGTTGTAATATTCCACTTTTCCATCAAACGTTCAATAGGTGCAAAGAATTCGCGACAATTATTTGCAATTGAAATTTGCGTGGGCGTGGTGCACCCTTCCGCGCAATATGCTCCAATCAAGTATCCGAAATCGAAATCGAGCGGAATGTGTTCGGGAATATTGCCTCCACCAATAAACCGCTTTTTCGGGTAAACAATTCCAGAAACGAATAGTTGGCGCGCAGATGCAACATTGCCGGTCTTCTTGTCGACATGGGGTTCCGTCTTCATTGCTTCCAAGAATGCGTCGCTTCTATTGTAAGGAACCGTAAAATCAATGTTTGCGTGTTTGGACCACCAATAATGTTCGCTAGAATACGAAAGCGCCTTGTGCATTTCACTTCCAAACGCGTATTCCGATTTTTTAAGAATGGTAGACAGGTCGAAATCGCGCACACTTTCCGGCATTTCAAATGCGCGAATGTTTACAGGAAGATAATCTCCAACTTTGAGTTCTGAACCATTGGTCGCCACCAATTTATTATTATCATCAATTGTCAAAAATGACTTGGCCTTTGTCGCAATCACAGAACGACCGTCTTTAGTCGTCACACGCAGCACCGTATTCGTTCCATCCAAATTTACAACCGGGTGGCGTGTAAGCGCCTCTACACGCTTCCAGCTCGTGATCCCGTCTTCATCAACCGATGGGACATACACTTCCTCGTCATCATTCACGTATACCAATTTTGTATTATTCGGGTGATCCTCGCTTTTAGCCGCTTTGGGAATATAATTATCAATATACTCGCCAATCTTGACAACTTGAATGGCATTATTTACGCGCAGTAATAGCTCGGTGTCATATGCCACACTATTCAGCGTCAGCTGTGTTGTCGGTTCACCAATACTCTGAGCAGCAATCATGCCAACCATTTCACCCGGCGCCACAATTGCGCGCTTGTACATGAGAACCATCATTTCTGACAACGCTACCAGCGCCTTGCGATTGAACCGTTTGACCATGAGCAAATCGCGCGGCGTAAGCGAGTAATAGTACATCACTTTAAAAAGCTCGGTAGGTGGAGCATATTCAAGATGCTCGAATCGCGCATACGTTTCTTCTAGAATAATAAATGTTTCTAGAGGCGTCACATCCACTTCTGAATTCTTATTTATTTTTTGCATGCCCGCAACATTCGCGACAACGTGTGAAAAGGACAGTGGCAAATAAGCATCCGTCGTATTCTTATTTTTAAATACTTTGACGACAATATCCTCTCGAATTTTCATGAGAAACTCGGTATACTTTTTGGATTTTTCATCGCAAAGTTTCTGCTGCTTCTTCATACGACTGAACGCGGCTTTTGAAAAGATGGCTTTAAGTTCGCTGTTGGTTTCAGAGTCGCCGCTGACCGGAACGTAAAAGTGCGCATACAATTCGTCGGGCGTCATTCCAATGAAATTCATATTCGAGTGTTCGATTTTCACCGTGTCAATCCCGTCTTCGCCGTAACTGAATTGAACAATGCGATTCTTATTGTTTCGAACCGTCATATCATATTCCACTTTGATGTCTTCCATACCCTTGATCAAGCGGCGCTGAATATATCCTGTTTGCGACGTATCGCGCACTTGAAGTCCGTTTGCTAAACCAAAGTTCAATGTTTTAGGAATTGTCAAGTCGTACATCTTTGGGTGATTTGCCGGATCGACATGTTCAATTGAAATAATTTCATCAAGTATAGCGTCATTGATGGTTTTCACTTTGTCCAATTTAGTTGTCCATATAATAGATTTCATTTTATTATTTTTCTCGGGATGAAGGAGTGTAATTTGTTCAGCAAATTGTTGACCGTTTTTCCCGCTTATAGTGAGAAGTGTGTACCAAGCAGCTCCACATTCTTCAATCGTAATGGTTGCATGCACATTTAAACGAGAGCATAAGAATGCGACATCTTCGATAAAACGATGATTCGTAGAAGTGAGTTCAATCGCAGTCTCAGAAATATATCCATGTTTCGAAAAGTATGCGGTCAAAATTCCTTTTACATATTCCTTATTTGCAACATATGCCTCATTGGGTATTTCATCATCAATCGTGTTTCCAACTCTCAGTCCATTTTCAAAATTGAGACAATGAATTTCATTATTACCGCCATAATACTCACAAACGTTCTTCGCAACTGGAACAAAGTCGCCAATCTTTACATCTTCTGTGTACTCTTCACGAAACTGATTTAGTTCTGCATTCCAAATGAGAAGTGACTTGTTTGCAGTGACGGTTACATTACGACCCGCTTTTGTTGAAATCTTGAATAATTTTTCGCCAGGATCGTGTCGTGTTACTGCCGTGATGCTTTCCCATGTTACACGCCCTTCATAATCCATTGTTACAATTTTAACCGGGTGTGTCAATTCAAGATATTCCATGTTTTGTTCTTCCATATGTTGAATTCTTGAAGAAGTATCATTACCATTCAAATGCTCATCAATCCATTCGCCGATTTTAACATATTTCGGAACATCATTTTCAACAATAATTATCGGTGTTTCCCACGTAACCGATTTAACGGCGGTATCAATCAAACCAACACGACCACCCATGGCGTGAAAGAACACTTCCGACGGCGTCAGGCCGGCAATAAATGAATTTTCAACGAATCCACGCGCGCCAGGGCTGTCATCGTATTTCGAGTAGTGCGGCAAAGTGCGACTGTCGAATCCGTAGGGCACGCGCTTGCCGTCGATGGTTTGCTGACCGACCAAACAAATCATTTGGGCAATATTCACTTTACTGCCCTTTGAACCGGCGTTCACCATTGTAATAAAACGGTTCGTCTTGCTCAAACTCTTGAGACCAATATCACCTGCTTCACCGTTTGCCTTGTTCAAAATATTCGTAACCTGCAATTCGAATTCTTCCTCGTTTGTGCGCCCAGATTTATTTTCAAAAGTTCCAATGTGAATATTGTCAATAATGGTCTTCACTTCCAGCTTCTTGGTTTTGATCGAGTCGACGATTTTCTCCGTCGTCTTCTTGTCTGAAATCAAGTCGCTGATTCCAACACTGTATGCCGACGTCTTCATGTATTCCGTAATAATGTTTTGCAAGTCGTCGATGAAATCTGCAGACGCAAAATTTCCAAAATCGTTGCAAATGCGCTGAATCATGCCATTCGTGCTGGATGCCAAAACGCCGCTGTCAATATGTCCGCGCAAAATTTCTCCGTCTTTAATTTCGAGCACGTTGTTCGACGTGGCGTAGTCGTCGCTTCCTCCGAATTGTTTGGTTTTATATTTCATACTGAGCGGCGGCAAAATCTGCGACAAGATTTGGAAATTCGTGATTTTCTTCTTTGGGTCGCTGAATAGCGCCGGATTAACGTTCTTGTATCCCATCAGCAAATTCATCGCCATGCGCGCATCAAACCCGGGAAGTCCGCCTCTAGTAAACTGGTATACACCAAGCAGCGAGTCCTGAAAAATACCGATGATTGAATTGTTCTTTGCAGGGCTAATGATTTGGTAAGGAACGGCCGCAAGCCCCTTTAGCTCGGCTTCCGCTTCATCGTCTTGCGGCATGTGCAAATTCATTTCATCACCATCAAAATCGGCATTATACGGCTTGGTGTCACCAATATTCATGCGAAACGTGTCGCCCTGCTGCATGACGCGGACAATGTGACACATCATGCTCATTCTGTGAAGCGTCGGTTGACGGTTGAATAAAATGCCGTCGCCGTCCATCATGTGACGGTGCACCACGTCGCCGTTTTCAAGAACGATTGTACTTCGGTCCATGTATCTGAGAGAAATGTCGCCGCCCGTTTTCTTTTCCAAAATATTCGCGCCGGGATAAATGTCGGGACCATTTCGAACCAGTTGCTGCAAAAAGTCGCGATTGCGATTATTTACCACGACCGGTTTTGTGATATTCATTGCAATTTTTTTAGGCACTCCGAGTTCGCGGATCGACAAATTAGGATCGGGCGTAATAACAGACCTGGCTGAAAAGTCGACACGTTTTCCCATGAGATTGCCTCTAACGCGACCTTGTTTTCCATTGAGACGCTCTTTAATCGACTTGAGTGGGCGACCGGACCGCTGTGCGAGGGGAGCACACGACGGAATGTTATTATCTACTTGCGTGGCGATAAAGTATTGAAGCAAACTTTGCCAATCGTCAATAATTGCAGAATTCACTGACGGCTCGTTCATTTTTTCAAGCAGCGTTTTATTTGCCTTGATGATGTTGACAATGGTGTGACTGATGTCGTCTTCGCTGCGCTGATTGCCGTCCATTTTAATAGAGGGGCGAACGGCAGGCGGAGGAATCGCGAGCACCTGGCAAATAAACCAGTCGGGTCTTGAAAATTTCGGACTGAATCCCATGAATGCGACATCCTGGTCCGATATTCTTTTAAATATTTTTAGAACCACCTCGGGTGTCATTTTCATATTCAGTTTTTCTTTGCCGCCGCCACCGCCGCCGCCGGATTCACTACTAGGACCCTCATCGGTAGCGTCGCCATCCCATTCCGCATAAAGCGTGGCCAAATTTTCTTTTTTGATTTTTTTAGGGACAAGGCAGCCGCAACCATCCTGCGTGTCGTCGCCGCACCGTTTGACTTTGGTCGCCAACTGATGAACATAGCTCCATCTGTCGTCCGGTTTCATATCCATGCATTCTTTGTTTGCTTCTTTGCTAATGAGAAGCTTGCTGCATTTGATGCAAACACATTTCAGAAGTTTTATAATGGTAGGAAGGTATTGATAATAAAATACAGGTTTTGCCAATTCAATGTGTCCAAAATATCCAGGAGTTTTGATGTAATCCAAACCGTCTGTCGGACATTTGAGACCGGGTTCGAGAACGCCTAACCGCGGATCAAACATGCCGCCGATGACCGGAATGTTATTCGAATAAGTATCTCTGCTCGTAATTTCTGCAACTGAACATTTTCTTATTTCGTCAGGCGACAGCACGCTAAATTGAATACCTACAATCTTTGATACAGTTTTCTTCGTCCAATTCGGTTGTTGCGTCATTGGCTGTAGAGAGCTAACTATTATTTATTATATTTATATATCTATATTGTTTTATTTCAATTTTATAAATAAATGGTTTTTTTATAATATTGAAATAATGATAATAAATATTTTAATTTCATTATTTAATTTTTTATATTTTTTATGTTTTTTATGTTATTTTATGTTTTTTATGTTATTTTATGTTTTTTATGTTTTTTATGTTTATATTTCAATTTCATAGAAAACATTTATTTATAAAATTGAAATATAAAGATGTATACATATAAATGTATAGCAACGACTTGGAATCACTGATAGATATAGAAAATACAATGCCTCAAAATCAGAAACCTAATAAAAAATCATTTATAAAGTCGTCGTCATCATTATCATCGTCAAAAAAATCTCAGACGACAGACATTCCAAATCTTCAATACAGGCGTTCAAGAAACGATGGTGGAAGTAGTAGTGGTGGTGATTTCAGCGACGAGAACAGCGACGGTTCGTCTATTGTGTCTCGTAGCTCTGCGAATCCAAAAAAACAATTCAAAAAGGCGGAAGAATTTGACAGGGTGGAGTACGCTAAACTTCTTGCAGAGTTATTCCCTTCAAAATATTCTACGACCAAGGCACAAACAATGCAAAATATGAAAACAAACACAAAATACAAACAGGTTGTAGTATCCGAAGAGGAGGAGACAGAAGAATCAGAATCAGGTGAAGAAGCGGAAAATCGAGTGCTGAGAAGGAGTGCGCGTTTGCAAAAGCGACAACAAAAACAAAAAGAACAAGAAGAAGTAAAACCGTCGAAATGTGCGTCAAAGGCGGTAAAAGATGCAAAACAGACAAAAGAAGAGTTGTTTTATCAAAGCAAAAAACAGAAGATCAGTCACCATGAAGATGATGGTCGCGGCGGCGGTCATGCGCAAGAAAATAAAAAGACGGCGTCATCGACTGCGTCAACAGGAGTAGACAAGAATGGAAACTACAACATTGTCATTAACTTACAAGAACCATTGGATTATTTGTCAGACCAATACGATGACGGCGAATCGGAAATGAATGATTCTGTGTTTGACGATGAATCCATTTCGTCGGACCAAGAGGGGCATTCGTTGAGCGACGACAGCGACGACGAAACCTTCAATGATGATGACAGTGAAGGAAGTTATGACAGCGATGATTCTAGAAGCAGTTTCGATTCCGATCATCATCATCCTGATGATGATGGTGATGATGGCGAGGACGATGATGAACAAGTGACTACTCGAGGGTTTCAAAAGAGTGTGACGGCTTCTTCATCTTCTAATGCGGCAGCAGGGGCATCGGCAAAAGAAAATATCAATTTTACAGTCAATGGAAAGTCGATATTCGACACTGAAAATGACAAGGCAAAACTCAAGAATAAGAAGCATGATAAGAAGGGTCATGAAGATGAAGACGAGGAGTTTGGAAGTGAAGATGAAGCAACAATTCAGACCATCAAAGCGCAAATGGAAGCACTTCTTGAAAAAGACAAGAACAACAAGATTGCGAGAAAAACGCTGGACCAAATGATTGAAAGGGAGGAAAGAATCAAGAGTTTGCGAAAGAAGAAGAGTGTAAAACAGATGAGAAGCAACACAAGAAAATTCGGACGTTTGCTACAAAAAAAGAATTCGGCAAACGATCTCAAGTATTTCAAAAAGTACTTGACACACGAGCAGCAGTCGGAAGTGTTGAAGGAACTGGGAGAACTGAACAAAATCATGCTGGTAGATAAACCATATCGTTTGACTTTACTAGAGTCGAAAATTCCTCAACACTACAAGGCAGTCGCTTTGAAACGTATTCAGAACTTGCGCTACATGGACTCGTGCTCAGGCGAATATTTCAAGGTGAAAAATTGGGTCGACACGTTCATGACAATTCCGTTTGGACTCTATAAGACGCTACCGATTACGATGGATGTTGGTGTGGAACAGTGTCACGAATTTATGGAAACCGCGAAAGACATTTTGGATTCGGCAGTTTACGGACTCAATGATGCCAAAATGCAAATTATGCAAATGGTGGGTCAGTGGATTTCAAACCCGTCGGCGCTTGGTTCGGCGATTGCAATCAAAGGTCCTCCGGGAACCGGCAAGACGACGCTGGTCAAGGAAGGCATTAGCAAGATTTTGGGACGAGATTTCGCGTTCATTGCATTAGGTGGAGCAACCGACAGCAGCTTTTTAGAAGGACATTCCTACACGTATGAGGGCAGCACGTGGGGTAAAATTGTGGAAATTCTGATTCGATGCAAGTCGATGAATCCGGTCATCTTCTTTGACGAGCTGGACAAGCTGAGCGAGACGCCCAAGGGCGAAGAAATCGCGGGAATTTTGACGCATTTGACGGATACGTCTCAAAACAGTCAATTTCACGACAAGTATTTTTCAGAGATTGCGTTTGATTTGAGCAAGTGTCTCTTTATTTTCAGTTACAATGACGAATCCAAGGTAAATCCAATTCTTCTTGACAGGATGTATCGCATTCACACCAACGGGTATGGAAAAAAGGACAAGACGCACATTGCGCAAAAGTATTTGATTCCGAAAATCCAGTCGGAAGTGGCATTCAAGCCGGAACAGATTGTTATCGCAGATGAGACGATTGAATACATTGTGGAACATTACACGAACAAGGAGGATGGTGTGCGCAACCTGAAACGCTGTTTGGAGATTATCTTTACCAAGCTGAACTTGTACCGTTTGATGAAACCGGGAAGCAAGTTATTTGACAAGGACTCCAGTTCCATTGAAGTGACGTTTCCATTCACGGTCACAAACAGTGTTGTGGACAAGATGGTTAAAAAGGCGGAGACCAACAGTCCTCCCATGTTCATGTACACGTAAATAAAAACGTGTATATGAATCATATAGAAACACTGGAATTTCTATATATAAATTTTTTATTCAGTTTTATGATAAGTTTTCTGATAAGTTTTCTGATAACTATTTGACAAAGTGCAAATACAAACCATTAATTTCTATAATAAGTCCGCCAAATGCGTTCTAGTTTAACGACGATGACGACTATGTCGACGATTCTTCGAGTGCCTACGCTTTTTGTTTGTTTTTCGCATTATTTTTTTTCCACCATCCAAATCACTTAATGGTGGAGCTGATTCACGAGGTGGAGGTGATGGTGGAGGTGGAGGTGAAAATGCGGCAGCTTTTTCAATTGTCCGTGTATTCGTATATTGTATGAACTCATCTGTAGTTGGAAAGCGCCCCCCAAAGTTTTGTACGCATTGGTCCAATACATCGGATGATAAATACGCACACACGGGTGGTTGCTGAGTATTTCCTGAACGATGTGGATTTTTTTCAACCACATTGCACGTCAAATTCAGCATATTTAATTCTGATTCGTGATTTATGCTTGCAGGAATGTAAGAATATCTAGATACATTATGAATTGGAACAAATTGTGATATGATTCCAAAAACAATCCCATCCAAAGTGCTTGCTTTGCCTCCATTCGTGTATGTCTTTGTCAGATTTCTCATATAAGGTTCATCCTTTGCAATTGCAACATGAAATAGTGTCAACCATTTCAACAGCATGGATACATCTAAATTAGGTGTAAACGCATATCCTCCTCCGCATTCTGCAAGCAACTCGCGCATTTTTCGCTCATATCCCGTCCCGTCTTTTGCATCAACTTCACTATGCGTTTCGGCGATTTCTGCTGACGTTATTTTGTTTTTACGAATCAGTACATCCGCCCATAATTTCAATACTCGTGCTTGGTATCGGTTGATTACACTTTGAAAACTTCTGAAAATATTTGGAGAAGAACTAGACCAATTATTGTTCAATGCGTTGGATATCATTTTGCATTTTTCTCGGTTACTAAAATACAATCCACTATATCCTTGTGGTCGACCACCTTCTTGTTCAGTATCGCATAAATCCGGTAAAAATGTATTTATAAAGTCCGCACACACTTCAAAATATATTATTGCAACATTGACTTCATGCGACACATTTATTTCTCTTCTTTTTATTTTGTCCGAAATTATTTGTAATATTAATTGTGCTATGACACTAAGACCTGGTTTTTGGATTGAAATGTCGGGACGAACGGACATTCCACATTGACATTGCATCATTCCAAATGCACGAATAATTACTCTTTTGATACTTTCAATTTCTTGATCATCAAATATATCATGATGAGAATTCACAAATTGAATTAAATCAGTTTCTAATTTTTCCAGTTTTCCCGTATTTTTTTGTATCACTAATTTGGAAAAAGGATAAGAGGAATCATCCACTCGCCCTAATTCCCAATATGGAATTTCGTGTGACATTATTTTAATAAATATTTTATATATTATATATTTTAAATATTTATTAAAATATTTATTAAAATATATTTTAACATTTTATTTTATTTTATAAAAAGTATTCTAACAAATATTCGACGAAATGCAGCTCTCACTATAAGCGATTCCCCATTTGATCGATTTTGCATTCTTGGCAACTTGCACACTGTTTGGATCCGGACTGGTTCGTAAAACGGATTTGCCTTTCAAACGAGCTAAATAGCGATCATAGGAGCCGTGTTTCATATCGACACCTTTACTTCCACCGGCAGACATGCTTCCAGGGCGCATTCGCGTGAGTGATGAGCGCGTCGAGTTGCCGTGCGACGGAACGTTGGATCGTGTTACACCGGGAACAGCGCGATCGCTCATTTGGTTCCAGTTGACGTATGCGAATTGACTTTGGGGCGGCGTATACACGTTGAGCGCGGATTTATTCATGGTGTATTCGGAGGACGGGACGCGCACCGTATTTTCAATTCGTTTTACATTGTATACATTGTTTTGATTGCTAAATTGCGGCCCGGTATATGTAAAAAAACTAGGAAAAGCACCGCAACTTCTGCATCCGACTGGTTTTGTTGTCGACATTTTTTATTTTTAATTTATTTTTATTATAATGTATTATTATAATGTATTTTTATTATAATATATTATTATAATGTATAGTAATGTATATTAATGTTATAATAAAAAATTTATAATTTATTATTATACCTAATCTTTCTATAATTTAATTTATTTCTCTTTCTACTTTCTAAAATTATAAAAACACATAAAATTTAAAATTCGGTGGGTCCGAGCGTTCGGTTTCCTCCTCGCTGATTCACGTAATCCACTTGATCCTGGCTCAAACATGCGCACCCTGTGCTGCTGGAATACGTGGACGGGCAGCATTCCGGTTTGAATTTATTATCGGCAAAAAAGAAGAGTTCGCCTTCAGGTAAAGGCACGGGCGTTCCGACATTGTCCTTGTACGTGTTCAGTCGATTCTTGTTGCCCATTCCGGATGCGTACCGTTTGGCAGTTTGAACCCAACCCATCGTGTACGAATCGTCAATGTTCAGTTCATTATTGCTTAAGTTGACAAATGGTTCTGTAACGCCGGGTTTTTTATCGCTGGCTTTTTTACTTTTATCCTTGGGCGTCATTCCTTCAATGATACTGTATTGAAAGCAGTCACAAAACATGAACAATCCTGCAATCATGCCAATAATAACACAAGCCACAACAATTTCGAGTCGGGCTTCATATCCAAAAAGTTTTAGTTCCATTTATAAAATAAAAATAGAATAATATTATTAATTAATTATTTATACATTTAGAAAAGATAAAAATAATTAATTAATAATATTTGTTTATGATTTAATTTATTTTTCCTAAATATCATGAAGAGCAAATATCTTTTTATTTTTCTAATATTCGCATTTTGAATTAACCCGGTACACCCGGAATGCCTTGCGACGAGTGCACATTCAGAATGTTGTTTGAGAATCCAATCAAGTATCCCATTGGAACAGATATTGCGAGAAAAAATATAATTCCGGCAGCCGCCAAAATATCTCCGACGATCGGTATAAAAAATAATAATATGATTGCCGCTGCCATGGCAACTAAAATAATAATCACAATTTCAAGAATGGAACCAATCAAGCTTTTAATGGATAAATATACACCTAGCAAAGTATAAATTACAGCAGTAACAACACCGTTTGACTTTCCAAGCATGGATTTTGTCGTAATGATTGTTTCGATAAGAGGTGTCATAATATTAAGAATTCGAGACATGATGTCAGATGTGATTTCAGTAACCGAGTTTCGTATTTTATTTACCAGTTCGCGCATGTCGTTTACAATACTCATAATCTCGCCAATGGCTGCAGTAATAATGCTTACCGTATAATGCACGGGTATAAGTGCAATATCGCTAATGTCGGTTAAAATATTCTGAGTGCATTCTGCGAAATTTTTTTCGGCGTATTCCATTTTCGACATATTATCTGGCGCATTAATCATTCCGGCAAACGGCATAATGTTTGGTTTGCATTTTTGATTGTTCCAGTCTGCTCGTATTTGCTGCATATTGATTTTAATGTGAATATACGTAACCGCCAGTATGAATGAAATGCATATAATGATTGCGAAAAAAACGTATTCGCCGTATCGTTCTAAATATGTTTGATTTTCATAAATGTCTGATATTTTATCAATCATGTTGGACGGAAATGGATTTGATAACGGTTTACTCATAATAATAATTTTCTAATAAATAATTTTATAATAATTTAAAAAATGAATGTAAAACGTATGTATAGCTAATATTAGTAAATATTAAAATGCGTGAAATGAAATGAATTAATAATTTAATAATAATATATAAAAATACAATATTTATAATTCTATAACCGGTTCAACTAAATATGATTGTAATAAGCTTTGATGTCGGAATAAAAAATCTTGCGTATTGTCTACTTTCGATGAATGAAGCCGAAACAGAAACAGAAACAGAAACAAAAGCCGGGGCCGAAGTCGATGGTAAAAATTTTATAGAAATAATAAAATGGAATATAATTGACTTATCTTGTGATCACGTTGAAGAAACGGAAGAAGCAAAGATTTTAAATGCAAAAAAGTCTTGTTGCAAATGCAAAAAGGCGGCAACGTATTGCACGCACTCGAATACAATCTTACCAGAAGATGTAGAACAGTTCTGTAAAAAACACGCAGAAGAAACGGGATTGCCGATGCATCCAAAACTTTTAAAATCCAATTCGAAGGTCGGGCAAACACCGTATATGGTTCCACTTTCTAAAAAAAAGGTCTCATGTAATAAAATCAATATTGTTGATCTAGGAAAAAGCTTAAAAAGTCATTTGGATTTTATTTTTGCAGAGTACATGGATAAAATCAATGTAATTCTGATTGAAAATCAAATTGGAAATTTGGCGGGAAGGATGAACGTGTTGCAGGGAATGATTTCACAATATTTTATTATGCGAAATATAACACATATCGAATTCATATCGGCAACAAACAAGTTGAAATTATTTAAAACAATTATAAATAAAAAATCTGATGCAGGTAGCAGTGGAGGAAATTTAGATAATGTTTTAGAAAGCGAAAAAAAGTTATACAAAATGAGAAAAGATGCGGGGAAAAATGTGTGCCGGTCTCTCTTGTCATTTTATCCCTTGTTGACCGGTTGGATAACAAAATATGACCAGCATAAAAAAAACGATGACTTGGCGGATTGTTTTCTTCAAGGATACTATTACGCGCATTTGCAGTTTAAATCGGTCGGATTCGATTTGGATTCATTTTTATCAAATTATCAAATGTAGAATAAGGTTACTTTCTACGTATGAATAAATAGAGAGATTAGAGAGAATAATAATAATAATAAAATGGAAATAATAAAATTATACAATCGATTCAAATTCAATAATATAATTATTATGCGTATGACTTAAAAATAAAAGTTGTAAGTTAAATATTAATAATAAAAGTAAAATACACAATACACATTCAATGGAACCCGAAGTGATTGATTTAGGATCTTTAGATATTGGTGATGGCGGCAGCGGTGGTAGAAAATCGTCAAATTTCGGAGGAGGTTTAGAATTGCTTATGAATGATCGATTTAAATCGGGAGGAGATAAAAACGCGTCGACAAATATACACTTGGACGATATTACAAGTTTGGAAGATGATTTGCGCGACATGGATTCGTCGTCATCTTCGAGAAATGTGAAAGAAATGCGATCCGACTTGTTTGGATCGGGATCGGGATCGGGATCCTCGTCGTCATCGTTTCACGTGAATAAGCACGATTCGTTAGCAAATAGTATTGGCGGCAGCAGCGGCGGTGGACTAAATAGCGACGATACTAATGGCGGCAGTATGAACGGCGGAATTGGCGCATCGACGGCGTTATTTGACGACGAAAAACCGACGTGGGATGGGTTTGGAAAGTTTAGTAATGTTCCATTTCATCCGGATGTGCCGATTGATTCTCAGCCGCAACTTACAAAGGAAGAGCTGCTCCGAGAGAAATTCAAATACATTAAAAAACTAGAAGATTTAGAAAAAAAAGGAATTCGACTGACGAAAAAGTACGACATGGAGTCGTCGCTTTCGGAAATGAAGGGCGAATATGAAACGCACGTGGAAGAGCGAGAGCGCAGAAACAGTGTTAAATTCCAAGGCAAGATGTTGATGGCGTGTATTACCGGACTCGAATTTTTGAATAATAAATTCGACCCGTTTGATTTGAAACTGGACGGGTGGTCCGAACAAGTGAACGAGAACATTGATGATTATGACGATATTTTCGGGGAGCTGCACGAAAAATATAAATCCAAGGCTAAAATGGCGCCGGAACTCAAGTTGCTATTTCAGCTGGGTGGAAGCGCCATCATGTTGCACATGACAAACACCATGTTTAAATCCGCCATGCCGGGAATGGATGACATCATGCGTCAAAATCCGGAATTAATGCAGCAGTTTACGCAGGCGGCAGTGTCTTCCATGTCAAACGCGACGCGCGGCTCTTCTAATGGTGGTGGTGGTGGCGGCGGCGGCGGCGGTAGCGGGTTCGGCAATTTTATGAGCGACATTGCCGGCTTATCTTCGTCGCGTCAAGCGGCGGCGACGCCGTTTTCGCATCAACCGCAGTATAATCCAGCACAACAAATGAACATGCCAATGCCTGTTTTGCCGCAGCGCCCGCCACCGCCGCCTATTAAAACCAAGGGTGAAAATGCGCCGCCGCCTCCCAGGCGTCCTGGCGATTTGACAAACACGAGACCAGATATTCTAATGGGTCGCGGTAACATGTCCCAGGCGATACAGCAAAGTTTGCGCCCTGAAATGAAAGGGCCGTCCGATATTTCGTCCTTGTTGTCCGGACTAAAGACAAAGACGGTCACGGTTGATAGTTCGGCTTCGGCAGCAGCAGCAGTAGCCGCCGCATCGAATGTAACAATGAACAAAGACAAGAATTCGGCTGCAGGCGGAAGCACGATCAGCGCGTCGGATTTGAATGAAATGAAGAACGATAATTTCCCGAGCAAGAGCAAACGCAAACAAAAGTCGGAGAGAACGTCGATCAGTTTGGATATTTAGACACTAGATTTAATTACTTATATTTTACTTTTTAAGAGTACGTACAGCGTTTAACATATTTATATTTTAATATTGTTAATATTGAATATAAATAAATAGTTTTCATTTTTTTTATTTTCATTCGTTTTAATTCATTTTAAAACATTTTAAAACATTTTACACCTTTTCTCATTTAAAACGCCGCTTTATTTGCGTTTAAATCATTTAATATATTATATATTATATTATATTATTATAATGAGTATCCACGCAAATGGTTATTGGGAAGGTTTAGAAGCAACTAATCAACACGTCTATGACTTTTCTCTTGGAGTTAGTTTAACCAATTTTTTTAAAATTGAAAATGTAAATAGTTTAGTTGATTTTGGTTGTGGAATGGGAGACTATGTAAAAACATTTCAAGAAAATAATATTAAGGCTACTGGATTTGATGGTAACCCGAATACTCCTACATTAACAAATAATTTATGTGAAGTATTAGATTTATCAGTGCCAAAAAAATTTGACGAGCCATTTGATTGGGTAATGTCACTTGAAGTTGGTGAGCATTTGCCTCAACAATTTGAAGATATTTTTATACAGAATTTACATAATAACAATAAATATGGTATAGTATTAAGTTGGGCAGTTAAAGGACAAGGCGGACATGGTCATTTTAACGAACAAAATAACGATTATATAAAATCAAAAATATGTAAATTAGGATACACAAATGATATTGAAAGTGAAAATAAATTAAGGAAAGATTCTACTTTACGATGGTTTAAAAATACAATTATGGTTTTCAGAAAATCGGCGTTTTAAATGAGAAAAGGTGTAAAACATTTTAAAACATTGATTTCGATCTTCTTCTTGTCATATTTCTACGTTTGCTTTTATTCCTGGAATTCAATGATGTTGTCATTGTACTCGCCGTTGTAATCGTATTTTTTGTTGGAGTTCTCGTTCTCGCTCGTTTAGTAGAAGTTTTATGAGAATTTGTTCTTGTCGTAGAAGTGGTAGCAACAGGCGCAATCCCTTGTAAAACTCGTTTTTTTATTTTCGAACTTAAATCTTGTTTGCTTTTTATATAATCGATCGCTTCAATTAATACATGTTGGGCTTCCGGGTCAAAATCATTATCCAAATTTAAAAACCCGTTTCGTTCTTTTGATTCGTAAAAATCTCCGCTATGCACGATTTCGTTTAATTTTTTACGCAATGCGCTATTATGTGGCGCAGACGAGCGAAGTTGGGCGGCGACGCCTTTTTGTTCAAATGAAGAACCGCCTAAATATGTACGACGACGACGACGGTGGTCACGATTTCTTCTAGTATGTTTTGTCTTCTTCATCTTCATTGTATATTTCATATTTTAATATTTATAATAATAAAAGAATAACTATATAATAATAAAATAATAAATATATATAATGTTTAAATATATATTTATTAAAGTATAAAAATTTTCTTATTAAAAAATAATAGAAAAAAATGATTACCATTTTTTCTTTCATACCGAATACTTATATTAAATATGATAATAGTGGTAATCGGGTCATCTCTCTATTTTCGTCGATTAAAACTTCTATTTTAAATCAAGCATACACGAAATGGGAATTGCTGCTTGTAACGAATATTGAAAATGTGTTGTGGCAACAAGACCAACAACACGACGTAGACGAGAGAATAAAGATCGTGTATACCCCCGATTCATATTTAAATTTGAATACATTATTCAAACTAACCAATAATAATAATAATCATGCGAATAATGATGTTAATAATGTAATCAATCCGCAATGCAAATACATTTCATTTTTCGATGTAGAACATGATGTGTGGAATGTAAACAAACTGCAAATACAATACAATTTGATGGCATCAAGCGACTATGACGTCATTGGCTGCGAATGCACGCCTTCAACGCAACCCGTTTCTGCAATAGTTCCGCGAACGGTAAAAAAATCAGAGTCGTCGTTATTCGTGTCATGCCCGTTTTTATTTTCAACCGCGTTGATAAAGAGAGAGCTGTTTCAACATTATAATGAAACTGTTTATCAAAATGAATATGAAAAAATGAGTGACCGCAATTTTTCTCTGCTCCATCCGGAAAATAATACGCTTATGGCACAATTTCACGCGTTTCTCCTTTATATGACACTTATAGAATATAATATATATTGCATTCAGTATTCAAATGGTTCCAGTTCCGGTTCCGGTTCCACGGCGAATACTGCACGTGTTTTCAATTATTCTCTCGTGGCAACTTCATTACAAAATAAACTAACGTGGTTACAAGAGTGTAAAACGTGCGACCATTTATTTTTTTCAAATGCAAAACAATATTTTGAAGAAAAATTCATGCGAATTCGATTCTTCTCCGATTTTTGCAGTCCTGAAAGTTGCAAACAAGGCTACGAAGAAATGTGTAGGGTGAAACGAATGGACAATTACGGCCCAGATAAACCCTTGTATATCACTTTAAATCAAACATACACGCACGCAATTCTGTTAAACTGCCCTATTGTTCCCAAACTATCCGTTCCTCCTGAACGCGTTCTCGGCCTCGCGTATGAACCCATACCGTATTTGCGACTGTCGTATGACTTTATTCGATTTGCAAGAGAGTTTATAGGTGCGGGACAGTACTACATTGGCCACATTCATCCGAATCTGCACAGCCCCATTTTTAAAGAACATCACGGTTTTATGTGGCATGTTTCTCATCCGCAAATTCCGCCAACTCTGGAAGAAAAATACAACATGAGTGAAACAAATAAAACAAATAAAATATCGATTATCGTTTCAAACAAGGTGAAAGCGCCCGGTAACGCGTACCGTCACAAACTTGCATCCTTTATACTAATAAATAATTTACCAATCGACATTTGGGGAAATGGAACCGCGTCACATTCTGCCCATTTTCCGAACCGCGCAAATATAAAAGGTGCGTTCAAAGACAAGGAACCATACGAATCCTACGCACTAAGCATTTGCATTGAAAACTACCGACACCCCCACTATTTTTCAGAAAAAATTAGTAACTGTCTCGTATACAATACAACTCCGATTTATTTAGGATGTATCGAAATCGATACATATTTTCCAGGACAAGTGATTCATTTGACGGGAGACATAAATCACGATGCTAAAATGTTGATACATATTTCGAAAAATCCGTCGCTTTACGTTCGAGAGATAAAACACGACGAAAATGACAATGTTCTAAATTTATTAAAGAATTTACCATTTACTACACATTTGAAGAATTAAAATCGCATCCCGAGCCCGAGCGAGTTGCATGGACATGGTTACGGTTACATGTTCAATAAATATTTTCGCACATTTTCAATGCAAGTCGACGCAATTTTGCGCGGTTTGCCGTTGGTTTCTATACACACGTGGTTCAAACAATGCGGATTTAACTCGAATGACTTTATAAGCTGTCCTATCGTTTTAAACTCATTCATAATGACAATTGCCGTTTTTGAACTGATTCCCGGTATAGTGGACAACATGATGACTCCAATATTTTCCGGTGTCACATTTGCATTTTTTTCTTTTTTTACTTTTAGCACGCTGCAATAGTCGTAGGATTGTAATGGTTGTGGTTGTCCGACGGACTGTTGTGATTGTGATTGTAATGATTGTGGTTGTCCCATTCGAACTTCGCCGCCATCATTATCATTCAATTCAATATTAAACTGCTGCACATTTTCTCTCGAATCAGTCGAATCAGTCGAATCAGTCGAATCGGCGGTTGCAGAAACTAGTTGGAGGTGGGCGTGAGCAGAAACATAATACGGCATTTTCACGCTGGACTTTTTTACAGAAGCAGCCATTTCGCGCTCCAATTTGTCTGCCCAACTTGAAACCAAATCGCATGTCTCTAACACATTCATTGTTCTCACAACTGAAAACCCCTTGTAATAAAGAATGGAAAACATGGAAGATAACAGCGTTTTTTTATTTATGCGCGTGTATTTGTTCTCTCGATACTTTGAAAGATCGCCTTCAATCAGATAAACAATGTTATGATTGGGAACGGCTTGGTAACCGTCCAATCGAAATGATTGTTCGGCGTATCTGCCGTCTTTAATGCTGGATGCCAAATCATTCAAACTTTTTCTCTCGAATACAACCAACTCTTCTCCGATTTCATTTTCATTTACATCTATTTCTACAAATACAGTGTCGCCAATTTTCAAATTATCCACTTTCAATTTTATATTACTATTACTATTGACATCATCATTCATCATTTTCAATTGTAACAGTGCAATAAGTTCCTTCTCTCTAAAATCGACTTTAATAAGCAACATTTTATAAAAAAAGATTGTCTTGTCTAATCTAATCTGATCCGATCTAAATCTGAATGTATTATAATTTATGAAAAAATCTCTCTATTATTTTTTCATAAATATTTTATTTCATCGCTTGTCGCTTGTCGCTTGTCGCTTGTCGCTTCTATCCCAAGTTTGCGCCGTATGCGCGTCGACCCGCGTTAATATACGGTGTCCAGTTGAACAAGAAGTTGGCATTCAAAGCCGGAGTTGCAATCATGTGTCGGCGCCCGAATGGAATCATAAATCCGGTCGCGGACGGCTGCGCCCCTCCCTTTCGCATACCGCCCCCGTTGTCTGTGTTTGTATACATGCCATTTGTGCTTCCAGTTGCGCTAAATATCGCCTTGCGAGCAATTGCCGATCTGCCGTTTTGACTTCTTGGAGTATTTCGTGCCATTTTTACTACTTTTTTTTATACTATAACATAACATAAAAATAATTATTTATTGTTGTTAAATAAATTATAAAAATAAATGAAATACATTATAATTTCATTTATAATTTCATTTATTTTTATAATTTGTGAATTTAAGTATTTAAAGAATATCTTCATGTTATTTATATAAAAATAAAATTGAAAGTAAAATGAGTCAAAATTCTGGAAAACCGACTTCTTCAGACGGTGGCGGTAATAGCGGAAACAGTGTTGCAACTGCCGGCGGGTTTCGTTTGCCATCCAACATGTGCATGCAACACGCATCTAAACTGGCAGTTGTTGAAGACCGACCGATCATGCTTGATTATTGGACTCAATCCATTGAAAAGAAGGTTATTATTGGCGTAAAAGAAAACGGAGAGAAGCTTTTGGTAAAAAGCGAGGAGGAATACACGAGTCCAATTGGAAAAATATTTAAAATCGAGTCGGAATATATTATTCTTACCGAAAACTCTATTTACATTGTATCTTCCGATATTCAGTCGAATCGAATCAACTAATATTTCTTTTCAGTCGATTACATGTTTATTTTATTACATTTTTTTACATGAAAAAAAATGTAAATCGCGTGTATATGGCTATTCTGTGTGCTTTGGCTTGTGGTTCGTGTTGTGGCGTTATACTGGAGAAGCTTGAGAAACAAGAGGCGAATTGCATTGTAAAGGTTGTGGGGCACTTGGTCCCATTCCTAAATCCATGCCTCTTCCTCCCCCCGCTTTATAAAACCTTTGTTTTGCAGATTTCAACATGGATGCCGCTCTTGCTCTTCCTCTTCCTTTTGATTTAGTCATTCCTTTTGATTTGGATTTCATTATATTTCGTTTCACACTTTTATTATGACGACGACGACCGCGGGTCATAAACTTACGACGACCGCCGGCAAAAACAATATTTGATTCTTCTGCAACAATAGCTTTAATTGCACTCATCATTGCAATATACCCAATCCCTCCAATAATTATATCTTTCACATGCGCAACCCCGGCACTATTTAACAGAATATTCTGTCTATTCATTCTTATAGTCATAGCATCTAATGCCGCCATATTCCCATAAACGTTGGCCATCGCCGTGGTTAATGCAGTCGCTATGCGTTGGTGAGCCACCTGATCCGGATATCCGGCACGTCGATCATCCTCTTTATGTAGTTTAGATTTAGATACTACAGTTCCGAATGGAGGTATGGGTGATAAATTCCCTCTATAACTAAATAATAATATTCCATCAGGAAAACGTGCACTAACTACAGTATCCTCGAATCCTTTAGGAAACATAAAAAACCCATCTTCATAAGGAAGGTCGCCAGGACCAAACGAGTTGTCACCTCTTCTCATTTTCTTATTTATGGGTGTATCTTTTGTCACATAGTTACCAGTTTGGTCAACAAACGTATATACATATACATCATTAACGGAATCCTCCATACCTGATGGCGGGTGTATACCTAAACATTTTCTTAGTTTATTTGGTCCAATACTTCTACTATTTACACGATTGTATTCATTCGCGCTCATAAAACCACGTTTTAGTGGTAACATTCTATACGTAAAAAACTCTGGACATATAGTCCAATTACTAGCTATATTTGTAAAACCAATCGTGTTTTTCATTGCCGCTTGAATTTCTGCACGTTCCATATCACCTTCGGCATTGGCAATGTCTTTTAAATTTGACGAAAGTCGCGTGTAAGATTTTCCTACAGCATATCTCAATTTTACTAGATTTGTTTGAGTATTCTTGTTCCTTGTTATATTTTCGCTACTTGGATCAACCATAAAAAAATAACGATAATTAAAATGATAAGGGTCAGCAGCGTCTTCAACAACAAAATCAGCGTTGTTTACATCAATCATATTAGCCAAGTCTCGACTCAATGTATTATTTCCACCCGCACCAAAGTTAACAAAAAGCGAATCCCTCATAAAAATATCTTTTGTTGATATTTCTTTCATTGGGTTTCTAGGATCTGCAAGAATGCTACCATTGCAACCATTATGTTCATCTGGGAAACAGTATCCTGCTCGAACAACGCGCGTGTTACCATCACCAAGAGTCGCAGGAGTACCGCATGGTACTCGACCGTTAATTTGTCCTGCCGCAGCAACAGGAGCCATAGGAGCCATAGGAGCAGGACCGCCGGCAGCAATAGCAGTAGCAATAGCGTCTTGTATAGGGCGTTCACGTGATAACGTATCGGCTAAAGCGGTTTTTAAGGGCGCAGGAATTGTGGCTGGATCAAGTATCGCAACAGTTAAATTTCTCAGTTCGTTTGTCGAACTTGGATCCGTAAATGCAAGAGAAATGGTTTGTGCTATTTCTTGCGGTGTTGGTGCTGACATATCTATATGTTATTTTATGTTATGTGTAAACTATGTTATATATATATATATAATATAATATATATAATTTATATATAATTTTGATACTACAATCAAAAATAAAATACAAAAATATAAAAATACAAAAATACAAAAATACAATACAATCATAATAATGAAAATAAATAAGTATTCCTAAATAATGAAGTTTTTTAACAAGAAAAAAAAAATAAAAAGAAATAATAATAATAATAATAAAAGGTTAACAGTTAGATAGTAGTAAATATTTTCCGATGAGCGTATTCGATTCCAACACTTGTTCGGGAGACATGCGAACAAACCACCCGAATGCAGTTCGCCGCAGCAGTTCGCGTTCGGGAATGTAGAGTCCCAGCGCATTCGCATCCAAATCAACGTCTTGGTCGCCCATCAAATCGTCAATTAAAATCGCATTTCCACCGGAAGCCGTTTGAATTCCAAACATGGTCGAAGTAATGGCGCTCATATTCCCGTTGATGATTTCAGAGTAGCACCATCGACCGCACTCTCCCAGGAAATCCATTTCGCTCGTATAATCTTTTGAAATGAGCACTTCCAAATAAGACACGTATTTCTGAATGACGGGACTGTTTCGTTTACAACCCATGATTTCAGTGCTCGGGAAGAATTCCGCCACGGCACTCACGGATGAAGTTGCGCGCATTTCGCCGACGAATGCAGACGCCGGAAGTAACGCGTTATTGTAAACCGTGATCAAATCGCGGAAACAAATGAAGGAGGGAGGGACGCGCATGCCGCCGTACATTTCCAGCAGTTTCGCGAATGCGAGTTCTCTCAAATGCGGGCGAAGCGGAGACGGTAAATTTTGCGGTTGAAGTGTCCAACCGGGCATCAATCTATGAAACGACGCGTCGTCGATGAGACACACGTGAAACGAATCGCTGCATTTTTGAATGATGCTTCGTATCGTGAGATAAATATACGGCTGGTTTAATTCCGTGCTGTTTCTCGATCCATAGTTCAGCCAGCGCCTAGAATTGACATCATACTCAATATGAATCCACAAAATTGGTTTAGAGTTTTTCTTGTTGAAAATTGTATCATAGTGTTGATCGCCGAGTAAATATTTTCGAATTAAATCATTTTCGTCTAAAATCTCTCCATTTCTTGCAGAATTTTTATATTGCATGCACATGAATGCGATGAAAAAAATTGCAACATAAAACAAAATATTGCTTGCATAATTCGACATTATTATTTTGTATTGTTTTATAGTATACTTACTGTCTTCTTATTCTACTCTTATATTTTTTATATTTTTATTTATATTTTTATTTATATTTTAATTATATTTTATCTATTGTATTATAGTCAATAAAATAGATAAAATATCCCTTAACACGTTGCATTTGTTTGTTGCATTCCTTGTATTCTTTGCTTAATATTGGTATTGGTTGCTTGATTTGATCTAAGAATTTGGATTCGGAAATCCGCCGGTCAAGTATTGTTCCTGGTTTAAAGCCGGCGCCATCATTCGACTCTGCAGCTCGTATCGAGACAAATATAAATTCTTCAAATCGCTCGACTCGTATCCAAACGGCTGACTTCTATCCCAAGGCGAAGAAAAGAGAAACGGTTTTGGGTAGTTCCCAGCATTTATGTCATTGCTGTTGCTGATTAAATTCAAGTTGAACCCGCAGGAATCGCACGCGCCAATTAAATTGGCTTGCATAACTTCGTCCGCATTTCGAATCAAGTATTGACGATAATCGGAATTGCTCGTGATGTTATTCTTTTCTCGCAACTGTTCATTAATTACGGCGCCCGGCTGCCACGTGGCATAGTTGCGGCCATCCGTCATTATCGGCGGAAAGTTGAAATGAATATTGTTTGATCCCGAATAACAAGTTCCCCAGCTCATATTGATGTATGTATGAATGTATGAATAAATAGATGAATAAAAATATATATTATATATTATATTATATATTTATTATTATATATTTATTATTGTATATATTTTTACTTTTTACTATTTTTACAATTTTAATCATGGACATGGAGAGCTTTTAATATATCCTTCTTTGACATTTTATTAATGGATGGACCAAGTTTGGTTTTTGCTAAACTTCGCAACGAATTCACGGGCATATTTTTCATTTCATCCAAGGAAACAGATTCTGCTGCCGCCGCTGCATTGTCTTCGATTATAATACTTTTAATTTTTTTATGATTTGTGCCATTGCCTGTATTATTTTCCTTATTTTGATTCGCATTGTTGTCATTTTTAATTTGTCCAGCGTTATTATTATCCTGAACACGATCACCGTCTTCGCTGTATTCATCATCATCATCATCATCATCATCATCATGATCATCATCATCATCATCACTTCCGCTTGCGCTACTTGCGTCATCATCACCACCATCACTATGGTTCAAATGAATGTTTGACGTTGTTAATTCGATCACTTTAATTTCAGATTGGGACGACAGAGGCTTGTAATAACCTGCAGTTAATGACGACAAGTCAATTATTTTAGAACAAGAACTCGAATTGTCTCCAATTGTGCAGGTGTTGCCATTGCCATTGCGGTTAGCGCGTTCATCTTCGCCTTCATAGTCGCTGTCGCTATCACTCTCGCTGTCACCACTTGTGTCGGTGTCGGTGTCATCATCATCGTCATCGTCGGACACTTGAATTAAGTTCAGTTGCTGTTGTTGTTGTTGTTGTTGTTGTTGATTCGCGTTTGATTCAGCATCATGCTGCTGCTGATGATGGCTTTGTATAGTCGCCGCCGCATGCGGATTCATTTGTCTATATTGCGACGATTTCAACGATGCAACCACTTGTTGTAAAAGTTGGGCTTGATCCATGACGGATTGTTCCAGCATGCTGATGCGTGTGCGAAGGTAATAAAAAATAATTCCTGAAAGCAGCATGCATACGACTAAACTAGCCATTGTAAATAAATCGGAAATATTGCTTAACATGTTTTATTTTATTTATATGTTGGTTTTATTTTTATGTTTTTTACTAATTAAATATTTAAGTATATTACATAATTGTAATATATTTAATTGTAAGAATAAACGAATGAATTTTTTTTATTATTATCCATCTACATCTATCTACAATAAATATCTACTATACTTCGGCATCGACAAAATGAATCATATTTTTTGTGTCGTTGATGATTTCAATCGGATAATCTAAATCTTCGAGAACTTTGACCCCCCCTTTCACTGAAGAAATGCCTTTCCCCAATTTATACAAGTATCGAATGGAATTTGCATTTGTTGTGTTTGTTGCAGCATCGCGTACATCCACCTTTTTTATCTTCATGTGCATGTTTTCAACGCGTTCCGCTTCTAAAAGCTTGCACAACTTGGAATAATGCGTGGTTAGTAGCAAGTCCACATTGTCAAACGTGTTTAAATATTTAATGAATCCAAATGCGCTGGCAACGGCTTCATACGGGTTCGTCCCGGAATACAACTCGTCAAAAATGCAAAAGTGCCGTTTCGTTTTATTTTCGAGTAAACAAGTAATGATTTCTCGGCATCTGCGCGATTCGGCTTGAAACAAGCTGTCTCTCCCCGAAGTGTCTGGAATGTTCAGATAGCTGTGAACAAATTCATACGGCACCAGTTTTGCTTTTTTATAAAATCCGTATCCGAATTGTTGAGAGAAGATGATATTCAGCAGCGTGGATTTAATAAGCGTCGTTTTTCCGGCGGCATTCGGTCCAGTAATTGTTGCCTTTTTATTCAGCACAATATTATTTTTTGCGGGGCGGTCATTCATTAGCGGTGCATAATACGACGACTTGAAATATGTTTTCTTATGAGATGACGACGACGACGACGAAAACGTGCAAGCGGCAATCTTTTTATTCTGAATCAGGCGCGATAATCCGGAGAGATGTTCCATATAGGAATTAAATCCAAACGTATAACTTACCGCATTTTTTACATTTTCATCGCAATAAAATCGATAATATAGTTTCATAATTGTTCCAATGTTGGATATATTTCCAATAGTGAGTTTAAACGGCATGACATTTCTTATTTCATCGTGCAGTTCGCAGAGCGTTTGTGCATGTTTCTCATTTTCCGCTTGAAAAGCGCGATACGATGTTAATTTCTCTTTTTCAATAACCGAATGAATGAAGCGAATGTTTTCAATGCTCGCGCCAATGTAGCTTGTAAACGCGTGGATATTATTATGAATTAAAAACATGTTTTTATAGAACCGGTGGCACGATACAATATTTTGGTAAATTTGAAGGAAGTAAAATGCAATCGAAATAAATATATATATTTTTTTATCCCATGGGACTGAACCGAAATTCTCGAATATTTTTCCAATGGGGTGATACTGTGCGATTTTTTTCAGCGAGGATATGTACATGGATAAATCAATCGGCAACTTTTGAAATCGAAGTATAAAAAATGGAATAATGAGTATGATGAGCGGAGTGAGGAGAGAAATGACGGGGGATGCCAGATTCTGCAATGAAAGAATTTGAAGAAACAGCGATGACGAATTGAGCGGTTCCAGCATGGTAATGTCAATATAGCCAAACTTGTCTTTGAAATGTTTATCGCCTTGGATCGAGCTCCAAATATCGTGAATATCGGAATACGACTTGGCGACGGCGGCAGTATCATGATCACGGTCAACATGGTGACGATTCGCTTGGTAACACTGAATTAATTTTTGAGATTGCTGTAAAAATGTTACATCGGATGTATAATACTTTGCCCACTGGTCTAAAAACCGTTTTCCATATATGGTTTCGGGACTAAAAATATGCTCATACATGGTTTTTGTTTTTTCCAACTTGGAACCGCTTTTATCTTCTTTTTCTTTCTCTTCTTTCTCTTCTTTTTTTCCCTTTTCCTCCTTTGATTCCTTTTCTTTCTTTGATTCTTTTTCCATGTCGCTCTCAACTCGAACAAGTTCTAAATCTGTCATTATATGAGCGTCAATTTCATGTAATTTATTTTTGTCTAAATATGTTATTGGCAGACGGAATGTTGTATTTATATCGGTATATTTTTCGCCATTTTTTTTATTATCTTCCCCGATTGTTTCATTGTTTGTCATGGTTACTAATGCTACTAATGCTATTATTATTAGTATTCATAAAGAATAATAATAATTTGATGCTACGAATATATCCTTCACTTTCAAATAATTCTAAGAAGAAACGTTTATAGTGGAAGGCATCTCCGTAATCGCCGTGTTATAATACACCTCAAACTCTTTAATCTTCTTGATATCCCACCGAGTCACAAAATTAATTGCAACACCCTTTCGACCCCAACGCCCCGATCGACCGATGCGGTGCAAATACGTGTGCACGTCTTTAGGCACGTCGAAATTAATAACCACGCCAACATTCTGCACGTCAATGCCACGCGCAGTTACATTCGACGAAATGAGCACGCGATGTTTTCCGCCTTTGAAATCTCTAAATGCCGCATCGCGTTCCGATTTTTCCATTCCGGAATGAATGCAACACACCGGAAAATTATCCTGAACCATGGCTTCGGTTAAATCCGTGACTCGCTTGATACTGTTGCAATAAATAATAGTTTGAGTAACTGAAATCATATTGAAAATATCCTTCAGCGTGTTGTATTTATGCGAATCGTCCTCCAGCGCAATCAAGTGCTGCACAATGCCTTCCAGCGTAAGCTGTTCCGATTTTACAAGAATCTTTACCGGATTTCTCAAAAAATTAGAAGCAAGTGCGTGCAATTCTTCCGGAAGCGTCGCGCTAAAAAGACACACTTGAACGCTCGAGCTCAAGAAATTAAAAATATTATACACTTGTTCCTTGAATCCGGCAGACAACATCTCGTCCGCTTCGTCAAGCACAATCATTTTTACATCGCTGCCGCGAATGTGGTTCCTGCGAATCATGTCGTGCACTCGGCCGGGACATCCGACAATAATGTGCGGTAGCTCACTCTTCAACACCGACACGTCTTGAACCGTCGAAGTTCCACCAACTAGCAGCTGAATTTTAAGCGTCTTCATGAATACCGCTAGTCCAGAAACCACATCGTGAATTTGTTTTGCCAGCTCTCGAGTGGGAGCAAGAATAATTGCTTGCACCTTTTTAACGCTCGTGTCAATGTTTTGTAACACGCCCACAGAGAATGCGCCCGTTTTTCCGGTTCCAGATTGAGCTTGTGCAATCATGTCCTTCCTGTCAAAAAACGACAAGATGGATTTCTGCTGAATCATGCTGGGATTATCAAAACCGTACGCGTAAATTCCGCGCAACAAATTCGGATCCAAATGCTCTAGATCTTCCCATTTTGTAAACTCTTTTGTAACAGACGCTGACGCTGATGCCGATGCTGATTCACACTCGTCGCCATCAGCAATCCTATTTATATCTTGTTCTTCTCTTTCTTTTTCTCCTTCGTATACGCTCATTTTATTTTTGGGTATTTATATGTATTATACTACATTCTATTTAAGCTATTTACAAAAGTATTATGTAAGTGGTTGAAACATTCATTTTGTATTACATTTTTGTATTACATATTTTGTAAAAAATATATAATAAAGAATCATGCAAATAAATAAATATGTAATTATAACAATTAATCATTATACTAAAAAATAAAAAATAAAAAAATATAAAATGATGGCAACAACGCATGCGTATAGTGCCGACTTTATTTGCACATATAAACTGATGGACAATGATGATGACCGCAACATCATGTATCAAATACAACTTTTACAAGCGTTTGATATGCGGAAATTTGATCAAGATGAAATCAGCGAAAAAACGTTACAGTTATACCAAAAATTAAAAGATTGCAACCAAGTAAAAGAAATTCTTGAGGAAGGAATGAAAGCAAATCCGGAAATGAATTTGTCTCATGAAATCATGTTCATGTGCTTATTTTCTTACCAGTTTTTTGACCTGTTTCATAAATGTTTAATCGGTTATTTTACAACCGGATCAATTTCAGACGAGTCAAAATGCGAGTTGATTCATGAAGTGACATCTCCATAGTTCCATACCATATCGTACCATCGTACCATATTTAGATTTGTTGGAACCGTGTATGCCGCTCCGCTCCTCTGTGCATATATGATTGTGGCGATGGCGCGATTGTCATCATCCCGTAATTATCTTTATAGTCACCGCCTCCGCCATTATCATCAGAGTCTTCCGAAAGGAAATCTTTTTGACGACCGACATCGACGCGTTCATAGTACTCCAAAATTTCCATTATTTCTATAATAAACGTATTTTCACACTTTGGATTTAATAATAACTTTCGGATTCGCTCCAATAAACTCGATAAAAGCGCATCTTTGTCTTTTTCTTTTTCCATTTACACTCTTGTTATTTTAGATCTCTAGTTATGTAGGTATAATTAAATTATTATAATATTAATATTAATATTATAATAAAAATAATATTATAAAATATAAAAATATAAAAATATTATTATTAATTATAAATAAATAAATAAAAATGGCATCCACTCGAAATAAAAATACAACATCCGATTATTGTTTAGAACAAAAACAAAATCATCAAATATTCGGTTACACGGAATACACACACTCGCAATATGGAGCCGCATTTAAGAACGCGCTACCGACGGTCGGTATTACTCCCAGTCACATGCCGCGACAAGCATTTTCAAAAAATTCAATCGACATTGAATCCGCGCTTTTTGGAATAAACTCTACCAATTTGGTAACTCCTCAAACTCCAGTCGCTCCGAAATTAACTCCGCTTCCCGAGGTTGCATACTTTGAGAGAATCCCGCTTCTTTTACCGAATCCGCTGGTCGTCGAAAATAAGCAACGCCCGTTTCCAGTTCCTTAATTGCCCCTAGCAGCAGCCATTTTCGTCGGTCGATCCTTAGAACCACGGATTTAATTCTAGAGTTTTTCCCTTCATGGTTGAAAGGGTCGGCGGTGGGATCAGCGTGTACATGTTGGAGACATCGCGCTTGTAATTTATATAAGCACGCGCTTCGCTAATGAGCCGAGGAACGCACCAGTTGCAAACCAAACCATTTAGAGCTTCGATTTGTTGGGTGATGTTTGACGGTTGATTCATTGCGCTCTCTAAATAAATGGCGCGCATGATCATTTTTAAATTATCACAATCTTGTGGCCCAATGTCGTATTTACCACCGCTTTGGTTGTATACGCCGGCGCGAATTCCATTTTGTATAATTTTCATATTTTGATCGCTAAAAAATGCCAGTGACATTGGAGTGTCATTCCAGTTTCCAGTCATCGCATCTGTAAACGATGTGCACTGTGATGAAATGGGTATTTTATCGAAAAGCGCAAATTGGGCCGACGGCGAAGGGCTTTCAATGTCAAGACGCCCGTTTGAAAACTGTTTAGGAAGAATGTTCTGATTGAGATTCAGATTCAGATTCATTAGAATTTTGCTTATATGTGTTTTTTATAACGTTTGCTTAATTAAATGATATTTATATATTTATATTATAAAAATAATTAATTTTAAGTTTATCTAAAATATTTTATTCAATAATTATAATATAATATAATAGATATTATAATAGTATATATACTTACTTATTTTAAATAAAATGACGTTTCAAACCACGGTTTTATGGGTAGCGGTTTTTATATTTCTTGGAGCTCTCGGATTTATAGGTTATAACATTTATTCTTCGCAATACAACACTGTAAACTGGCCGCCATTTGTATCCGATTGTCCAGACTACTGGACATCCGACGGAACAAACTGTAATTCGGGTTCTTACAATTTATGTTCAGGAACAACCACATTTAAAATAAAGGATTACCCGAATTTATGCGACAAGTTCGATTTTTCTACAAAAAATAAATGCAGTCCACAAGTCAACTGGTCAGGCGTTTCGAATAGTTTGACTTGCACCTAATTATGCATATGCAATTTGTGCGCGTGTATGCGCACGCTCGCATTTGGAAGATAAGACATCGAATGCCTTTTTGTTTGTTTTGTTTGTGTTTTAAATATAAATATTTTTAGATTTATTTATATTTATTTATATTATATTTATATTTATATATATAAATATACTATCCCATCCATCCATCTTAATATGAAAAATAAAAGATTTAGACAAACAACACAAACAAGACATAAAAGACATAAAAAACAAACAAGACATAAAAGGCGAATACAATATGGCGGTAAATCATATGAGTATGTGGATTATTCAGGAATACTTAAACAAGACACGCCAGAGAAAAAGGTCGTTATACCTGGTTATGCCGAAATTAGCGACATGATTAAAGAATATAAAGATGTTGAAAAAATGCAACAGAAACTGGACACTGGTATAAAAACCAAAGATGTTATGGTATATGATTCATGTCAATTACCTAATACAACTACACCTCCAACCACTATTATTTTACTTAGAAAAAAAGGTAACGTGTTTGGTTTATTCAATAATAGTATAGATTGCAACGACGATGACGATAAAACATATTTAACGTTGGCATCCCATAATTTTCAGGTATTTATCAAAGACATTTTACAATGGAATCCATTTTTGAATGTTCCAAACCCAGCCAAATATCCCAAGTTTGAAGAACCGCAGAGTCAATCTCAGGGCATGCCTCATAGGTACGCCAGTGAAAAATTTTCCTACAAATTTACTCAAGATTCATGGTGGAATTCACAACAATGGTGGAATGCGTATAAATTGACGTTACCTACTTATGCAAATGTTGTTCCCAGTGGCAGCGAGACACCTCGTACGCCAATCGCATCGCAAATCGTATCGCAAATCGCACCCCCTCCACCAAAACAACCTATTATAGAACAATTACAACAATTACAACAATTAAAAGAACAGGTTCGCATGTTAACAGAAGAGAATTTTCAACTTAGACAAAGAATAGAAGAATTAACTATCGCACTATCCGATCCGTCCGGATTAAGACGCCGGATTGTAAATCCGTAAGAAATACCATCGCGTTCAAATGATATTTTATTTTCGAAATTCCGATTTATCCAAACTGGTCATGACGCGCTGATAATCGGTATATTTTTGTTCAATGTCACTGTAGTCCGGTTTTTGAACAACCGTAATCGGAACTAGAAGCATCCATCGATCCTGTTTTTGAAGTTGCAGCCAATATTTATCAATTGCATAATAGTAATGATGCTGCGGCTCTTTCATCAACTTTGTGATGCCTTCCTTTATATTCGAAATGAGCGCGTCGTAATAATGACGTTTTACAATATACCCGGTTGTAGTTTGACAATGCGATACCCGTATACTCGCACAATCATTTATTTCAAACGGCGGCAAGTTATTTCCCGCAAGAAGAAGCACGTCCCACTTATTTTGCTTGTTTGAAAAAAATGAATCTGCATTTTCAACAAACGTCTCTGGCAACATGAACAAGATGTCATCTTCTAAAATCATGACGGACTCCCATTTCGCCTCTTTTGCCATTTGAAGACATTTCAAGTGACTCAAACTGCACCCAATGCGTCCGTTTGCATTTTTTATTGCATTGAATCTTGTAATATTGTTCGTCATTTGTAGTTGCTCCAGTTGATTTTCTATATGCCATTTTCGATCGGTTCTATGGTCAAGGTTGATATAAAATCCCTTGATTTCAAAGAGTCCGTTGATGTCTACGTCGTCAACATCTTCATATTTCCACGTTTCATTCTTAAATATGGAACACATTGGTTGAAATGAAAGTATGTTGGATTGTTATCTAATTCTAATTTAAATAATATAAGTTCATCATTTTATATTCATTTCATTTATTTTATTTCCTTTTTACAAAAGTAAAAGCAAATAAAAAGAAAAAGGAGATGTTGAATGAAATTTAATCAAATCCCACAATCGTCATTCGCAGTGTAGTAACAAGTTCTTTGTCTTTATGGCCATTCTTTGACGAAATTGCTTTTTGATAATCTCTCGCCACCTTTGTTTCCGTTTCAATAACCTTTTGCAACAAATCATTTTTTTTATAACACGATTCAATCAAATCCACGAATTCGGCCTGCGTTGTTTTCACCTTGAACATATTTACACCGGGTCCATTTCGTTTCACGCACCATGTAAAGAATTCGTCGTGACTGTGCAGCAACACCGACGTGAGCACATAATATGCAAACACGTTTGTATTCTCTCGGTAAAACGCCTCCGTCATTTTTTTAGAATGCGCAGAATCGCTCACCATGAGCCGATAATTGACTCCCATGAAATCTAGAACCTTTATACACTGGTAGAGAGAAAATACGCTTTCCAACTGTAAATAAAATTCAAAATTTTTCTTGAATTGTTTTGCCGTTTTAGATTCCAGCGACGGCGGATTTTTAAAATACGTTTGAAATGCAACATTCATAATTCGAGCCCATATTTCCGAATACGTTTCCGATAATCGAATGTCGACTCCCTTCGGAAGCGAAAATATTTTTTTTATAAACGCATTGTCTATATGATCATGGTCAAAATCCGTTTCAAAATCATTACCGAATGTGTGCATTGTTTCGTGTATGAATACTTTGAACCACTCTTCTTGTCTATAAATGACAATTTCATTCTTCTTTTCACAACGATATGTGTAACCGGTATTTGCGTGGATCGGACCAATAACCTCGCTTTTATTTTCAGGCAGTTCTTTTTTAAATGGCGTCAAGTAAATATAAATATTGAGAGATTCGACACAGCTTGATTTCAGCGAAACCATGTGCAACCACATGAACACACGGTGAGCGTACATTTTGTAATACGACGCGGCCTCGCAACTATGGTTCTTAAACAGTACAAAGTGTAAGAAAATGTTTCGTTTGTTAATTTTACATTCGAATGACAGGATTTTTTTCGAACTATTTTTTATGAATTCTCTCATTTCACTCGAGAGATACTTGTCGGACATTGATTCGGGATAAGGAACTTGGGACTGGATATCAATTTCACTTTCCTGAAATTTTAAACATCCGGAATTCGTTTGTGTGTTGAATTCTATATTGGCGGCATTCATTTGTTCGTACAACTCGATAACCGGATCATCATGATCCTGGCGTTTTTTTTCACTGTTTTTCTGTTCCGTTTTATGTCTTGTTATTGTTGGAGCTTCGCCTTCGCCTTTGTATTCTTTGTGTTTTTTTTGAGAGGATGATGAGGAAGAGGATGAGGAGGAGGAATGTTCTGGAATAGTTTGAACATTGTCGGTGAGTATCGAAATATCAGGACTCGTCAAGACCTTTGGTGCAACATCCGTCAACAATGATTGTATCGTCTTTTGAACAAGATTAGAATCCAAATTCATTTATTTATATATTTATTATTTATTTATATATTTATTATTTATTTATTTATACAAATCAAATATAATAATAGTATTGATAGAAAATAAAGTGGAGAAATAAATTTAATTATTGAATAAATTTTATAAAAATTATTATATTATAAACATAATATATTATAAAATATAAATTATAATATATAAATTATAAAATGAATTATTTCGGAATTATTCTTATACTATTGATGATTTCATTCGCAATAAAAATATATAAGGATTCCGATTCTTTTAATTTAAGATGCATTATTTCAAAAGTGGATGGAAACACGTACTGCGTTAGGGAGCGAAGTAAACTTGAACTGGCAGCAGATTTGTTAGCAGAAGCAACAAAAAAAATGAAACGCTTGGTGAAACACATGAATTCAACTCATCCGGCCAATCCGGCAGTAAAACGCTTGGTTGAAAATTTCAACCCGGATAAAATAAGCGAAACGCTGCCCACGAGTGAGCACACCGCATATAGCGAGAACAAGGGTGAAAAAATGGCATTTTGTTTGAACGAAGATAAAGAAGGGACGCGATTAATCGATTTGAGCACGCTAACGTTTGTCGCCATCCACGAACTCGCGCATTTGATGACCGAGAGCATTGGACACAAGGAAGAATTCTGGGACAATTTTAAATTCTTGCTCGAATCCGCGAAAAAATCAGGAATTTATGAACCGGTAGATTACGCGAAATCTCCGGTGCAATACTGCGGAACACGTATTGACGAGAACCCATTCTATAAATAAAATATTTTAAGATTATCAAAAAAACGAAAATCATTTTATAAAAAACAAGAATTTCATTTTTTAGGGATATTTTAATATTTCCAATTTTTAATTTCAATATTTTTGAAAAAAGTATAATAAATAAAAATTGAATTAAACTTATCTCATTATAGTATATCAACAAGCAACCATGAGCATGGCGAAGGCGAATGGAACTGGAACTTACAATTTCGCATCATACTTGTCGTCTCTTTATATAAAACAGGGTGAAAAATGCACTCACACGCGACTAAAAGATGTGGAATTGGGAATCAAGGGTGGGGCATATCTAATACCTGAATCTGAGCTCGATGATTTTTACAGGAAATATTATAGTCACGTATTCGTCGACGGAAAACAAGAATATCTGACAGAAATTCAACACGAAGACGGCGGTCCAATCCTTGTTGATTTCGATTTCAGGTATGATGTCAGCGTTGAAGAACGCAAACATTCAAAAGACCATGTTGTTGACATGGTACTATTATATATGAACACTCTTAAAAAAGTATTGGAGATTGGTGCCGACCTTGAAATACCAGTATTTATTTTCGAAAAACAGACCGTGAATTGCAAAAGCGACATGACAAAAGACGGGATTCACATGATTATTGGAATTCACATGGAGAGAAAACAACAAATGTTCCTTCGGGCAAAAATTTTATTGGAACTCCCGACGATTTGGAGCGAGCTTCCCATCACAAATTCATGGGAAGATGTCATCGACAACTCGATCACAAGCGGGAAAACGGGATGGCAGCTATACAATTCGCGGAAGCCGGGATGCAAAGCGTACTTGCTGAAGTATCACTTTTTGCTAAAGCTCGGTAATAGCGAATGGGGATTTTCCGAAAAAAAAGTAACCGATTTTAAATTTGAAAAGGACTTTAAATTGCTGACAGCTCGTTACCGCGGACATCCATCGTTTCCGTTGATTGATTCGTATAAAGCCGAAATCGAACAAATGTTTAAAACAAAAAAGGCGCATCCTTCTACAACAGCTTTGACAACCGGATCCGGATCCGGAACATCGTCGTCACGTGTCAATATCGTCATGATTTCGTCGTCATCCGTTCCCACGATTGATTACAGTTTGATTACAAACAAGGAACAGTTGGAATACGCCGTAGGATCAATTATGAGCACAACGGAACCGCGAGAATATGAAATAGTCGAAACGCATAAATTTACCATGTCACTTTCGAGTAAATTTTATGAGCCGTATGAAAAGTGGGTCCAGGTGGGGTGGGCGCTAAAAAATACGAGCGAAAAATTATTTCTCACCTGGATGCTGTTCAGCGCACAAAGTGATAAATTCGATTATTATAAAATCCCCGAATTATTTAAACAGTGGCAAAAATTTAGGGTCGGAAAGAGTGAACTTTCAAGACGCTCCATCATGTTTTGGTCGAAACAGGATAATTCAAACGAATACAAGAAAATCCGCGAGGAAACGGTAGATTACTACATTGATCAGACGCTTATTACACACGTTGGAAAAACAAAGATTAATGAAGCGTCGGATGTCGATCTTGCAAACGTGCTGTACCACTTGTTCAAGGGGCGTTTCGTCTGCGTGAGCATCAAACACAATGCGTGGTTCGAATTCAAGGACCACCGATGGTCTGAATGCGACTCTGGAACTTCGCTTCGTTGGCTCATTTCCACCGAAATGCTCAGCATCTATTCCGAACGAAGCATGAAACTGTTGGACAGTTTGAACGAACACGACAGCACATCGGAGCAATTCAAAAGCATTCAAGACCGTTCAAAACGCATGACGGAGATTTGCAACCAGCTGAAAACCACGAGTGTGAAGAACAATATATTGCGCGAAGTTCGTGAAATGTTTTACGACAAGGATTTTATTGAGAATTTGGATTCCAAGCCGTATCTGATGGGATTCAACAACGGTGTGGTCGATTTCAACGAAAAGATATTTCGACCAGGTCAACCGTTTGACTACATTTCGAAATGCACCGAAATTGACTTTTTGGACACGTATAGTCCTGGATGTTCCGATTATGCGCGCATTGAAAAAGAACTCATCATCTTCATGTCGCAATTATTTCCGTCGCCGGAGCTGCGCGAGTACATGTGGGAACATCTCGCATCCTGTCTCATCGGTGTGAACCGCGACCAGACGTTTAACATTTACAACGGTTGTGGAAGCAATGGAAAATCGAAACTGGTTGAACTCATGTCGCACTGTTTCGGAAAATACAAGGGCACAGTTCCGATTACACTGATTACCGAAAAACGCAACAAAATTGGCGGCACTGCTTCCGAAGTTGCACAACTTGTCGGTGTTCGATATGCGGTGATGAACGAGCCGTCGAAAGGGGACCGAATCAATGAAGGTCCTTTGAAAGAAATTACGGGCGGAGACCCGGTTCAAGCTCGTGCGCTGTATCAAGAAATGATCACATTTGTACCGCAATTCAAATTGGTTGTTTGCACGAATGTCATGTTCGACGTGAAAAGCAACGACGACGGTACATGGAGGCGCATTTGCAAGGTGGACTTTGAGTCGAAATTTTGCGAAGATCCTAAAAGCGACGATCCTGATATGCCGTATCAGTTCGAAATGGATAAACATTTGGACAAGAAACTGGAAGCATGGGCGCCTGTATTTATGGCAATGCTCGTTTTGAAAGCGTATCAGACCGGCGGAACTGTTAAAATCTGCGAGAAAGTTCGACTCAGCAGCAACAAGTATCGAAATAGCCAAGACTACTTGTCAGAGTTTGTTCGCGACAAGATCAAAATTGTTCCCGGAGTCAACGACAAGACCGGTAAAGCATTTGCCGTGAAACGCGATGAACTGAATCAAGAATTCAAGGAATGGTATACGAGCAATTACGATAAGAATGTCCCGCGGTTCCAAGAGTTGCACGAGTACATGGACAAAAAGTTTAAGAAAGTTGCCAAGGGCGGTTGGAGCGGTTGTAAAATCATTTATCCGAATGATGATGAAGATGCCGAATTTGACGAGCTGGTTGATGAATAAATGCGCTGCAAATGCAGTCAAAAAAAAAGAGTTTTTACTATAAAATAAAAGAAAAAATAAAAGAAAAAAAGAAAAAATAAAAGAAAAAATAAAAGAAAAAAAGATTTTATTTTTTTTATTGTTTTTCTTTTATTTTTATTGTTTTAGACGCACTATTTACACATTACCTTTTTATTCGGATGAGTGTCCGAGTCGCTCCTGCAAACGGTGCCAATCAAACTTTGCTTCAGGATCAATTTGGACCTTTTTGTATTCCTCGTACTGATCAGGCGAGTCGTAAAAGTAAGTCCTAGGTTCAAAATTGCTGCAGTTTACAACTTTCCACAAGAAAGTTTCGCCATAGGAACCAACTCTCCAAGGATATTTGACTCCTGTGATTGCATTCACAATCGGAGTATTCGCCACATTCGATGGAAACGGGCCGCGAAACACTTTCTTCTTTTCACCACCATCTTGACTGTGATTGTCGCCACTGTTGTTGTTGTTGTTGCTGTAATTCTTCATTATTGGCTGGATTCTGTTGTTCGGTTGTTTCTGATTGTATAACTGCATATTTTCATGTAATGCAATGAAAATTCAATTTATGTTTTTATTCCCACTTTTTACAAAATGATATTTTTTAACAGGTATGATAATAAAAAAAATATATATATAATATAAAAAATAGTATATAATATAAAAAATAGTATATTAAAATTATTATGGCAGTCGAAACAGGAAGATTATATACTGAACTCGGATTGCCATCCGGTTTTTATCCGCGTAAAAATTATCTTGATTTTCATATGGACCGACGCAACATAGGTATCAAACTACACACAGACAATGAGTTATTTTTTCCAGGAAACAAAGTTTATTTCATTGATTCCGACAAAAAAGTTGATAAGAGCCGAATTGGAATTATTTTAAAGAATAATAAAAATGAAGAAGGATCGTTTTCCAAAGAACCAACGTATCAAGTAGAATTTAAAAATATATCGGATGGTACTACAGAAATAAATCCTAATTGTCATCAATATAATTTAGTATTGAGGATGCCAGGAGAACAAATGCAAGGAGGTAAAAATAGAAAAATATCAAAAAAATATCGAAAATCAAAGCATCGAAAGTCAAAGCATCGAAAATCAAAGCATCGAAAATAGAAAAAACAAATTAAATAAACCACACCCGTTACCCATTGCGTTATCATTTCTTCATTTATTTTTTTTTAGAATTAAAATCGTTGAATGATTCAAAAAGCGACTTGAAAATGGAAATGCATTCTACAACAACTTTAGAAACATATTCTTGCACTTTTGACAACTCAGTTTCCTCTTTGAACGCAATAATAATAAAACTATCAAGGGAGTGGGGGTGCGGTTTTTTAAATCCACAAAATGATGCAACGCCGTCCGGTTTGTCATAATAATTTGAATACAACAAGTATTCAATTGCTTTTCCGAGCGTGTAGTCTTCGCCGATCAAGTGTACACAATATGCATTTTTCATGGTTGTTAATTCATTTGCCGGTTCAATTATATTTTTGACTTTCTCTTTCTCTTTTTCCTCACCACCGCTGCCGCTACTGCTGCTGTGTTCCATATTAGCGAGCAAGTTTTCGCATTTTTTAATCATAATGTCGCACGACTTGGTAACCAGCTGAACATTCGTATAAACGCCAACCGTTTCAATCACAAAGTCGAAACTGTCAGGAACGCATATACGCTGCGCTTCAAGCAGCTCCCAATTCTTCTTGGCAGAAGCCAGCTCTTCGCTCACACTCAAAGATGATGCGGATGACCCAGCAGTTCCCGATTCAAAACCATCGCGCAATCCCTTTTCTTTGGCTTTCCATTGTTTTTCAATCTCTTTTTCATCCAGCGTGCAACTATAAGAACAAGTATGCGCCACATTGTACATGCCGTCAAATTTAGCATTTGAAATTTCAATCGTGCAAGTAAATGCGAGTGCTTCGCCACTGGGAACGTTCGAGGACAATTTCGGTAATAATCTTGCGAATTCAATGTATTCACCGGATATCGAGTCGGGAGGAAATATTTTTCGAACTGTTGATTCCGGCAAATATTCGTAGACGACATCATCGTCGTCATGAGATCCACCTGACTTTTCAAGATTTTTCGCCCTTTTTACTTTAAAATCTTCGGTGGTGACATATCGTATAGCGTCCGAGTCATTCTTCACATCCACTTCCACGACGTAGTTTTTGTAATCATTTTGAAATCCGTCGATTGTATGAACATGATGAATCGGAATGCATCCCAAGCGCTGCTTTAAAAGCTCATTATGAAGACGCGTCGTATTGACTGTAAAATTTGCCCTGTTTTCTGCATGCGGAAATGTTTTAAACACGTATGTGTTGACATCAGACAGTATGATTCTCCGGACTGCATTCGCAATAGACACGTTGCAGTTTTCCAATGTGAATGTGAGTTGTTCTTCTTTGTTGTTATTATATGTGGAAACGATAGGGATTCGTGTTTGTGTTTTGCTCATTCTTAACGGCGAAACGGATCTTGTTCGTGAATCTGATTGCTTTTATTGTTTGTTTTTATATAGTAACTATTATTAAATCAATTTTTAATTAAATAATATTTGATTTCATAAAAATGAGAATAAAAATGATTAAATAAAATAATAAAAATAAATAATATTATGATAAAAATTATGTATAAAAAATAACTTAAATGATTCTACTTTACATTAATATATTATAAATTACAAATATTATGAGCAGCATTATTTATTACAGTAATCTTTGTGAAAAATCAAAACGGTTACTACAAGTTCTTGCGAAAAGTGCGTGCAGCAAAGACATCCACTTTTTATGCATTGACAAGAGAGAAAAATCGCAAGACGGGGTTACGCACTTGATTCTAGAAAATGGTGATAAGATACTGCTTCCTCCGCAAGTGAATCGAGTTCCAGCGCTGCTACTGTTAAATCGCGGAAATCAAATATTGTACGGAGACCAAATTTTACAGTTCTTAACTCCAGTCGAAAATGAAATGAAACAAGTCGCAACAAATAATAACGGGGAACCGGCGCCATTTTCACTAACGAGTGACTTCATGGGACACGGTGTGGCATCGGACACATATAGTTTTTGGGATCAAACCAGCGACGAGTTATTGGCAAAAGGAAACGGCGGAATGCGCCAAATGTACAATTATTCCACAATCGACTATTCAAATACAGGAAGAATAGAAACTCCGCCTGATAACTACACTCCTGATAAAGTTGGTCAAGTGTCGTTGGAACAACTTCAACAAAATAGAAAAATGTAATTTTTCATTTTTTCAATTGCTTCATTTTTTCATTTTAATAAAAATATATTTGTTAATAAAAATATATTTGTTATTTTTATTAAAAATTGAAATGTATTAAATATTATATAAATACATTACAATAGTATAGTAATACTCACGCAATCCAAATGAGTGAAAGCGATATTGAATCCATTGGTTCAGGTTCAGGTGCAGGCACAAATTCTGACTCTGATGTCGACACGGCTGTTGACGATTCTTTAAATAAGAGCGTTAGTGTGAATTTTAGCGACGATGATGATGATGATGGCGATGGTGATGATGATGATATCGAAGAGATGATGATGAAATCGCCTTCGTCTAATCATGATGAGGGTGACGATGACGACGATGACGACGATGACGACGATGACGATGACGATGAAGAAGATCAGGATATTCTTCATAAATTCGACAGTGAAACAAAAAAAAAATATATTGCAAGTCACCACCCTGAATGTTTGTCATTCAATCATGAAGAAACCGAAACCATGTCTCGTGTCGTTCGAGATGACACTGGAAGAATCGTCGACCCGTATCATAAAACGTTGCCGTTTTTGACAAAATACGAGAAGACGCGTATTTTGGGAATACGAACCAAACAACTCAATGAAGGGGCCAAACCGTATATTGACGTAAATCCCACAATTATTGACGGTTACATTATTGCTCAACTGGAACTAGAACATAAACGGTTGCCTTTTATTATTCGAAGGCCGATACCGAATGGCGGATCAGAATTATGGAAACTCCAGGATCTCGAAATTATTTGCTAAATTATTGCAATGAATAATTAATAATCATATAATCATAATAAATCATACCATACCATTTGTAAAGTAGGTTTAATATTTTTTCAGTAATATAATGTAACTCAGAAACAATCCAAAAAAATTCTTTGCAAACAAGTCTAAAATATTATACAACCCGTTTTTCAAATAGTAGGGTAGCAGCGCAACAATGCCGTAAAGAGACCAAAAAATAAAGAAATACCAGAAAATTTTGATTCCGGTCGATGATGACCCAGCAGCATATTTTTGATAAATAATGTAATAGTAGAGCAAAAACGGAATAAACCCGAGCAGGACCCCTGTCAGCGTGGACAAAATATTCATCTCTCCCAAGTACCCAAAAAACAACATTGCCCAGTTTAAAATAAAAACATTCCAAATTGTTTGTCCGTTTTCTAGTACCAAATCGAAAAAATTCAGCCCCGTCGTGTCTTGTTGTTTCTCTCTCTTCTCTAAAAATAGTAGATAAAACATCAGCGTTATCAACATGGTCGGTGTTGTAATTGCCCAGTCAATATAGCGTTTTGGAGTGACGTTTGTTACGCTCGTGAAATTATACAGTAACCAAACATAGAATAAACCTTCAATTGCTTGAACCGCTATTTCTAAAAATAGTAACTGTTTTATAATATTGAATTCAGGAGAGACGGGTGCAAACAGTCCTGTTGAAACCTCGATAATTCCACTAATTATCTGAACTATCACTGATGCGACCAATGTTGAATAAAAAAAAGACTTTGTATTCATTTTTTCTTTTCTTCGCCCAATATATAATACAATTTTATTAATTTTTTAATTAATGATTATAATTTTGTATACATATATATCTTACTATAATCGGAACATTAAATATTACACAGTGTAATTACTCTACCCTATCATAGCCTAACACTTCCACCTCTTTCCGCATTCAATACACGTGACAAATGTCGTCATGGGTTCATCCGCCGATCGCGTTTGTAGTTGAGTATACGTGCACTTGTTCGACTTGCATGCGCGACAAGTAAACAAGTCGGTGGATGCCTCGATTTTCAACTCATACTTGTTCTTGTCGCGATTCTTCTTATCTTCAATAATTTTGGTCCATATTTTCGGATTCATGTCTTGGTGCGTCATAAATGCAAGCTCGTGCGGTTTTATTTTTTTGGACGTAATCATGCTCATAACTTCCGGATTGTCAAGGTTGGTAATAATGCATTTCAACCAGTCAACGTACAATTGAACAAAATAAGCATTGTCCCATTTTTTCACAATATTCATCTCGTCTGCTTTTTGCAACGTTCGATTGTAAATACCTTTTTCCAAGTTCAGTGCTATTTTACCCGTGATGTCAGTTTTTATTTGTTCTGAAAGTTTCTTGCGGATGTTTTGGCGAAACGATTCTGCATCCTGAATGATCATTTTTCACCGTTTTTCGTGTTTACATTCTATCCACATGATCTTTTAAAATCAATTTTTATTAATATATAATTATTTTATAATTTTATAATTATATATTGAAACATTTTCTTATATTTTTTAACCACTACATTTATCCATTACATTTATACATTTATACATTTATCCATTACGTTTCATTTTTAATCACTCAGGATTCTTATTCTTGATCCGGATCCGGATTAGAATCAGAATCCGAAACGGAATCAGAATAGTCGTACTCTTCTGATGTTAGCTCCGATGAGTCGTCGGAATCGCCACCCTCATCATCATCATCGGTTGATGACGACGTTTCGTATTTTTCGTCACCGCCGTTATCGCAATCGGAATCACTATTGTCGCCGTCGTCCACATCCTCGTCATCATCGTCGCTGTCTGAAGCACCGTCCTCCAATACATCTTCGATAATAAAACCGTCCTTCAAATATCCATCTTTTGTCTTCATGATTGACGGCACATTATCCAATTCGTCTTCTTCATCGTCATCGTCTTCGTTGTCGGCAAGTGTTTCAAACCCGCCAAACAAGTGCTCATACACTTTATTCCATTTATCAACGGTTAGATCGACCATGTTCATACTCGAATCTCTCGCCAAAAGCGCACAGTTCCCGAAAAATAACTCGTTATCTGCAGGAGGAGGAAACTCGTATTTATTTTCTTGGTTTGCTTGTCCATCATTTCGCGCCCACAATTCCACTGTAATCATATTTTCACCTTTTTTTGAATACGTCCACTCTGCAACCTTTCCAAATCCGTCTGCTTTTTTCAAAGCACATTTCTTATACAATTCATCGGTATTTGAACTTTTATACTCTTGAGCTTTCAAATCACCGTTTTTTTCAATAATTACAATGGACGGCATTTATATCAATTACGTTGGATCGATTTTATAATCTCGTACTGGATACTTCTACATTTATCTTACTTATTGGGTTTAAATGGTTTATCAATAATATTTTATTTGATTGAAAATGTTCAAATTAAATAAAATAAAAATAAAAAACATAAAAATAAAAAATCAAATAAAAATATTGTACGTTTTTATCATATTAAACTTATATTTTTATACTTTAATAAAAGAAAAAGTGTTCATTTTTAAAGTATAAAATTTAGAAAAATAACAAAATAATAACAACATGTGGTATTGGATTATTAAAGTTTCTATTTTATCGTTCATCTTGATTTTCCTTCTCCATTATCTTTATTCCTTCTTTGTATCAACTTTAACAGTCCCAAAAGTAAAAGATTTAGTAACTCTTCCGCAAGAAAAATATGATAAAATGTTTCATTCTTTACACGACACACACTATTCTACTACAACCGACTCGAATGTTATTATAAATGGAAACAATGGAAACAGTGGAAACAATGGAAACAATGCACAATCCATGAAAGAAGACCTTATTAATTTTTTAAAAGATATTGGTTCTAAACCTCAACCAAGTATAAATACAAGCGGCGCATTTGGCTCTTCTTTAGATACAAATATATCGTCCTTTTCATTTTCCAAATAAACATTACTATCAATATAAATAGTTTACAATTAGGGTATAAAAGATAACGGCTATATCTTTATATACGCAAGTTAACACACTGCATCCAAAGGTCATTTACATTAGTTATAGTTTCGAATGAATCCATTTTCTAAGCACAGCGGCGGTGATGCCGCTAAGAATCAAAACACGTATGCAAAATTATTGCAACATTTTCCAAAAATAAAATTTTCTTATGAGTTAAAATCTTATAAGAAAGTTTCCATTGCAGCATCATCATTAGCGTCAACGCCAACGTCTGATAACGATTGTGCCGGCGTCGTATACTCTATTATACCGAAAGGTAAAAAATATTTTTTATGGTTTAAAAATGACGAATGTTTATTTTTAGAGCTTGACAATGACAAACAAATTGTGAATGTCACGTCTAAAAAAACTTCCCGTATTTTTCCAAATGATACTATTTTATACGGAACATATTTTTACCATCGTAAACCAATGACAAATATGAATAGTGCAAATACAGGTATAAATATTTTATATTATTTTACAATTGAAACAATTCATTACTATAACGGCATAAATCTCGATGCAACGCAATCCATGTTTGAAAAATTGAAAACGCTTCACCTAGCATTCACTACCGTTACCCTTGAAAAATCATTTCAAGTCGACGTTGGTCTACCGCACATTGATACGTCTCTTGACCGCATTTCAACCGTTCAACCATTTTATCACGTTTTTTGTATTCAAAAAAGAAAATATGACGATGTTTCCAACCAATACCAAAACATGCACCATAACATTCATCATAATGTGTCCGCGGCACCTGTGCCTGTAAAACATATTATAGAAAATGGTAACAAGTATGTAGTCAAGTCATCCGATAACAACAATAATAGTATCAACAATAATAATAATAATAGCAATAACAAATATAAGATTCTTGTAGTTTCGGCGGATATTCAAAACGACGTGTATCACCTTGTAGACCCAAATGACGTGTCTAATAAACTTATTGCATCGATACCCGATTACAAAACCAGCGTTATGATGAATGCCTTGTTTAGAAACATTAAAGAGAATAGATCATTAGACGCTTTAGAAGAAAGCGACGACGATGACGAATTTGAAAATACAAATATTGATAAATTTGTAGACTTGACTAAAAAAATTAAAATGAAGTGTGTTTTTAATCATAGATTTAAAAAATGGACACCCATCGAATGTGTCAAATGATTCTTGGAACCATGCTATACCATTACTACTATATTACCATATGTAAATATATATAATCGTATTATATATATTTATTCTTGCATAATTTATTCTTGCATAATTTATTTTACGCACTTTAAACGAAAAAATAAAATATATAATAACTATATACACTACATACGATACGACATTCGTTTTTCATAATGGCTTTCAAGTTAAAATATAATTTCAACGGCCCACCCGATAACCACGTATTGATAAAACAGCGCGGCAATAATGCAACGCTTACCGCTGTAAATCCCATGCCTCAACAATTTTATCCATCGTCTAACGACAGCGTGTTTGCAATGGGGCGACGCACGTTTGTTGATACAAAAGGGCAACCCAACGGCGCGAATAACGCAGATAATAAAGTTGCCGGAACGGTTCGTGCCAGTATTGGTTCGACGTTTAACCAAATACCGCCTCATAAACGCACGGGTCTTGTCGGTAAACCGATTTCATTCCCGCAAGACAGCTCGCAGAGAATCGAGCGTCTTAAAATGAATGCCATTGGCGCAGGAAGTATGAAGGTGGGTTTAGCACCGAATGCGCCAATGTCGTTTAAAAGTAATGACACGACGAGTCGAAACGACGCGTTAAGGCGGTGTCGCGCGGGCGGGTGCGTTGCGCCGAAAAAAAAAGGCGCGAATAATGCATTCAAATCGGGAGGCGGTTCTATTTATTCCAGTATCGGAAATCGACAAATCTATGCTCCTTAAAACCCTTGAAACATTTAGTTTAGAAGATTATAAAATAAAAGAATAAATAAATAAGAGTTTATTTTATCAACATTAAAAATAATTATTATATGAGTTTGTAATAATTTTTATATCGTAAATATATATACATACATATATACATATACATAGACGTATTTTATTGGTTTTTAAATCATGGCACACACATTGAGATTAAGACGATCAAGAAGTAAATACGGAAAGAAGCGGCGCCAACGAAAAACACAAAGGCGCGTGCACGGTGGTGGAATATTTGACGACTTTATAAGCAAATTTAAACCTTCTACAGATGAAGAAAAATGTGCGAAAGCAAGAGAAGCCGCTCAAGAAGCTTGTAGTAATGTCAACGGAAACGAAGATGCAGGAGACATAGAAATGTCGGCGATGGGGGATACATCATTCTCTTCTTCTGAATTGGACGCATCTTCCTCACCTACGCTTCAGCAACAACCTTCTGATTCTGATTCAGGGGCACTACCACCACCACCTTCTGATTCAGGGGCACTACCACCACCACCTTCTGATTCAGGGGCACTACCACCACCACCTTCTGATTCGGGTTCCCAGCCGCAACCCGTCGGTTTTGGCGGTTCAAAAAAAAGCAGACGCAAACATAATAATAAAAAAAAAAGTCATCGTCGTAAAAAATCGAAAACATCAAGAAAATATAAAAAATAAACATTTTTATTATTTTATTAATTTAATATTTTGAATTTGATTTCAAAATACATTGAATTAATCTCTCTTCTCTCTAGGAATGAAATACAAACCTTTATAAAGAACTGCATGGCCGTAAAAACCAAACGTGATATATTTGTTAGAAAGGTTTGCATTTCATTCCTAGAGAGAAGAGAGATTAATTCAATGTATTTCGAAATGACAAAATAAATAAAAAATAAAATGTGTTGAATATCATTCATTGATTATCAACGAATAACAAATTTATTTCAAATAATTTATTTCTTTCCTAATTATATTTGAAATAAATTTAAAATAGCGACTATATTATAATAAAAGATGTCAATTGTTATAACATTGTTACAGCGGGATGCTGTTTTGCGTTCCATCGGTGCAACAAATTCAAAACTGTATGATATTTTAGCCGACTACATGTGCGGAGAGGGATACATTAAATCCAGGATTGAAAAACTTGACATCCTGTATAAGCTCGAAGTCATTGAAAGTTACATATTAGAAATACCGGATGCCGTACACGAGCGACCCAGCATTCATAAAGCGCTTACCGGCATTCACGAAATGTGCGTAAAGCTGCATAATGAGTTGGACGACATGTTGAAAAAAATAAAAGCGCACAGTCAAAAATACTTTTACTATGTGCGAAGTTTCGATGTTTCCAATGATTTAGTAAATATTGAAACCCACGTTTACAATCTAGATCACCGATTTAAAATGTTTTTAGGACTCATGAATACAACAGTAGCATCAATGTTGTGAGGAATATACGTGATTTTATTTGATTTTTTTTTTATTTTCTTGAATTATATATATATATATATACATATACATATACATAATGAATAATCCGAATCGATACGAAGAAGATCCAAAAGCAAATGTAAATGCGATTCAACCAATATCGCCGGCTACTGCAGAACAAATGAATAATATGAATAATAAATATCGTGCAAAATATTATAATAAACTGCGAAGTGAAGGAAGACTTAACATCGGCGGGCGTACAGTTAAAAATAAAAAGAAACATAAGAGATCCTTAAGACGTAGTGGTAGTTATAGTAAAAAAAATAAAAGGCTAATGAAACGTAAATAATATCGTATTAATGCCGCGAGTAAACCACTTCCACGCACGGTTATCAAATAAAATAATAAAATAGAATAATTGGAAATAAGTATATAAATATAAAAATGTACATTTATATATTTATTTAGTCACTCACTGCAACAATTGCAAGAGTAATGATGAATACTACAGCGAACACGGCAAATATGGCGAATATAACTATAAATGACGACGACAATAATTTAGAAACAGAATGTCTTGATACGGTTAAAAAATTATTTGCACAGTATCCAAATATGAAACAAAAGATACATCACCACATTAAAAATTTGTTACCGGGCATTTGTGAAAATGCTTGTCACCAACAAAAACAGAGAGAAGAGAGAAAAAATACACTTGAAGAAAAGTCGGACGAATTTATCGAAGAATTTATAGCTAAAACGCGTTTTTTTTATTACTCGCCTACCGATTTATTTTTTACATATTCTCATGAAAAAATGTATGAAGTCGTGAAAGAAGACAATATACAGCACTTGATTCTAACAACCGTAACATCAAAGTTCCCGGAATTAATGCCGTGGAAATATAAAATTAAAATACAACTTATGAAACGAATCAAAGAAAATAGCGTGCTGAAATCAATTCCAGAGTCGGAAACCATCCAGGACGTTATACAACTATTGGTGCCGTCCCTGTTTTCAACAAAAGATTATGCAAAATATTTTTTGACTGTTATTGGCGACATTTTGCATAAAAAGAAATCGTATTATTATTTTATTCATTCCAAAACACTTATTCCTCTTTTAAAAGAGCTTAGCCAAGAATGTTATAAATTCTTCGGAGTAAATTTGTTGAACCATTTTAAATTTAAATACTATGAACATGCAAACGATGACTGTCGTTTAATTCAAATGCGCGAAATCTCTCCGTCGTCGCTGCTATGCAATTTTATAGATTCGGATCGACTCCTTAATTTATTTTGTGTGGCTTCGCACTATTCTACGCGCCATGTTTGCGGAGACTCGTATTTGGAAAATTATTGCAACAATTATTCGGTCATCAATTATGCGTTGTATTTGAAGAACAATAAGAGTATTGAAATTTTACTACAATTTATAAATACGACAACAGAAGAATGCAAAGGATATAACATTTCATGGAAAAACATGTTGTATTTATGGAAAGTATTTATCGAAGAAGAAAATATTCCAAACGTGTTTTTTAATCATTCTCTCAAACAAATGTTGTTTGCACAATCTTCAGAACTCGGTATTACAATTTGCAATAGTAATGAAAATAATGCGCTTCCGTTGCCGCCGCCGAATATGAACTACCATAATTTTTATCAAAACAACAACATCCATGACAACGTGCACGAAAATTCTGATAATTTCATGATAAAAAATAGAACAAGCAAACATCTCCCTTTTGTTTGTAATTTCATTTCGTACTGGGAGAGTAATATTATTTTTTTCAATGAGTGTTATAACAAGACAAACGCGTGCGACGAAAAACAGCAGGAAGAACAAGAACAGCAGGAAGAACAAGAACAGCAGGAAGAACAAGAAGAAGAATATGAATTAGAAATCGACGAACTGCTCATGCTGTTTAACAAGTCAATTAAAAAATCAGCAACCACGCTATTGCACAACAATGCATCTGATAAAATGTTACTGAACCTAATACGCCACTTCTACCCTGATGTCATCATTGAAGATGATAAATATTTGATTCAAGTTGGAATCAAACCAACAATTTGGAATAAACGGAAAGAAATTGAAGAGTTTAACGAGCATTACAAAACATCCGCCGCGAGTGCGGGTTCGTCGATGAGTAGTCAGTCATTATATTCCATGTATCAATCTTATTGCAAATACGCATTTGACAAAGGATACAGCGTGATTAGCAAACGCTGGTTTGAAAAATTTTTTATTGCAAAATATGGTATGTTTCTAATCGACAATACAATTGTTTCGTCGAAATGGTTTCAATTATGAATGTATTAAGTTGTGAGTAATACTGATTTATTTTGATATTCTTTGAGTTAAAACCATGTTTTATTTATTTTCCATCCGTCGTATACACCGGCATAGTTGCTTTGGCTCCGTCTGATGCCTGCTTTTTCGCACTTTGGTTTGCTATGAATTGTGCCGCCGTTTCGCGCGCTTGTTTGGGCGTCTGAATGCACGGTACCGATAGCATGTAATTGTAACTTATGGATGTAATTAAAATTCCGGTTAATAAATACCAAATAAAATAAGAAACAATATTTTTCAATCGGATAAAATTTTTAAGTTGCGTGAATAGTTGTGGTGGGTCAATACCCGGTTTCACTTGCTGAAACGCGTTGAAAAATTGTACGTCGATGCTCTTATTCCAAAATTCCTCAATGTTTTCGTCGTTGATTGTATTGATAATTGTTGAAGGGTCGTTTGTCACATTTTGTATTACTTTAAATGCATCTTTATTTGGAACTTTCCCAACATTAAGAAGTTGGTCTGTAAAGAGCGATGCCACACCGGCTACACTGGCAATTGCGTACCCAATTGTATTTGAAAATGCAGACAACCACCCTGGAAACATGTTCAACAGTAAATTAAGAATACCAAACATGAATATCCACGGAATAAATGTTGCCATGGCCGCTGTTCCTACATTGGAAGGACTGTTGCACATTTGTTTTGCTAAATATACATTTAAACCGAACTGACTCGCAAGAACTAAAATGAAATAAATAACGAATAAAATTGACTCCCTTTCCGGCATGAGATATTTAAAAATAAAATATACAAGAGTGATTCCAGTATACACATAAATTGATGCTACAGGATCAATAACTTGGTCGGATGATTTGGCTGGCGTTGCCGTTGTTGCCGCCGTTCCTGTTGCTGTTGCCGCCGTTCCTGTTGCTGTTGCTGTTTGATCTGATCCTGTTGCTGTAGTGGAAGACATTTTATAATAATAATATAATAATATAATGAAATAATGAAATAAATAATAATATAATAATAACTATAAAATTTTATATTAGTATTCAACTATAAACAAGTTATTTATTTATTTATTTTGTTTATTTTTTTTTATTTTTTTTTCGTTTACTAAATAAAATAAATTACACATGTAAAAATAAATAGTAAATAAATCGTTTGTAAAAATGAATTTCGGAATGAACTTTTTTAGAACGGGACTCGATCAACATGAAAAACCAACGCTGATCGAACCCGGTGTAAAATCATTTTTCAGTGGCGTTTTAAAAGGATGCAATCAACTTCGAAGCAATCATTACAATACTCTATTCAATGTATCCATGTTTGCTCTTTTTGTATTTCTTCTTTCTTCCATTCTTTATTTTAAATATAAAGGTAAACTAACACCCGAAGAAAAAGAACGTAAAAGAGAGCAAGAAAAACAGTACATTTTAACAAGATTGAATAACGTGTCTGCAGTTATTCATATGGACCGACAAAAAGTTGGAAACATCACAAGTGCCAATTTAATTACCGATTTACCGGGATGGTAAAAACATTTACATCCATTTTTTTCAAAATAAAATAATAAATAAAATAAATACATAAATATATAAAACCATAAATAATATCTCTAAAATACACAACATACACCACACACCTTACACCACACACCTGACACCACAGAGTACCATATTGTTATATTGTTTATTATCATGTTGTATTATTTAAAGTATATTGGAGTTGGAATTTTAAACAGAATTATTAATATAACGAAACGAAGCGGGCTGATTCACGATGCAAGTTTTCACATGTATCACATAAACGAATGCGTTTCGGTTTCAAGTATTCCAACCAAGGAAAATTACGATGCCATTTCCGCATTTGATGCCGTGATTGGATTTATTGAGCCGAACGAGTATCGAAACTGGGAAATAGATTGGATACATGACACAATTATAAGGTACTATAATATACCAGTTTCTGACTATATGCCTCCTCAAAAAGAAGATTATAAAACCCTGTTTCGTATTATTGATGACATTCATGTTGGGAATCCAAATGCGCGCGTGTTGATACACTGCTATGCAGGCAAAGGACGAAGTAATTGTGGCGCGGGCGCCTATTTAATGTATAAACACGGAATGAATGCTGAAAAAGCAATCGCGCTTGTTGAAAAGAAAAATCCTCGAAGCAGTATGAATCGTTGGCAAAAAGATTCTTTGAAAAATTTAGAGAATTATATACCAAACGTATAATAAAAAAATGTATGCATATATAATATTATATATATAAATATTATATATTAGTTATTCATCGATCATGTCAGAAGCAGAAGCAGCATCAGAAGCAGCTTATATGACAACTCCTAATCCAAGTGAAAAAGGTAGCAGCAGACAAAGGAAGATGTGTGAACATGGGCGCCGTTTCCATGATTGTAGAATGTGTAGGCCTGAAATAAACTGTCCACACAGAGGAATTCGTAAGAATCAATGCAGTATTTGCACACCGTCTATCTTGTGTGAACATGGAAATTTAAAAAAATTGTGTAGAATATGCAATCCTCAAAATGTAATAAAACACTATGAACGGAACGCCCGAAATAGAGAAAAAAAACGACAAGAACGAATAACCCAACAACAACAACTACAAGCCAAAGGCGAGTCGGTTGAAAGTTTGCTAGCAGAAGATGGTCGCAATTCGGCCGAAAATACTGACGATGATTATGATGCCGTTTTTCGAGGCGCTTTTAATGCCGGTGAAGCCGGCGAATTTAACGCCGGGGATTTTAATGCAGGTGATTTTAATCACGATGGTGATGATGTCGATTTTGACAATCTAGATTTTGACAATCTAGATGCTGCCGATGCATTTCCTGATAATCGAGGCGGGAAACGAAAATGTAAAATAACAAAAAAAAGAAAAAAACAAATAAGAAAGATGTTTAAGAATAAAACGGCGCACAAGAAAACAAAAATGACACACAAGAAAACAAAAATGGCACACAAGAAAAAAACGTATAAGAAAAATAAAAATAAAAAATAACTATGTACCAAGATTATATTTAATAATATATAATATAATATATAATATATATTTTATTTTTTTTTGCTCATGCAGGGGAGACCGAGACTCACCGAGCAACAGAAAGCCGATAAACCAAATAAGGTTTATCCGCCTGTAATGTGTCACCATGGAAAACGAAAATACAGGTGTGCGGAGTGTGGCGGAATTGGATTATGCGAACACGGGAGACAGAAAGATCAATGTGCTATATGTCGTACAGGTACATACTTCTGTATTGTTACAGGAAAGGCGAAGAAAGATTGTAGACATTGTAAAGACATAAAGGAAATAGTGAAGAGTATAAAAAAGGATGATAAACAAAATATGTCACATGGCAGCGTTACTTTAAAGGATTTAGATCATATTCGTCCGATTAGTCGTCGGAGTGCTTTTGCTGATGAACGCCTGGATATGCAATTTGATAGTGATGAGGATTTTCCATTTCAAGAAGTATCATCAGATGAATCAGCGTTTGTGTCGGCACAAGGATCGGCACCAGGATCGGCACAAGGAGCGGCACAAGGAGCATTTTTTTTTGATGATGTACCAGAAGATCCAACTGAATTTTTAAGGTACGATGAGAATCAAGGCGGCAGAAAACGTAAAAAACGTTTCACAAGACGATTGCGGCGAAACCATAACACAAAAAAAAAAAATAAAATGATAAAACGAAAAGTAACAAAACGTTCAAGAAAAAATAAACATAAATGAACATAAATGAAACGATTTAAAATTATATATAGAAATTAATATAAAATTATATATATAATTAATTTCTATAACATTTCTATAAGAATTAATTCATTCAATATGAGCGATATAGAAGAAGAAGCGGCAGCGACAGCTCTTGAATCAAACGAAGAAGAAAAGATGACAATGTTTTTGAAATTAAGACAAGATTATTTTGAAGAGAGAAAAAAGATAATCAGTCAATTGTATAAAAAAACAAAATTTATGGAAATGTCCAACGATAAAAAACGCAACGAACTGAAAAAGAAAATATTAGAATCGGAGCTGATAAAAAATATTATGGAAAAAATGCAACGATTGAAAAGAAGTCGCGGGTTTAAAATTGGAAACACGCACAATCTTCAAGATTTGCTCGCATCGCAATTTAAAAAGGTAGAAACAATGAAGGAACAAATTATCAATTTGAAATTGGATTTATTATTCAATTATAAAACAGAAGATGAAACACTTGCCGACATTTCTAAAAAAATACCCGAATTTAATAAACAGCTCGAATTATATAAGAAATATCTCACTGATTACGAAACCGTTGTTGGAAATAAAGAAGCGCACATTCGTTACATACGCACGCGAGACGAAATTCAATCCATCTTGTCCAACGTTGAAAAACAGCAAGAGCTCGTTTTAAAAACGCACGACCCCCTGAAACAAGTTGAAATCGTTCGCAACATGTTGGAAACGTATCAATCTTCTCTCCAGTTCAATCCCGAGTATCAAGATGCAAATGCGTTTGTAGAACCGACCGAAGAAACCGACTTTGAACCTGTAACAAGGAGACGCGAAACTGAAACCACCAAACTCATGAAATTGAAATACGCGAGTTGTTCCATGTATAAGTCACATCCGGACGACGATGAAATTTATTTGATCCAAACTCCGTATACAATTTCACAATTGGAAATTATAAAAAAATAAAAAATATTATGTTGCATTATATTAAATAAAATTTAGGAATATTTTAAATTTTTATTGTAATGTTTTCAAGAGGAATGGGAAGAGGAAGAGGAACGGGAAGAGGAAGAGGACAGGGTATGGCGCCAAGAGGACTCCCAGCAACTAGAGGTAGAATAAACGGTCAACAAGTATATGATGACGACGTTATGAAAGCAATAGAAGCAGAAGCAGAAGCAGAAGAAGCTGCCCGCTCAGAAGAAGCTGTCCGAGTAGAAGCAGAAGCTGCCCGACTAGAAGTAGAAGCTGCTCGAATGAAAGCAGAAGCAGACGAAGCTGCTCGAGTGGCAGCAGAAGAAGCGGCAGCACGACAAGCACGACAAGCCGATTTGGCCGCGTATATGGCGCGCCCCCGTATGAAAGCTCCCCCTCCTCCTGTATTTCCTGTATATGCGCCGCCACCGGTATATGTACCGCCTCCCAAATCAACTCTTTATACCCCCCCTCTAGATGATAAATATACACTTAGTTTACCAGGGGCTCCTGGAGTGAAATTTTCAAAATTTGCAAGAAATTTTCCAGAACATTTACGAGAACAAGGCGAAGGCGGACAAAGAAAAAAAAAGAGTTCACGAACACGAACACGAATACAAACGCGACAAAAAAAACAACAACGTCGTCATCGCCGCCGCCAGTCTACAAGAAAACACGGAAAATAAACTTTACTGATTTTGCTGCCATTGATGGACCGTGTCGATAGGCGATAAATAACTAGTTATTATTGAATTATTATTTCATTTTTTTTATATAATGAAATAATAATACGAATCAAATCGAATAATAATACAAATAAAATAATACAAATACAAGTAAATTAATATATAGTATATACTCACTCATGTCAAATGTTACAACTCCAAAAATAAATAACCCGCAAAATTTTAAAAGTTCAAATACTTTAGTTACAACTCGCAAAGCGCATTATGCAACAAAAGTAAACACGGCATTCAACATTGTGCCCGGAATGCATCGCCCCAATGCAAACAATATGCCGCATAACATAGAGCAGCACGATTTTATCGGACCCGAATTTAAAGCGCGACCGCTAAAACATTGGCGCAGACAACTGGTTCCGACAAATCCGTCCAGTGACAACTCTACACAAAAACGAATGTCGCGAGTATATTTTATGGACACTCCCGGTTCCACCATTTATAAAACCAACGACGACACTTGCCGGTGCATTGTGAATAATGCTCCCGTCATTCTAGAAATCGTTCCAGAAGTTCCAGGAGCGGTGGTTATTACCGATATTGAATACGCCGGCGATATGCCCACCGTCCCTGATATTATAGATGTGGTTCCAAGAACGCCGTTTCAAGAGCAGCCATTTAATGATGAAGTTTATAACGGACACAATTCTTTTGAAATTGCCGAGGAATTCAATGAAAACAACTTTACAGTTGGCACAAAAATTCAAAACAACGGACAAATCGACGTCACTTCCTCTTATTTAAGCGCGCCTTTTATTGATGCAATTTATAACGACGTTCCAGGAACAGCGTTGATTATTGATATTTTTTATACCAACGATGAGAACGGCGCCCCTCCTGCTCCGGAAATAACAACTGTGGACCCAGTCATACCGTTTAACGAAACGCCGTTTCCCGATCCAACGCCGGCCGTGGATACAAACTATCACATTCAGACCGGCGTGTTTGATACGACATGTATTGCATGCAACCCCGAAAATAATATTATAAAGTCGGGAATAACAACGTTGAGCCAAGCGTACTATAGCTCTACGTCTGAATATTTACAGTCGAGGTGCAGAACGCACGCGCAGCGCGAATCCACCACGAAACTTCCGGATGGCACATACTATCCCAGCGCAACAAACATTCCATTTACGTTCTTATACCCGAACAATGACCCTCGAGGCCCGCAAGCGTATGAGCCCAAAAATTGCGCCAATCCTAAAATATATAACAATAATGCGCTGAATACTCCGCCGAATAATTATTGCAGCACCATTTACAAGCCAAACAACCCGCAATTTGCACGACAAGGAGCCGTCTCGGGAAGTACGCGACTTCAAAAACTAAAATCCGATACCATCACAAGCAACGGGTTCTCATACTACTCTGCATACGGTGCAACCATGGCCAACGCTGGCAATTTTCAAGGGACAAATGCATCGAACAATTATTTCGTAAAAAATAGAAATTTTCCGCTTACTCAATACATTGCGCTCGACAAATACCGGCAACACAAAGTGTCGGGATGCTGCATTACTTTTCCTCCTGTCATTGAAAGCATTTATGTTGGAGTGCCTGGCGCAGTGGTCATCGATGAAATAGTGTATTTAAACAACGAACCAACCGTTCCTGATATTATTTATATCGAAATATATTGACCCAACTGTCAACTGTCATAGTTATAGTTACACAGTAGTTACATTGCCGTGTTATCCTTGTTATCCTTGTTATCCTTATTATAATCATAATAAAGATTTTTTAAAAATATTTTCCATTCATCCACACTCTCTTTTTCTTCTAAAATTTTATGGACATTGTCTAATATACACTTTTCATATTTTTTTCTTTTTTTTACATCTCTTGCATATTCAATTGACTTTGAAACGTATTCATCTTCTGTGTTACATATAAACTCGTTTATACCCATTTTCGTATAAAGTCCTTGAGTAAATTTACCACTTATTCGCGACCCTGGCAAAGTGATGCAAATTTTTCCTAATAAAAATGCCTCAATAGTCGAGTTAAGACCGCCAAACGGGTGGTAATCAAGAATGATATCGCAATTCTTTACATTATTTATGTATTCTATAAATGGAGCTTGATATATAAAATATATGCGATTATTTTGTTTTATCTTTTTATTTATATATTTTTTTAAAAATTCATCTTCTTTGGTATCTTTTTCGGCAGATAATATGACAATAACTCCGTTTTCATCTCTATTCAATATTTTATCCAACATACTCACAAATGTCGGATGGATTTTGATACAAATTTGAATGCAACCATAAATATTTGGATTCTCTACTCCTGTCATTTCACTTATTTTTTTACGAAATATTTGATTGTCGTCATTAAGTTGAATATCGTTAAAGGAATTGAAAATATTATAATAATATGTTCCAAGCGATTCAAACAAGATTAGCTTTTCACTATATTGATATTGATCTTCCGGTGTATTAAAATACTTTGACGATACAAAATAATCTATATTTGGAAGACCAGATGTATCTGAATGACCCCATGTATTAATTTGTATCGGAGCAAGTCGCGCATATGCAATGTATCGATTTTTTTGGCACATACCAATTTCCGGATAAACAATAATATCAAATTGTTCATCTGCGATTTGGTTTCTATTCGCAACCAAATCATTTTCATCCATTATTATAATTTTCATCACATTTGAATTACTATTACTACTACTATTGTATTTAATATCGGCATCATCTTTGCCATATATTATTTTATTATAAAACGGACTCGTTGTTTTACGTGTCATAATAGTGACATCAAACTCAGAATCATTATTCAAATGTTTAATAATTCCCAGTCGATCTTTTGAAACAGAATGAAATAAAGATAAAAAATCAGATACAAATCCCACTTTTATTTTTTTTTTTAATGACGAATCGAATTTTATATTTTTATGTGTGTCATCTTTGAGTGAATTAAATAAAAGATCGGGGCATAATTTTGTTTGAAGTTGTGCTATCAATTTAAATATTTCAACATTGCTCATATTTTGATAACAATACATGTAAGAATTATTATAGTTAATAAAAGAGTGTAAAATATTTATGTCATTATATATTTTTCCAGTATTATCAATCATAAATTGAATCATTTTTTTATGATATTCGCGATCATATATAATATCCTTCACATTATTGTATAATATATAACAATTTGATGCAACTTGCGTTAAAATACTACAAGTTCCTATTGAATTACAGGATTTAAATGCATTAAAAAAATCAGAAAAATTTTCAGTAATGTTAAATGTTTTTGAATTTGTTACATTTTTATAATAGTCATTCACTTTTTTTAAACTAACTTTATATTGTCCGTCTCTTGTGCCTAATAAAACGAGAATGCCAATACTCTCGAGGTTACTAGAGTCAGCCATATTATTTATTTTAGATTGAGAATTACTAGATGAAACTTTACATGTTGTTATTAGTTGTTGGTTTTGGTCTTGGTCTTGGTTTGGAATCATAAAGTATTAAAAAATATTTATTTATTTATTTTTTAATTATGCCTTTTTTATTTATACCTTTTTTATAGTATATTACTTTTACAATTGTAAATACATCACCCCTATATTATATATTATACAATACACTCTATATTCTCGGAATTTTCACACCCAACACGCTCTGAATCTTGTTCACGTGTGTCGCGTTGTATACGCACGTCCCGCGCTCTATTTCATTGATGATGGAAACGTCCATACTGCATTTTTGCGCCAATTCTTTTTGTGTCATTTTTTTTTCAGAACGCGCGCTCATAATGGCTTGTGATGTATTTTTCGAAACGTATTTTGTTTTTTTGACATCGTCGTCGCTGGCTGCTTTATAAACGCCGACATTTGATAGCGATGATGAGGAAGAGAATGATGAGGGCTTTTCTCTATCGCCTCCCTTTTTGTTATCATCAGATTTTTTATTGAATACAACCGTGGTCCAATCTTGGTGGTGACTCATTTTCTTCTTGGTTGAATGCTTGTTGCTTTGCTTTGAATGCTTATATAATAATATACTATTATATAAATATTCAATTTTATTAAAATTAAAATATATGATTATCCCCAAATTTGTTCCTCTTTTTCAAGCGTTGCGCCATGCAACATGCTAAATGACTTATTCTCACTCGAAAAAAAACCGGGAGTCAAAATGCTCCAGTCCAGGTCACTTTTGAAAAGTGAAAGTTTCGTGTAAATGTATCCGATGAGCGCACTGCACCAAAACCTCGACGTCTTTTGCGGTTTAAAATCTTTTTGAACGTATGCTTCAATCCAGTCGATAACTACTATATCATACGGCTTATCATATACGACCTGGTGAATTTCGCGCAACACGTCAATATTGAAAATTTTATGATACTCTTCTTCTGATTCGCATTTCAGTCGTCGCAAATAGATTTTCCCTTCATACGTTTGTACGAAATTCTCAAATTCAATGAATTGAACGCCGAATTTCTTTACGCCGTCTTCTTGATCCGGCGTATTCGATATACCCGACGACCACACGTATGTGCCTTTTAATGGAGGGTTCGTCATTTCCGGATCCACAACAACCATTCCCACATGAGAAAAATCGCTTTGTGTCATGAACTTGATAAACCAACTGAAGAGACCCCAGTCATCGTGCTGTAAATCATCACACACCAACAAATCTCCCGTTTTTAGTTTTAGTTTTGCAATATCTATTCCTTTTTTTAATTCTAATTCTTGCATTTGTATTTTGATGTGGTATGTAACTAAAATATATATACATCATATATATTTTTAGTTTCTAAATATTTTACTTTAAATAATAAAACGTTAAAGATACCTAAATAAATCTCAGATACTCTCAGATACTCAGATACACGTCTTTCGGGAATAATGAAGCGACATATTTCACCAGGGAGTACGCAGCTACAAACAGCCATACCATGAAAAACGGATACGCCACGATGAAAACAAAGGTGGCAAGAGAACGCGTGGTAAATTGACGATAATAAACGACGCCGATTGCGATCCAAACCATTGCGCATATCCAGTACAAGTTTCGAAACAGATAGAACCACCACGAAAACGACTGAATTTGTTTTTCCATGTAAAATATCTTTCGATTACTGAGATTTGCGGCGCGAGCTTTGTCCTGCGTCTCATCTTCGATGCGCGTCCGCGTCGTCGTGAGCATATTTTTATAATTGGTCGAATTGTAGAGTTCATCGTTTTGTGACTCAATCTTCATGATTCCTAAATGAATCTCGTTCATTATCGTTTTATGATCATTCTTTAAATTTATAATCTCTTGTTCCGCATTATTACCGTAACGACTTCTTAAAAATTCAGTGTATTTTTTTATTCCATCTCTATTCAATAAATAATCATGCTCGGCTTGCGACAACTTTTCAGGCGCAATTCGGTAATTTCGCTCTGCGTCTAAATATCGCTGTTTCAATTCGCTTTTTTGTTTTGCCATCTGACAATCATGTCCGCACGAATTGTTTGCACTCGCAACCATGTCATTTATAGTTTGAATGCTCTGAAGAAGTTGAGCATTGTCCGTCATATTTTTTCTCGTTACCTTGTTTTGTTCTTATTCGCTAAAAACGATTCCCTAAAAATGAGTTTACTTTATTCGTCTATAATGAATTGATATTGATATTGATTTATATATTGATATAATAACCCCATATATTAATTATAAATAATTAAAATAATTATAAAAATATTTATATAATTATTTTCAAATTTTTAAATCCATATTACACCCGTATAATCCATCTATTAAATTCTACCATAATTATGTTCCATTGTATAAGGAGTTAAACCTTGTCTTGCGGGATCAGAAAAATATTTTTTATCAACCTTTGACAACATGAAGCTTTCCGATACTTTTGTTGTCGCCGCATCCCCTCCCCCACCTCCTGCTTTCGTTGTCGTCGCAGATGTGGCAGAATCAGACCCGTCGCCCGACACGCTCTGCATGAGCGACGTTGCTTTGCTTGAAATGGAATCTTCGATTGTTGCAGCGGACGACGAAACGGATTTATACATGGACTCTAATTCGGATGAAATGCCGTCATCGCCGTTGCCGTCATCGCCGCCGTCAGCACACGTTCGTTCTGTTGTCGTTTTTTTTTTGTGTTTGGGCTGTTTCGATATGGTGGAAGCCATCTTTTGAGAATCAAAATCGCCCCAGTTGTATTCATCAAAATTCATGTTGCTTCTTTTGTATATGTCATAGACCAAGGAACCAATATATAACCCGCCTGCAAAAATAATAATTACTACTAAAACAATTACCATTTCTTGTGGTAACCATCCCAAATTCATGAGGACTATAAAAAATATAATCAAAAAGCATAAGAGAACTATATATTTCATTATGGTAACGCGCGCTTCATACTGTTTTTTATAATACACGTTGATGTCCACCATTCTTCGCGTGTTTTCGACTTCTTGATTCAACGCCGCAACCGCAGCTCTTCGCGCAGCCAAATCGTCTTCTTTCAGTGTAACAATTGTGTGCTTATCATGCACATTGGCATTCATTGTGTCGTTCACTTTAACGTTATTTTGAGCGTGCAATAGTAGCGTGTTGAATAAACTGGACCGTATTTTTGTGAGCTGCGTTATATCGTTGAGTAGTACCTTTTGCTGCGCAATGTTGTCCGGGGTCGGATTGGAAGCAAGTAAAACATTCAGCTCGTCGTATTTTCGATTTTCTAAATCTTGTAAATTTGAGATTTTTTCAATAATTTGTTCCGTTGAACTGTCTTGCTGTTTCGATGAACTTGAATCCCCCCCGACAACAACGTGTACGGGAACCGTTGGCGCAGTTACTGATGCGCCCGCTTGTTTCGGCGAGTTTGGCGTAACAACATCGGTCATGTTGGTGAATTAATTATATATGGGTGAAGAATTGAATTTATTTAATATAAATCAATATTTATAATATATATAGTATTGATTTATATTATTTTAATGAATATATTCATTAATTATTTTTATTTCTTTTCGAGATTTTTCAGGAATTACTCTTAATTACTTCTTAAACACAAAGAATGGATTTATACTTGCAAACGGCAACTGCGGGATAGAAACGTTGAAATAAGTCAATCCAAATTGGACACTAAAATAGATAAAAAACAACATTGCAACGACTCCATATCCCAACGCATATGAAGAACCAGCGGCTTCGTCACCACCGCTGCCGCTACTGCCCGAATCTGAAGACGATGTATAAAAAAAATTGCTAAACATTACAAAAATTAATACAATGGTAATGACAAAAAAGATGATATAAAATGTATAATTCGACTCAAATTGCATGCGCGTATCCGTTTCTTGTGCAAGCAACGATGTTCCCACAAATGTTTCTTTCGCTTTTGTTTCGGTTGTTTCGGTTGTATCAGTTGTATCAGTAGAACCGCCATCCTGTTTCGGTTTCGATTTCGATTTTGAGGCAACTACCTTTTTAGCGTCTGTTAATGTGATGTCCATTTCGCGTGACTGAGAAGCCAAATTCGACATTTTGGTTTCAACTGCGCGCAACTGTTGTTCAATCTGTTTTCGCTCCGAGTCGGTTGTTGCCTGCTGGGAAGAAAGCGCTTTAATTAACGCCGTGCCCGCATTCATCATATCGTCGCGCGTTGACTTTAGCGTGCTTTGAACCGTCGGACTAAAAACGGCGGATGTTTTTGCCTTATTCGCATCTTGTTTATTCGTAAATGTATTTACAATCCACACCGGAACGCTGTTCATTTTTGCAAATGGGCGAATATTCTCACCGGGAACATTTGCTCCGACACGAACGCATGAAGCGGCACACGCGCTCAACATGTAATTTGGATTTTTTTCACACTCTCCGGAATCCGCCCACCCCGAACAACTGTCATTTTGATCCGCGAATTTTTTAGTACTGTCTCCCGGATCCTGCGTTGTAACGAGTACAAAATTATTCGCATTCTTACTCCAATAATTTAGATCGATGCCGTTTCCCCGGCAGTACTCGGTCGCAAGTGCAATTCGCTCTTTGAGTTCATCCGGAGACGGCGGCGTGATGCACGAACCCATCCAACTATTCATTGCAGCTTCGTCGTAATTGTTAAACCCGGCAATGCAAACCGGCTGCCCGTTGAACATGGTTGTTGGACAACACTTTTGACCGGGGATCGGGGCAATGCATGTCCCGCTATCAGTTGGGTTTGCGCTCCATCCCGGCACCGTTACACCGGCTTGAACACACGGCAACAAGGTTGCGGTAGGAGATGTAGAATTTGGAAGTGCGGTTCGAATGTCGCCGTTTGCATTAGAAACGCCCATCGCGCTACAATCCGTCCCTCCTAAAGTCGCATCGCAATTAAAACAGCTGTTTATTGGCGTGAGCGTATTTACTTGAACCACAAAATAATTGTTTCCCTTTAAGATCTCCTTGTTGTATTCTGAAACGGCACTAGAATACGCGTTCATTTTCGAATCAAATGCGTCGCTCAGTTTTTGAATGTTTGCTATTCCTGCACCTGCACCTGCTCCTGCGCCTAGAACCGTTGCAGGAGTCGACGAAGTGGATGAAGACACGGTTACCGGATCCGGCACCTTTGCATCTCCTCCATTTTCAAACGGCTCAACCATTTTTTTAAAATATTGAATCGGGTTAAGTCGATTCAATGCAGATCCTGAAGCGATTCCGTACCCGTATTCTTTTCGCGTTGGTTCATCTTTTTGCGCTAAATATACATTTGATGCATTTTTCACATGTGTTTGATCGGTTATTTTTTCTTCCTCGTTTAAATATGCGCGTCCTTGGCGTAAACTATACATCTATATAACTCTCGACTCGTATTTTACTATTTTACAAATATATTTTACTATATATAATAATATATATTATGTATATTATAAACTTAACTTTATTCCTATACATAATATTTTTATTTTTTATTTTTTATACATTTATTTTTTATACATTTATTTTTTATACATTTATTTTTTATACATTTATTTTTTATTCATTTATTTTTTAAATACTGCTCTGTATTTTGGGTTTATACATCAAATAGAGTATGAGTCCAGCCCCAAATGCATACATCATCGTTGCAAATACGGTTGTTCTATAGAGTTCGTTAAAATCTTCCAAGGAAACCGCTGCTGCTGATTTGGTTTGGTCAAAGGTGATTCCTGCTTCCATAATGGGTAAATACGCCTTTTGAATCGGACTAATGTCTGTATTTATGCTCGATATTTTTCTCGAATTCAAATCAATTTGCGACCTCACTTTTTCTAAAAGTTGATTCGCAGCGCTCCTGTATTTTAAGAGCGCATCACCGTTTGGATCGGGAGCTGGCGTAGATTTGGTCGCGGGTGTTGTCACCGTCGTGGCTGTAGTTGTCGCGCTGGACGAAGGTAGCGGCGAACTCGGTAACGAAAGCGTCGCATTCGTATGAAAATTTACATAATTTGTTTTGAAATTCGTCATCATGTCGTCAAATTTTTGATTCATGCTTTTAATATCATTCTGAAAATTTTGATTCATCGGTATTTCAGTATGTGTGTGTGTATGTATGTATGTATGAATTGTTATTTTCTTGTTTTGCTTATATTTATTAATATATATATATATATATATATATATATTAATGAATGATATTTTATAATTAAATAAATTATGTTTATATTTAATTATCATATTTTGTGGTAGATTGGATTGATTGAATTGAATCCTAGCAAAGAGAATACCATACCATATCTTCATAACTGAGATACATTTAAACGGAGTGCAGGTGTATTTTCGGGAAAGCCGCGATCGCGAAGCCTCGTAGCCAGTGTTCGTAACCGGTCTCTAATCTGTCTTGGATTTTGAGGTGTTCCATTTCTTCGATTATTCGCCATGATAAGCGCGACTGCTCCTGTTACCATAGGCGTTGCCATACTAGTTCCATTTTGACATCTATAAAAAAAATTATTTGGTTGGAATGATTGAACTGGATTTAACCACGTGCTTGGTATTCCTTGTCCTGGCGCTAAGATATCAACATCTTCGCCAAAATTTGACCTTTCCCACAATAACGCTATTATAGGTTGGCCAGGTATGTTAAACGATCCACGACCTAATGCTCCAACAGCAATAACGCCTTGTTCTGCGGCTGGAAAAAAAGTTCTCATATTTACTCCCCTATATGTTCCTCCAAAATTTTGACCATTTCCAGCTGCAGCAACAACAGTAACTCCTCTACCAACTAATTCTCGAAGAGTGCCTCGAAATCCTCCATCTGAACCGAGTGACATATTTACTACAACATTGGCACCAACATTTTGGTTTATAAATAGGTGAATATCATTTACCGCTTCTTGAAGCCAAGATTCTTGTGCTCCGGAACCATTATCCGGTAGCACCTTATATGAAATAACTTGGTTTCCGCTTGCAATCCCGGTAACATCCCCAACAGTATTTGGAAGCCCACGAGGAATTCCTGCTGCTATACCGGCAACGTGAGTGCCATGACCATTGCGATCAGTCCAATCATTTCGATTAATATTTCCATTGTTTCCTGGGACATAATTTCTACTTCGAGCACGGTTAATATTAAGCGAGAGATGCGGAGCAATACCCGTGTCAAATATAAATATATAAACAACATTAGGATTGTATACTCCGTTTACTTCATCAATCAACGGAAAAAATCTTGGGCCTCCAGCGCGCGAAGACTCAAAAATCCCAACGTCTCGAAAAGGCTGAGTACTACATGAATCACCAAGAAAAATTCCGAACTGTTTAGTAGAATTTAATGTAGCTAATTTAGGTTTAAATGCAGGGTAACCATCTTGTTCAGGAATTTCAACATAAGAATCGGTGTGATAAGAATCTATTTTACCGACATTTTGTCTTTCAAGTGTAATTATATCATTACGTGTAAGATACGCGTGTAGCACATGTTGGTTAGAATTAGTCCACGCCTTTTTAATATGAATATTACTATCGGTAACGTCTAAATCATCTTGATTACATCCTTCAAACAAAGTAATTAAATAAGATTCCTTGTACGACCGTTTGTATATTTCTTTTTTAATTTTTTTTACCACATATTTAAACCAATTTGTATTTGGGTTATCGCGCATAATTTCACGTGTTTTAAATTTTTTATAATATATATAAAATGGCTCATTATTATTTAACGTAACAGTAACTCTCTTATTTTTTGAACTGTGTTTTAAAATCACATCTGATGCTTTTTTTTCCAAGTATAAATCCTTTTTCACATCATGAAAAATTTTTTCTTTTATTAACTTAGTCATATTTATATTATTATGTTTTATTTTATTTTTAGTAAAAATAAAAATTATTACTACTAAAAATAAAATATCTGATTTTTATACCTTATTTTGCGTTTTCATCCGTGTCCCTTTACTTTTACATTTCTTCACTTTTGTGAAGCACCAGCAGCAGCACCAGCACCAGCAGCAGCACCGCCACCAAACATGGACGACATTCCCGGAATCTTTTCAAACATCTTGCCCATCGAACTGGACTCAAATTTATCTAAAAAGGACTGCGCCGTTTTCAAAAGCGGTTCCATACTCTTCATGTTTTCCATCAACTTTTGCTGCTGCTCCATAAGAACATTGGTCTGCGACGTCAGTCCGTTGACCCCATCTTTTCCGACCAAATTCTCTAAATTATCATACGTTTTTTCTAGAGTTTTAGCATAGTCGACGCGATTATTCACAGGAAGGTCGTCTTCGTCGTCCAAACTCGCAGGACTTAAATCCGTCATGCCTTCCGCTGTTTTTGTAGCAGCCACTTTCTTTGACGCTTTTGCAGTTCCCGCACCCATAACTCCTGATCCTGTTGCTGCAACCGGTTTCGCCCCGGTCGCTGTAGAGGCAGTTGCGGCTGCGACGGGTTTTTTAGCACCCTTTGTAGCCGTGATATCTTTTGTGGCGTCCGCTGTAGCCGCAGAGGAATCTGCTGTGGCTGCGGCATCCGTTGTATCGGCCGTTGCATCAAACCCTTCCTTATTTACAACAAAATTTCTTGACAAGACGGTAATAAAATTTGTTAGCAAAAGTGTCGAAAGTAAAACAATTGTCATATTTTTACTAAAGTATGTCGATATGAATCCGACGGATAGAAAGATTAATAGCGCATAGCTGTCTCTCAAAATAATGTACCCGAAGAAATTCATAATTGCTAAAAATGCAACAATGTATAAAACATTTTTATCGTTCAACATTGTTTCAACAACCTTTGGAAGTTTCATATGTATATTTACCATTTTCGTAACTATATTTTATTATTATAATATAAATAATATAATATTATTTTAATATTTTATAAAATTTAATTACTTTTATTTCCTTACCAAATCTTTTAACTGGTTCGTGTCTAAATCTTCTCATTTTAAGAGTAATATTATTATCATTTATAAGTGTCTTCTTGTAATGTCAAAATCAGGATATTTATTTTAATTATTTATAAAAAAATTGAATTGTTTTTTATAAATAAAACTAGAAATGAGTAATGATGTTGTGTCTTCTATCCCAAAGGTAAAAAGTAAGAAACAACCTAAGAAAAAAGTAGAATTAATAATTGAAGATGATAATAATATAGAGAATATAGAGACAAATTTATTTGAATTGATAGTACCAATTCCTGATTGTTTTGTGAGTCCATATTTAAAATCATCAAATGGAAAAAATGGACATGGAGAAAGACGATTATATACTGGTGATAATAATGACAACAATGAATATATTAGTAAAAAACCTTGGTTTATAAATTATTCAAGTAATTATAAAAATGAGATAGAAGAATTATTAGATAATGATGAAAGCTTTTCTAAATCTTGTGATGATAGAAAAACTCTTGTATACAATGCTATTGATAGTTGTAATAAAAAATTAATTAATATTTCACCACAAAATGGCAATGAAGATGTTAGAAGATATTATATTGGACCTAATAAAAATAATAAAGAAAACGTAAAATTATATGACAAATTTAGATGCTCTGTTATTCCTAAATTATATTCTTTAAAACTAATAGAAAAAGAAGAACATTTTGAATGTAATATAATTAAAAATGAATTTATTGATAAAAAACAAAAAAATAAAAAAACTTCAAATGCTTGTGCTGAATGGTTAAAATATTTGTCTAACAATCTTGGTATAGAAATACAACACGAACATAATAAAGGTGAGTTTCAATTGAGAAATCCAAAAAATGGATACTATTGGCCCGTTGATGGTTATCATAATTGCAATTTACATAAATGTTCAGGAAATTTAGAAAATCCTTGTCAGTATAACAATTACATATGGGAATTTCAAGGAGATTATTTTCACGGAAATCCTCTAAGATATAATAAAGATGACACATTTCATGGAATTTCTTATTTAAAAAAACATAATAAGGATTTAGATAAGAAAAAATTTTATGAAGAAAAGGGATACAATGTTAATATAAAATGGGAGAGTGAATGGGTGGAAGACAAAAAAATAATGAAAAAAAATAATGTTAAATGGTTTTAATTTATAATGTTATAATTTAGAAATGTATAAATTGATATGTTTAGTTAAATTACACCGTGTAATATAAATTATTTATATTTTTTATTAATTCCATAAGAACATTCACAACAATACTATTTCCTGCTTGTTGATACATTCTAGTGTCAGAAACTGCAATTTTAAAATTGTCTGAAAACCCCATCAATCTTAAACACTCTCTAGGTGTTAATTTACGTAATTTACCATATTTCGTTACATAATTATCTACTCCTGCTCTATGCATTTTATGGACACTTGATAAAATAGGTCTTGCTATCTGTAAATCTATTTCAGGTTTCATATTAAAACCTTTCGTTCCACTTTTTAACACATAATCTCGTACACTATCACTTAAATAATATTTATCAGGTATATCTCTATATTCAAAAACAAAATCACCATGCCAATTAAATTGTTGATTTTTTTTTTGACATAATGCTATTTCGCCATTTATTTGAGTATATTTTTTTGTTAAATTTATATCTTTAACAGCAAATTCTTGGCCCTTTTGCTGTAAATAATATTGAGTATTAACGTTATCTTCTAATAAATCTTGCATTTTAAGTGTTAATTCCAATTTTGGAGGAGGGAAATTTATGGTTATGTTTGTATTTTTATTTATACCAACCAAGAATAGTCGCTGTCTGCTTTGAGGAATTCCATAATCGGTTGCTTTTAAAATGTCAAAACTTATATTATAATCTAATTCGTTAAACTTTGATAATACATACTCAAATGTTTTACCTGATTCGTGCGTTGTTAATCCTTTAACATTTTCAAATATAAACATTTTAGGTTTGCATTCTTTAACTACACGAATAAATTCAAATATTAAATTACCTCTATCATCTTCTAAACCTTTTTGTTTTCCAACAAATGAGAATGATTGACAAGGACTTCCACCAACTATTATGTCAATATTTTCATTAATGTATTTAGTTGCGTTTAATTTTAATACATCGTCATACCAAGCATCTTCTTGTATTTTATAATTTTCAAAGTAACTTTTTTTAACATAAGAATCAATATCACAAGCAAATACTATTTTATGTTTTATTGATAATCTATCTAACGCATGTTCAAACGCGCCTATTCCACTAAATAATGTTCCAACTTTTAAGATTTTATCATTACTATTCTCTAAATTGGTTTGTATAATTTCATTAGTTGTTTTGTCATTTTCTAATAAATATGAGGGTTGTTCGCTATTTGTGCCCTGAACTATAACATCATCATCTTCTATTATTAATTCTACTTTTTTTGATTGTGTCTTAATATTTTGTGTCTTAGTATTTATTAAATCAATTAATTCACCTTTATTTTTAGATTTACATTTTTTGATTCCAAGTTCTTCACACTTCTCTAAAAGTTCCATTTTTGATATTTTGGTTAAATCCATTTCTTCAATAACACAAGTTATATTACTACTAATATCAGTCATATTATTTAATTCAATTTTTTTTTTATTATCTAAAAAACTCATTTATACAAAAAAAGATACTTGGAAAAAAATGAAATTTAGACAATATAGTTATGGTAAGAAAGCATAGGTAAATTTTATTATAAAATAAAATAACTTATAAATATGAAGACATTATATTCATACATGTATATATAATTTTTGTATACCCTATCCCGACATTTCAAAAAAATATGGTATCGAAATATCAACTAGCATTTTGTGTATTTTTTAATGCCGACATTCACGGAAAAGATGAAAACAGCTCTCCGAGCATTGACTCGCATTATTTGATACTACATTCGCTTGATACAGACACATTTTATAACTCACAATCATTCACTAATTTTATGCGCGCGATTGATGCGTCACGGCGCCATTATGCCCGATATATTGAATCCAATCCACGTTCGAGAGAACACGCAATCGTTCGAAATTATAAAAATGCAAATCTGCAAAAAAACTACATTTCGTTGGAAATCATTGAACACGTTGAATTGGAGATTGGTGGCGAACACGTGGCAATCTATAAAACGTTTTGGTTGCGCGTATTCCAGCGCAAATGGAAAAAATACCATCATTATAAAATGCAAATGGTGCGCAGGTTAATGAAACCGCGCGGTCTCTTATGGAGAGAAATTGTCGGATCTCATTCTTATTCTTATTTACAATAATAGTTTTCCGAGTTGTTTGATTTCTTTTAAAACCTTTATTTTATCTTTTTTCAGCTGCGATTTACTTATCGAAACCAACTCGTCTATATTTATGTCACTGCTGTTTTGAATGTGTTCTTCCGCGACATCATTCAAATGTCTCATAATTTCTTCTAAAGCGCGAATTTGTAATTTAACATTTGTTTTAAATTCATGATAATATTCGTCGTATTTCTTTATAATTTCATTCACACGCGGATTCGAATTTGTTTTTGCGTATTTTTTCAGCTCCAAACGTTTTTCCAACATCTTTTTTCTATTTTCTTCTATTTTTTCTTGAATTTCATTCATTCGTTTATCTCTCTTGTACACCGACACTCCTGTAGACTCGTCGTTGTCATGATCATGAATCATTTTACTATTATATTATTATTATTTTATTTTATTTTATTTTATATTCTAATACCTTTTTATTTTTATTATTTATTATTTATTACTTTTTCTTTTATAAATATTTTATTTTAAAGTTTAAAAAATATTGTTCATTAAATATACAACAACGAATCCGTCGATCTTTTAGGAATGTCAAAAAAAATACAGAGTGGAACAACTTTTGCCGATGTCTTACTCACCGAAGACGATAATCGCTATGTAATGTTTCCGCTGAAAGATAATGACATATGGAAAATGTATAAAAAACAAGTGGATTGTTTTTGGAGAGCGGAAGAAATCGATTTTTCAAAAGACGGCGTTCATTGGCAAACCTTGGAACCTGACGAAAAATATTTTATAACCATGATTCTCGCATTTTTTGCTGCAAGCGACGGCATCGTGCTTGAAAATTTGGCGGTCCGTTTCATGTCCGACGTCCAACTCGCCGAAGCCCGTGCATTCTACGGGTTTCAAATCGCCATGGAAAACATACACTCCGAATGCTACAGCTTGCTCATCGACACGTACGTGAAAGACGAAGAAGAACGCGGGCGCTTGTTCAACGCCATTCATCATTTCCCGTGCATCAAGAAAAAGGGGGACTGGGCGAAAAAATGGATTCACGATAAGCGCAGCTCGTTCCAAACCCGCTTGATCGCATTTGCGTGCGTGGAAGGCATTTTCTTTTCCGGCGCATTTTGCTCTATTTTTTGGATGAAAAAACGCGGCTTAATGCCCGGCCTCACGTTCAGCAACGAGCTCATTTCGCGCGATGAAGCGCTTCATACCGAATTTGCCGTGCTTTTATACAATAAAATGGCCAAACCGGTACAAAAGTCGCGCGTCCAAGACATTGTAAAAGAGGCCGTCGACATTGAAACCGAATTCATTTGCGAGGCGCTGCCGTGCCGTTTGATTGGTATGAATTCCAAACTCATGACGCAATACATTGAATTTGTCGCAGACCGACTGCTCTTGCAACTAGGGTGTGAAAAAATGTACAACTCTTCCAACCCGTTTGACTTTATGGAGCTTATTAGCATCGAAGGCAAAACGAACTTTTTTGAAAAACGGGTCAGTGAATACGCCCTTGCAGAAAAAACGAAAACGGAAGAAATTTTCGACTTTAATGAAGCGTTTTGAACAGTTGTTGTATTGTAATTTAATTAGTTGGTTACATTTTTTACCGAATTTTTTTTTCGTCTAGAAAATATGGAAAAAAATACAATTATAAAATAACAAAAAAATATTGACTATAGAAACATTGTAAACTATTTATTTTATAAACTATATACGTTGGTTTGGTTATAAAATAAATCATTCAAAAAAATCCTCTTCTTACACGTCTAACAACGCGTTGTGGCTGTGGCTGTTGCTGTTGTTGTTGCTGCTGTTGTTGTTGCTGTTGTTGCTGTTGTAAACGTTGCTGTTGTTGTTGTTGCTGTTGTTGTTGTTGCTGTTGTTGCTGTTGTAAACGTTGCTGTTGTTGTTGCTGTTGTTGCTGTTGTTGCTGTTGTTGTTGTTGCTGTTGTAAACGTTGCTGCTGTTGCTGCATCTGAATTTGGATTCTACGTTGTTGTTGTTGTTGTTGTTGTTGTTGTCGTTGTCGTTGTTCTGCTAGCAGTTGTTGTTGGTGCATGGCGCGCTGTTGTTCTTCTTGTGCTGCTATTGCGACACCCCTCGATCTAAATTTTATCCGTTTTTCTTCATGAATGTTCTGTTCCTCATACGTGTTGGATGCGTGACTGTATGCGCAATCGAAATGTGAAACGTGAATATATTGAAAGTCCACTGCTGCTGCTGCTGCTGCTGCTCCTCCTGCATTCGCGCTGCTGCTCGATTGTTCTTCATTGTAAGTCAGATTCTGTATCGTGCAGAGTCCGTCATTCGTCGTTTTATAGAACACCATTTCAGCTTCCGATCGCGAAATCGTTCTCATGATTCCTTCCACCATTTGCAAAATATTCGGATGTTGCAGCGGGAAAAATCCGCGGCGGTCTATTTTAAGACCACTCTGTAAAACCCGATGCTGCATGTAGTTGTCTTCTCCGCCCCATGCCCAAAAATTCGGAAACCCGTTGGTTCGTTCAAAGTCTCCACCCTTGATTGAAAAAATTCCACCAAGCGCAAACTTCACTCCGTAAAAATGCTTCACAACGCCTGCGCGCGTTTCGTATTGTATGATGCCTTTATCACACGGAACCGTGTCAACATCGTTGAACACAAAAGTCATTTCTTGATACTCGTTCGGATATTTTTCCTTCACCGCCAAAAACCCTATATTTTTCATACCCCCGCGGTTAAACGGTCGGCCATCTTTTTGGTGAACAATGTAGATTTCATACGTTGACGGATCGTAGTCGGACAAAACGTACTTCATATATACCGAAAAAAATTTCAAATGGTGCTCGCGGTCGCGATACGGAACAATAAATACAATTTTTGGTGCCGTGGAATTTTTAGCATGGTTGTTCACATCCGCATCCGCATCCGCATTCGTTTCAATTACGGACTCGATTACGGATTCGATAAGGGGGTCGCTAAATTTCACATGTTTGATTACGTCCTCCGTCATACTATTCTAGTTTTCAATATTTTTTATAATATTATATTTTTTATACTATATTTGAATTATAATATTTAAACTATTTACTACATATTACAATAATTTATTATAAA